ATTTACATGGTCTCCCGTCCTTAAACGGGATCTTTAACTGTTTATTTGTCATAATCTTTTTAAATCATATTATAATGTTAGGTAATTTCATGAAACACATCCACATGGTTTTGCCACTCCTGCCTGTTGTATGTCCAAATAAAGGTGATTGATCAATAGCTCTCAAAACCTCTTTGACGGTTATTTGATCCTCATTCCATTTAAAGATAAGAACACCATAATCATCGAGCACCCGGAAACACTCATTGAAACCCTGATTCATCAAGCTTGGCCAATCCTCCGGCAATTTGCCGTATTTCTTGGCAAGCCAACTATTATCACCTGCCTTAAGCAGATGAGGTGGATCAAATACGACAAGCTTGAAACTTTTATCAGGAAAAGGCAAATTGGTGAAATCAGCGATAAGATCAGGATGGACTTTTAAATCTCGACCATCACAAAGAACGTGTTCCTCGTCCCGGATATCAACAAACAATGTCAAAGGATTCTTTTTGTCAAACCAGAACATCCGGGAACCACAACAAGCATCCAATATAATTTTATCCATTTTTTCTACCTTATTGTTCTATATTTATAACTTTCAACTTATCATATTTATCGGTAAAAATTTCATGATCAAACAATTTGTTAGCTTCTATCTTAAAACTTCTATAATTGTCAGTTATGTTGATATCACTCCACAAGTTCAATCTTCCCTTATCATCTAATTGCATATGGATAAATCCTTTTGTTATCTTCTTCCCGGCTTTAAGAGCCTCTACGTCTTTATCGGTAATCTTTTTCATACTTTCGATATTTTATCGTTACAATTAAATTCATCTTTCATCCTGATCTTTATGCCTCCATATGATAATTCCTTATGAGCCGTGACAAAATAATCAACCGCATCTTCATCTAATAAACTATGCGGGCACCTTTCCCATACAGGACTTTGATCTAGATGATCCCATGTAGCTACAAGTAACCTATTCTTGTCATCATCAATAGCTATTTTGTATGTCCCTGTAGTAGACTTACGTTTAATGATCGCTCCATTTAACATCTGTTTCTTAGCCCAGCTCCATGAGCCTCTCAACCCAAATGTTCTTATAACCCAGTTATTTATCTTTTTCATTTCAAATTATTTGTTAAAAGTGTAATATAAATATAAATACATAAATTGAATAGGGCTATTCACCATGCCCTTATCAGTAGGATCATCGTATTTGTCAAGCCAAAGACGAAGCGCCTCCCAATCGATATCCTTACGGTCACATACCATGCAGGCTAGGTTAGCCCCGAACAGTTCCCCGTCGCCGCCCAGCGACTTGTTAAACCTCTTGGCTAGTCTTTCCTTGAATCCCTTATCATACCATATCCCGGAAGTAGCGGCATAACAATAATAAGCGTTGTATTTCATTTTCACGCCCATCTTCTCAAACAATGGTGTATGCCATATCCGATCTAAAAAGAATACTATTCCACGATATATGAAGGTTCGGAGATTTTTCCTGTATTCTTTCCCCAAGAAATTATCCACACAAGATATAGTCCCGCCTGAATAATACCAATTATTGGCGCCTCTCTTGACCTTATCCGTCATCTTGAACTTATTTTTCCTATCCTCTACTCTATCCCAAGGCTTTAATTTATCCTCGTTAAATGTCGGGCAATAATGATAGTAATGATTGATCCATGACAGATATGGGTTGTATATCGTGTATCCATTATCGCTGACATATGAGTTCATATCATACCCAAGCTCCTTGGCTAGAATAGATCCCTCATCAGCTAATACCTTCAATATCGGGTTCAAGTTCCATATCTGATCTTGGCTGACGAACATCGAGTAGCATGGATCCTCATCCTCCCCATACCATCCTCCCATCCCGCTCACTATTTTATCCAAATCAAGTGAATAATTTTTCCCGGATGAAAAGTCATCTCTAAGGAAAAACCCTCTATATGGGATCATGTCATATACACCCGGTTGATCCTCAAACATATGTTTAGCGTTCTCGGTCAATCTGATCAATGTTTGCAAGGCGGAAGATATATCTATGGGCGCATATTCACACCTATAGACCTTATTATTTATCCAAAGATATTGAAGGAGCTCGGCTATATTAATAGTCCCGTCCTCCACATATCCCGTCTTGTTGTCGAAGTTTATTTTGGCTAGAGGTATATTACTCCCTTGTGGTTGATCACTTTTTTCATTACAACAATACACGAACCTGTCAAAGAATATATCTTTCCAGCCAAAATATTTATCACTTAGCGTCATGAGCCTATTTCTTATCGTATAATGACATGACGTTAATAAGATCAGCCTTTCTGCACATCCCCTCAAGTTTATTAAAGCCATCCATATTATCTCCACTGACGATAATAGTAGGATATACCTCTATACCGTACTTGGATATCTCCTCATCCGTGGCTTTGTTCTCCGGGATCTGGTTTAACGTGACCTCACCCTCATACTCCTGTAACGTGTTGGCGATAATATATCGCATGTAATCGCTGTACTCAGCGTCTTTCTTCGTGAAAAAATCAATTCTTACCATTTTTAAATAGTTTTTAATTTGTTAATAATTAAATCCGCTGTAAATATAGCGTTATCTACCTCATCTACACTCAACCTCCTCCCATCGAAATCGTTGGACAATAAATCTTTTACGATCTGATATCTTCTCAACTCCCAATCTATGTCTATATCAAAATTAAGATGCCTTACACAATCATAATTCAGCTCCTTACGATTCTTATCAAGGTACTTAACTATCGGGAATGAAGTACCATTGTCAATAGTACGTGCGATCACATTAATGTACCTACCAGTCCTTTTGTCAATAGCTTTTAATTTCTCGTCTACTATTATTTCTCCTGATCCTTCCATTCTATTAACCCTTTGTTATGTTTATCGTAATATAATAACGCTATGGCGTTCCAGCAAATTTGTGCCAAATGCATCAGCCCTGTCTCCTTATCATATCTCTCGCCTTTCATGTACGCCGTCATATGGCGAAGTAAAGCCGCTCTATATCTCTCAAATCCATCAGGTATATTCTGCCATGAATTGTCGGCGTATTTCTTAGCCCCCTCCGTATATACCCTCACGATATCCTCTATCTCAGCCAAAGGAAGGAGATCCCACCGAAGCTTGCCGTCGGCCCGGTCGTCCTTGCCGCTGCCGTCTTTCCCTACAAGCGGTCCGCTTTCCACCACCGCGTCTCCTATTTTTGGCTTCCCGAAATTCATCACCTCATCTGCCGTCTCATCATCAATAAGCCTTAACTTGATAGCCCTGCTTAACGAGACAACCATCTCCTCATCAACCCAAATAAATTTATATGTCTCATCAAATAACGGTTCTATTTTCATTATCCCCGTATTGTCGGCGGTTTCAAGTACCTCAAATACCTCACCATCATAAACAACCTTGTCGTATTTGCTAAATTCCTCTTTCATTTCAAACTCCTTTTTGTTTTATTAATAAAATTCACTAAGATCCCTGCATTCCGGTATCTCTCCTGTCATAGAATAAAGCTCACCAGATGATAGATATACGCAATGCGAGGTCTTCCCGTCTCTCCACTCGCTTTGCTTCGTAATCCCGCAAATAGCGCAGCGTTGAATCCCCGGACCTGCCTTTACCCACGAGTGCCGTACGTTCCTTTTCCTTGTCCTGTTGGTGTCGTCAAGTTTTCTCATGATCAATCCTCCAAGGCCGTTACAATTTTATCTTTCCCGATAATAACCTCGTTCCCGCTTCTTACATCAAAGCATCTCTCACCCTCTGCCTCCTTGAAATAAAGAACGCCATTGTACTCGAATAAACCGAAACCGTAATCATCTAGCTTCATTTCGTTAAGTCTCTTGAATTTGTATATTTCCCCCATATTTTCTGTATTTTTTATATTTTGTATTACTAAACACATCAAAAAGATAGATAAGATCGTCGCTATTAGTCCTCCATAAAATTCGGCAGAATCATCCTTCTTATTCCCTTCTATTATCAAATAAATAGAACCGGTCATTATTATGAGGGTAAATACCAATCCTATCATAACATCTTTCTACTTTTTAAGAACTCCATCATATCCTCTGCGCTAAGCTGGAAGCCTGCCGCCGCCTTATGACCTCCTCCCCCGGGATAGGCCTTACGTGCCAGCGCCGAGACATCCAACTCCTCTTTGGTGGTATAGAATGAACATCTAAAGAATCTTCCGTTCCAGCAAAATGGCATCATCAAATCATGTTTTCTAGGATCGTACATAGACTCGAATGTGGTGGAGTTAAACTCCGTGGTATTCATACATATAGCCTTGTACCCAAATATATCTGCCTCGAATGAGAATATCTTCATTTCTCCTCTGTTTTTCTCGATGATATACTCTATTATGGCCTCGCCATTTCTTATCATATCGGAAACAAACTCACCATTTGCCTTGTTTAGCACCTCCCTGACCATGTCAACGTCAAGCCCGCAATACCCTCTCATCCCATATTGGAATGAGAGCACGTCACTCCATTCGAAGCGATCATGATCCCATACATCATAAGCGCTCAATAATTTTACCACATCGGGGGTTTCGATATCATCAAAAAGATATTCCCATGTAAGTTCGCAAGCCGCCGTTCCGATACGTCTCTTGCCCTTTACCTCGTAATCCCTCATATCGTCTATGGCGGTCTTATGATGGTCTATCCATACGACATCTATACCTTTCTCTTTCCACTCATCGAAAAGGAATCTTGTTCTGTTTCCAAATGACACGTCAACTGCAAACACCTTATCATATTTATTCACGTCAGGTATTTCCTTGCCGTAATTGTAAGGAAGAAGATCAATGTCCCCTTTGAAATACTTTTTTACTATAGCCGCTGACATTACTCCGTCAAGATCAGCCTCATGATATATACATCCTGTCATAATCTATTGTTTTTGATTAAAAAATCTATGTATTCTTTTATATCCTTGTTCCTATCATTATCCCAGTCAAATGTCTCGTTTATGAATTTGAAGTACGATACTGGGATCGAATGCAACATCCACCCACAATATTTCCCGAATGTCATTACCGTAGAGCCAAGGGGATGATCCGGTCTCCCGGGAACAGGGGCGGCGGTTACGCCCTGCGCCAGCCCCCTCCTACGATCTTTCTTGGCGGCTTTGATATCCAGATCTGTTTTCGTTACCTTATCCCCCATCGGGATATTAGTTATTAGCTTATCGCCGATAAACATCCCCCATCCATATCCTTTGTAGTTCTCTATACTAAGTTTCCTTATATCACCGAACCTTGACGAGTTGTTACAACAATCAACGACCAAAGCACTATCCTTTCCGTCTTTTATACGGACTGCCCTTCCAAGCCACTGATAAAACGATGAGAATGAGAATGTCGGTCTCCCTACTATCACGCAATCCAGACCCGGATGATCGAATCCCGTACCGAGGGCGGAATAGTTGAACACTACCCTCGTCCCACCTGACTTGAATCTCTCGACTATAGCCTCCCGCTGCTTCTTTGGCGTGCCTCCGTGAACTACCTCCGCCATGCCAGCGCATATCTTGGCGTTCATCCATTCGGCGGCAGTATTACAGCTCTCAACAGAATCCATAAATACCAGTATAGATCTGCATACGTCTTTTAATACCATCAACCGACGTAAAATAAGATTGTTTAAGCCATTTTTTCTCACCGCTTCACTAATAGACCCAGCCGTATATTCGGAGCCGTTAGAATTAAGTTTAAGGGCATCTCCATTGAAATCCCATGTCTCGTACTTAAGAGGTGTCCAAAATCCTTGCCTTATCATCTCCTCTACCTGTATCACGTGAATCAGGTTCCTGAAATATACCGGTCTCATACGAGTGATGAAATTAAGCTGGGAATATGACACCTGCCCTATCGACATCGTTTTAAGCCTGCATGGTGTAGCGGTAAACCCTATCACCTTTTTCGGTTTCAGTTCATTCATGAATGTCATAAACTCGCTACCATCCTCCGGGCTATAACCAGCATGAGCCTCATCTATCAATACATTTCTGATCCCCATCTCCTTAAGCTTATCAACAACCTTCTTGATAGACCCTAACGTGGCGTATATCATGTTAGACAGCTCTTTCTTACCACAGGAAGCGGAGTAGATGGTAGCCGGTATGCCATACGACGTTATCTTGTCGTGGTTCTGTTGCAGCAATTCTTTTGATGGTTGTAAAATCAGCGTCTTATCTCCCATCAATCTAGCCGCCTCTGCTATCAGCAGTGACTTACCGCAACCTACCGGCCCTACGATTAATACCGGATCGCTCCTATCAGAGTTTATGTAATCGGAGATACTTTTAACACACTCCTCTTGATATGGTCTTAACTTGTATATCATTTGGATCTGTAGTTATCAAAAACGTCTTTTACGTACTCTAGTCTTATAGGGCATTCCCGACCATCATCCATCTTCACCATCAAAGTCTCTTTGGTCTTGCTTATGGCTATCACCTCTCCTACTCCTATCTGGGTATGGACTATATCGCCTAGCTTTATATTACATTTGATCATGGTCAAGCTTTTTATTAAATTCCTCTATCTTGCTCCTATCTGTCTCATTCACCATCTCAGCCTCTTCCTTGAATATGTCATACCCTTCCCGGATATTGTCGCCAACCATATTCTCTATCATCTCCCTTAGCTCATCGCTTCTTACGGCAAAAGATATCTGGAATGATTTACTTGTGCCTTTCATCATGTAATCAATCTCCTTCTTACATTCTGCCATTAACCGATCCAGATTATCGAACTTAACGAACTTGGAGTTGCCATTGGCTTTTCTTACCCCATCCTTGAAATCCTCCAATATCCCGTTAAATACATCCGCCATACACATCATGGAATGTAGCCATACCAGCATATTGAATTTATATTCATTATCAGCATTATTCATCAAGCCTATCAAAGACTCACTTTTTGTCAACATGATTTTAGATTCTCGATCTACGATATCCTTTATCTCTTGCCGGTATCTCATGGCTCCAACGAAATCCATCCTAGAGTAACATTCATTTGATTTCTCTACCAATTTCCTGATATCCTTTCTAGACATCAGAAGATCCAATACCTGTTTTTCTCTTTCGTTTTTATCCATAATCATTTATTTATTGACACAAATATAATTAAAGCCTAGATATTTACCTAGGCTTTTTAATAAAGTTAATCTTTTTTATTCTTTCTTTTTGACTCATCCCAATCCGATGAATACCTACATGTGTTTTGTTTGTGGATTGAGAAATCGCACCAAAAACACAAGGGCTTGGGGCGGGGTTCAAGGCAGGCTGGTTGCCGTCCCATTAGGTAGCGCTTCTCGTACTTATACCCTTGTTTGGCATCGTCCCAAACGTGAGCTTGATAGCTATCTATTTTATTTGTCTCGAAATCATACATATCAAGGAGAATATCGTTAAGCTCCTTGACCGACCTCTCTACTTTCTCCTTATCTACCTTCACGTTCTGATTGTCCAGCATGCGGGTAAAGAAATAGCTGCACATATCCGGCAATACCTTGTACTTTCTCAGTATGTAGAAGGCGTATATCGGATGCTGGAGATTGTGAAGCAGCTTATCCTCATCGAATAACTTTCTCCCGGACTTCCAGTCTATCGTATACATGGCTATCCTGTCCTTTGTCTTATACTCTCCACGCCAGTCCACCGATCCTATGATATGTACCTTATCGTACGTCACGCCATCCAAAGTAAGGGGCTTGGGTAGCTTATAGGGCAGGACGAAGCTCTCCTCCACGCCGGCCGGTCTCGACCCCCGGATCACCTTTTCCATTGGCGTAAGATCGGACCATGCCTTCTTATAATTGCCAGCGGCGTCCTTCTCAAACAACCCCACAATCCATCTTATTAACCTAGCTGCATGTTGCATAGACTCGATCTGGGATTTTACGCTATCAAAAGGAATCTGTTCTATATCGGCGTAGTAATTGAAAGCCTTACTCATATCCTCATAAGAAGGTCTGCATCCGTTCTTGAAGAAGTACTCCATCGTCTGGTGGATAACCGTACCATATGACGTAGCCTCGTGCTTCTCCGTGGATCTGTGACCCTCCACGTAAGTCTTATACCACTTATACGGACATTGAACAAACGTGTCTATCTGTGAGTAGGATGCGGCAAGCACCTTCTCACCGCCTATCGTCTTGCATAGCAAGTTATTCTCCGGAACGATCATAAAGCCTCTCCGTATTTATGTCACGCTCATATAAATCCATCGAAATATTCTGTAGGTTATGCAAATACCTTATCTGGATAAGCTCGCTCAGGTCATCCTCCATATCCCTAAGTCCGAGATAATACTCGTCGCCAAAAACCTCCATGGTCATCCCGTGTCCACGATATACGTCCCTATTCTTGTCACTCTTGAAACCGATAGCGTCAAGAAGGTTATCGTCTATCTCAATAGGCATGACATTATCTTCCCCTGAATACCATTTCATTATCCCATCATCAACCTCACGTTCAAGGATTAATGATCCACTTTTATTACGCATACCGGTAACGCACCCTACTCTCCATATATCGCCAGCTTTGTCTTTTACAAGATTGCCCGGCCTTAACTCCTTAACTGAAATCATATTCTTCCTCCTCATTATTATCGTCATCGCAATCATCGACAAGAGGGGTCTCTAGCCCCTCTTCCCAATCATCATATCCGAAGTCCATTACTTACTCTCAAGCCAATCGTACAACATATCCACAAAAATCCCTACAGTTAGTTCATCGACAGATTTATCGCCAAAGACATCATCCGGTATCCTTATATCCATCTTTTCTTCAATCCCTATCAATACCTCTAATAAATCAAATGGATCCATAGCTAGATCGGATGACAAATTACTGTCTTCTCTTACATCGTCAATTACCTCTATATTATTAATGTAATTGAACTCATGCATTTTCTCGAATATCTCTTCCCTCACTATCTCCAATAACTCATCTCTTTTCATAATCCTTTAAATAATCGTACAACATATTTGTAAGCTCTCCTACCGTCAATTCGCGATAAGGCTTGACATCAAGCACTTCATCAGGTATATATCTACCAGTTCTCTTCTCCATTTCCATTACGACTTCCACGAAATCAAGGGAATCCAAGGCCATATCCGCGCCCAGCTCATCATTATTGGTTATCGATTCAGGATGATTAAGCCCATTAAATTCACCTACCTTTTCGAATATCACCTCTTTTATCATTCTCAATAATTTATCCTTTTCCATAATCTAAATCGACATTTTTAATCTTCTACCTAATTCTTTTTTTATATCTGATATCCTTTCGATATCCATCTTAACATCGCCTGTGATAGCGTATTCCTTATCCATTCTCTTTGGGGGATCCGGAAGCCGGCTTATGGCGAACAACCATGCCAGCTCCTTGTTCTTGTTCTCCCTAAGATACAAGTCAGACGTCATGCCATACATTTTTATGATCGTATCGAATAACGTTGATTCCGATAAACTCATATGCACGCTATACACATTTGATGGTTTCCAGATCAAGTTATCCAATCTCATCGTATACTCACGTTTAAGATCTATGTGGGATATTACGGCTCTTACTATAGGTTCTTCCTTGAAGTTGGTATTAGCCACGAACCATACGAGCCTTTTCTCTACCTCCTTAATAGCCCCTGTATCCTTCCCCATATCGTTATATACCCCAACGATACGGTCCCGGATCCCCTCGACCTCCGGTGTCAGACCGGGTGTCTCTATCAGCGTCAGCAGCGACCCTCCCCTTGGCGTTATCTTCCACTTCCCATTCTTCTGAAGCTCGATATAACCAGATGCTTTATAACTATCTATTTTCTCCTTTGGAATGACGCTAGCCATCTCCTCTTTCTGCCGGATCATCAAAAGATACCCGACATCAGACATCGTTAATCCTGATGTCATCATCTGTTCAAAATTTATATACATAAGCTAATGAGTTAAAATATTGACCTGATCTTTCTGGCTACCCTCTCGACTATATCGGGATGATCATTTCCGTTATATATATCTATTAGCGTATCTATTATATGTAACCTTATGTTTTTCTTTGATGAATGAAACCAAAAATCTCCATTTTTTCTGTTTACAGGTTTGAACATCTTCAGTTCTGGTATAAGATAACACGCCACACATGATCTTTCAGCAAGTGATAATTCAACCGCTGCCTTTTCTATTGCTCTGCACATAAATGTATAATTATCATTCTTTATTAGATCGTAAGCTCTTCTCAACACCCTAAGGGCGTCTGCTTTCGATAATCTCTTTCCCTTTTTCATACTGTTTTACCGTATAAGATTCATTAGCCATACCAACTCTACCAACTGATATAGATTGATTTATAGATTGGTTAAGATGCCCTACAACCGACATCTTAGCCCTAACCGTATTGGCGCATCTTAGAAGGATTCGATAATCCTCTAACGCCCTCTCGTATCTTACGTCCACCCTAGCCCTTTTATCAGCATCAGTCATGCTCTTACATGTTCCGTCCTCCCTCAGGCTTATAGCGATCTTGTCCCGTATGATTCTGATATCATCCTCGGCTATCACCAGTTCGGCGTCAAGAACCCCCTTGTATGAGCTAAGAAGATCCTCCACCGCCACAACTTCCCTTTTTAGGTTCTCCAATTCCAATATCATTGAGTTGTCATTTATCCTTTTATACTCCTGTACTTTATTGGATACCTCATCACAGATACTCATGATCTCCTTTTCCCGTTCCCGGTTTATGATATATCTGATGCTGTATTTAGCCATTTCCTTTAACGAGGATATAATTTCCTTTATCCCCATCTTATCCTCAACCGACAATACGGTCTTCAAGAACATTTCCAGCACCTTTATCACTACAAGCAAGTAATTATGTCTCAATCTCATGTCAATAAGGTGTTTCGTCATGTACTATATTGAAATCATCACTAGGCGGTATATATTGTTGCTCCAACGGGATACTGGGAGGCGGGGGCGGCAGCGTCACCACGGTCGTGTCCGGCTTGCCGCTACCCACGGGGGCATCCGAGCCTCCCGGTCTTTCTTGGCGCACCACCCCTCCATCAGGATAATATCGCTCATATCCTTTCATGATATCTACATGTATCGCATCAATCTCCTCTAATGACCGTTGACGGACCTTTACGATATGATGGAATAATAATCCATCCACACGGAAGGATCGTCTTGATTCACTTTTAAAACGTTCCAGGTTAGGATACCATCCTTGCGGAAATTGCATGTATGAGGAGTACCCGTATCTCTTCGGGATATTTAACGCTACCATAGCCGTACATAACTGTCCCAATGTATCTGATTGATAAAAATCAGATTGCTTTGGCATATGATCTTTTGGATCCCGTCGTCCTTCGATATCACGATTGAGTTGGGATATTATAAGAAAGAAAATATTAGGAAAAGTCCTTTTAGCTATATTGCACATGGTTATCAACGAGTCGATATTCCTTTTGGCATCTCCTGAACCTTGTATCAGGGCCGTATGATCTATAGACACGAATACCATTTTTTTATCTTTGTTTATTGGCATATACTCATTCCACAGAAAGTTTTGAAGCTCATCTACGGTTGATGGTTTAGGGATGTATGTTATTCTGCTGGAGTTTTCCTCCTTAAGACATTTCTGCATTTCCTTTATCTCTTCATCAGACATCTCGTTAAGGAGAATATCTTGTATATCCTTTCCCATTTTTTTTGATAGTGAACGCAACATCAAATCTTCTGGGTTCATCTCAAACTCACATCTTAACCATACATAATCATCTGCCTGTGGATTGATATTGACATTCATCACATTGCTCATGATCTTCTGCGCCAAATAAGACTTGCCGACTCCGGGCCTGGCGCCGATAGCCACCGCATGTTGTGGGTAGAACCCTCCCAGCAACGCCTTGTCAAGATAAGCGTATCCAGTACGAGCCGGGAGAAGCTCTCCCGACTGATACTTTCTTATTCTCTCATAGGCATCCATGATAATCTCCTTGGATGACCTCCATATCCTATCCTCACTCATCCTCTTGCGTTTCTATCGCCAGCCGTATCGGATTTAGATCCTCTGTTAGCTGATCTTGATTTATATCTTAACCCCTTAGCTGTATGGCATAGGTCCTTCCCCTTCCGATAAGCCTTTCCCTTCAACTTATCGGTCTTGTAGTTCTTACGACCCAACTCCCGTCTCTTGGCTTTCTGCTCAGGTCTGGCGTTGATCTTCTTATCCGTCTCAGCCTTCTTCTTTCTGGCTTCCGGATGTGTTCTGTAATATTCAGTCGATCTCCCCATCCTCTTCGTCCTCCTCATCATCATAATTCTCCATGATAAGATCCTCTCCATCCAGATATGAAGCTTTATCCTTTAGCCTAGATCTCATACTCTCATAAGGGTCATCTCCGTTCTCCACCTCCCATATGCATGCGTATGGGCCTATTATATCACTTAACTTCTCGGCTCGATCCTTACTTATTCCTTTCTCTATCATCTTATCCTTGCAATAAGACTTGTCGAACATCGACCCTCCTACATAATATCCAGTAGGCTTATGAATAAAAATTACCTTCATCTTTTATATAATTAATATTATCTACCAAATTTATTATTTCTCTTCTTTATACAGTCGCCATAGCTCATATCCATATCACACACCACCGTATCGGTCGTGTCGTTTACCACATGGAACAGGAACTCCGGGCACCCGTGGCAGGCGTTGCTCCCGATCGCCACCGCTCCGTGCCTAGGGCAAGCCTTCTTTACCATGGTTCTATCATATATCCGTATATGATTATCGCCATACTTTTCAATATATCTCATGGTATTAAGTAGTGATGGCAAAGACATCTTATATGGGGATACATGTTCTATTGGTATATCCAATTCACCAGATAGGCTTTTGTAAATATCCTGTACATCCCGTTTTGTCCTATACGCAAATATATTAATCTCAGTCATTACCATATCCATACCCCTAAGAAGATCCGGCTTAGCCAGCCTCCCCATCGGTTTCCCAAAAGGATCGGATCTCATCCAAGCCCCACACTTCTCGCACCCAACTTGCTTCCCCTCCACCGTATTTATCATAGTGGATGGGATCTTGCAATATGGACATACGGATCCGTTTAACATAGCTTTCTGGGCTAAAGACAGTTCTTTCATACCTTTTCTTCTATCTCAACATTAAATAGATTGCAGAATCTATCAAAATTTCTGTTCTCTATTCTCATATCCTCCTCATACCTGTCAACCGATTTGATGAAATCATTATAACAGTCCTCGCACATCCATTGATTGATTACCGCTACATAATAGCCCACGGACGTAGGTCTGTTACACATATCGCAAATACCTAAGCACCCATATCTGGTGAGCTTATCCATCATCTCCTGTCTTGTTATTTCAAGCACCTTGAATTTCTTGTAATTGTTAACTACCTTTGCCATTGTAAATTTGTTTAATAATAAAATAATCCGCTATATCCATTCCCTCATTTATATTGGGTTTTGATTCTAGAAAATTACTTATCTCTATATTCATCCCCCTCATATCCTTGTCTACCTTCTTTCTCCATTCGTTGAAAGCGTCGCCCTTATCCGGGTACAGGACTATCCGCCTCCTACCCAATGTCTCTATCATCTCCCTTTTCAGCATATGGATACCGCCACAGGCCATAAACAACCTACTAGGGTACACGATGTTACAGATAACAGCCGTCTTCTCTGACTCTACTATATACACCGGAGCGTCATTGGGATAGAAGTTGATAAGAAACTCCCCGAACAGGCATTGCCTAAGCAGGTAATCCTGACCGTCCAGTATATGCACCCAACATACATGATCCATGGGAACCTTTACCCTCTTCCCGTCAGGCCCGTAGTCCATTATCTTCCCGGTCCGCACTACCCAATTCTTATCCAGTTGCCAGAACACACAGCACTTACCCCAGTCCCCGAATCTCATCATCCCCACCTTATACAAGCTAAATGCCCTATTGGTATGATACGATCCGAAGATATTGGATAGATAATCCTGAAGATCGGATGTCTCGAAAGGATTAAGCGTCTCAAACATCTTGCTTACCGGAATGCAGTTGGCTATATCCGGATCCATAGGAGGTCTGTACCTCCTTAATACTTTGTTTGAATCGGTAAAAAGATCATTGTTCCCAAGTTCGCTCCCTGTTGGATATTTAAAGTAACCACATTTATTTTTATGATCACACACCCCAAACTGCTCTCCAACGATCTGACCGGTGGTTACGTCCACGTACGGCGTAAAACACTTATCCTTGCCGCATTGCGGGCACGTCAGCTTCCTCCTTGGTTTGCTATGATCCAGCTCATACCGATGAACGCTCTTATTGAACTCCCTAAATTCCATCACCCTCTCCTCTCATTCATGACTCTATATATATAGTCCCTCAGCGGCTCTTTCCTTACCAACTTATTAACATCAAACTCGCCTTCTATATCTAAGGATCCGATTCTTGATGTAACCGTATAATTAGTTTTCTCGAACTTATACTTTCCTTGAAGATATACTACGGTAGCCATATTCAATATAGGGTTGTCAGTCTGTCTCTTCAACTTATATTGGCTGGTCTTTGCGGTAGGATCACCCGGAGCGAAGTTATATATCTCCTCTATCTCCAATATCTTTCCATAGTTCTCTAATATCATTCTTCTATATAACTCAAGTTGGAAAGCATACTCGTCATAGAAATTGCCTTTCCTGTTTGATTTGAAGTCCAATATAGCGAATATCCTCCTGCATCTCTTTATCTTCTTTTTCTCCGTCTTAGGCTGACCTTTCTTGGCTCCCGTCTTATAGAACTCTCCTGTCTCGACCTCTATCTCCACCATCTCCGGCTCGCCATCCATCTCCACCACTGCGTCCACCGAAGAAGCTACTTTCAATCTCCTTGACCTCAACATCTTTTCGATCAATACAGGTTTTACATGTCTTTCCTTGCAGAATATGGCAAATGATATTAGATCCTCTATCAGTTCATCAATGTTATCCACTAATATCCGCTCCATCCTATACTTGTCTATTCTCAGCTTAGCCTCCTTGACAGCCTTTCTTATCCACGTCGGGATCAGCTTTATCTTAACCCCGGTCAGATACAATCCAAATAGATAATGCATGATAGTACCCAAATCAGCCCTATAGTTAGCGTACTCATCAGGGTCCTTGCCCTTGAGTCTCATCTCATTCTTCCATTTCTCCAAGGCTCCGGACGTATCACAATACCCATTGGCGATATTGTTAGTGGCTCCATCGTATATGATAGGATACCCATCAACATCCATCTCATAATACACACGTTTGCCGGCGACAGTCATTCTATATAACACCGGTGTCGGGATATCCTTTATCCATTCAGCGGCATAATACTGTTGCTCTGTCTCCAGATCATACTCAACTTCCATCTCCTCCTTAGGCTCGTTTTTAGGTTCTTCAGCAGGCTTTTCCTCCTCGACCATATCTTTCTTCGGGACCGTTGACAAAACGTCTAATATGCCAAAGAAAGCGGTAAATTTAGGATCTGTATGATATGATCTTAATATTGGTAATGATGATCGCCAATAATATGATGGCGCATTCTCGTCCATTGGCTTATTATGAACAAACTCTATTACAATGCCATCATCCGTGATAACCACACGATGTTTTTTGGATAAACGGACTCTCATATCATCAAATGATTCTTGATCGCTTATGACTTCCATATCCATTCCTTTCTTATATATCGTATCACTTATAGCCTCGTATCCAAGAGCTAGAAGTAATTTTTGTTTTCTTCTATCCATGATAATAATCTGGTTTTTAATTTACCATCCTCCTCGACTCTAGGTGCGAGATCCCTCATCCTTCTGGCTGCCAACAGCCATACGTTGCCAAACTCGTCCAAGAGCCGGCTGAAATCCATCGTATCTAATAGATAATCGAATCTTGTATGCTCATCAGCCGTCAAGTAGATAATGTTATCATTATCCTCAGCAACTGATTTATATTTCCGTTTAGGGTATAAGTGGCATATGTTGCTTACCCCCGGGCATGGTATGTATGCGCCGGTAGCAGATCTCCTTGTCATACTCAACCTAGCCACATGGGCGCCAAAGAAAACGGCTAGGCTCTTCCCCTTTGGCTTGGCCTTCACCCGTATCGCCGCCCTTTCCTTTGGTGGTAGCTCCTTGGCTCTGCATGCGGGACACAACCCCTTGCTCCTTATGGCTACTATCCTTCCGCATCTCTCACACGGTAACATCCTACCTCTCATGCCTTTTTCTTTTTATAACTTTTGTTGAACTCCATAAGGCTCATAGCCCTATACCTCTTAAGCCTATTAATCTTACCCTCAGTCCAATCTTGATCCTTGAAGTTGATGATCGTATCGAATATCTGAGCTAGTTCCCGGATATTAAAACTCCTGTTTTGTATCTTCTTATAGAACCCCGATCTGCTATATCCTAATTTAGAAGCTAGATAAGTTTTGTTAGACAATGTGAGGATACGATAAATCGTACCCTCCATTTTACTTATCTCCATCAACTTCTCGGCTATGGACGACGTGGTTTCGTAGCTAGCTTTACTGCCTACTATCCTCATTTTTCTCCGGATTCCTGATCTTACCATCAAACTCGTAGAAGTCCATCAGTTTCTTCTCTTCATTGATACAAGTGACAACGAAATCTGATATGGTTCCTTTCATGCCTTCCTCGAAATTCTTTTTGGCATGATCAAGGTCATTGGCCCGAACGATGTAGTTAAACGCCTTGCGTTTCTCATTGTTCGATTTCTCGTCTATCGTAATATAATCAGCCGTGACCTTATAGAACCGGTCTCCATCCATGGCAAACAATTCCGCTATCCTGAATCGTTTGATATCAACGCTAAACTCACCGGATATGAATGGCTTCATCTCCTCTATGATTCTAGCCTCACATTCGGTATAAGAAAAGGCATCTACTAAATACTCTTCCTTTACCTTCTTCTTCATGCCGTTCTCGGCATCGGTCTCATAAGAAACCGTACATTTAAACCAATTGTGCATTTTAATCTATATTATTGTTAAACAAAGGATAATCTTTTATTCCTTCACGAATATATCTTTCCGTATCATCATCCACGCCATAAGCCTTCTTGAAAAATATCATAGCCTTATCCGTATCATTATCCACCAGTGGTAGATATTCCCTTGCAAAAAGCGACCTAAGATAGTTCATATTATCAATCCTATGTCTTATATCGGCTACTTTATCCCATATCTCGGCCCGAATTTTACTCATTTTCTTCATATTTCTCTCATATCTCTCTAGCTGGTCTTTATATTCCGCCTCAATCTTATCGTTCTTATCCTTGATAGACTTATAGGTCTCCTCGTCTTTCGTATCAAACATCGGAGTATGTTTGATATTAATTATATCCAATTTGCTGTATAGCTTTTCATTGGATACGGTGAAATCATATCTAGTCCTGTACAGATCAAAGTCACTTAAGAACTTAGCTATTTTAATAGCATCATCCTGATCAAGAACGGCTATATTCAATCCTTCTAAATAGTAGAAGAAATGGGATGGAGAAATAGGTTTACAGTCATATGTCCTCATGATTGGAGGCTCATCCATAAACCTGACACCTTCCTCCGCACATCTTATTACGATCAATTTCTCTACCTGCTCATCAGTAAGATCATATATCTCCTGATCGGTCATCTTATCAATTGTCTTCATCATCCTCATCCTCCGATATCGTTACAGCCTTTGTAAACTTTTGTTTATAGACCTCACCCATAAGGCAGGCGAAAGTCCTATCATCCATACTAGCCATAGTATTGGCCTCTACCATAAGATTCATCTCGATGTTCTTTACCGAGATTTCATAGTTATCATCATCTTCTTTATAGAAAATGACTTTACCACCATACTCGAAACCATCATCCTCGGCCTTAACCATATCAATGATCCTCTCTAACTCCTTTACAAATTCATTCTTTTTCATATGTATAATTTTTATGTGTCTACAAAAGTAGACATTTTGTTTTTGAATTAAATTAAATAAATATTATTAATAGTTAATACGCTTAGGTGATTATATACCATTTTACACTAAAATCGTAAAATGGTATATAATCACCTTATCCTCCATATATCTTAAGCCCTTTTATATTGTATTTGCTTATATCCATACACAAATTACACCCTCCATGACAACAACACCACGAGCAAAAGGCTAGTCGCTCCTGCTCCGGCCTACCTTGAAACTCCACTGCCGCCCTATACCATGCCGGGGATAATACCCTGACCTTCTCCGGTACGGGCGGTGTCATGAGCACCGATCTCCGTCTTCCTTTGGCATCTTCCCTATTTCTCATTTGGGTTGTCCTTTAACAGCTCAGCTATCTTATCTTCCTTCAACATATTTTGCTTTCTCATGTTATCTACGACAAAGGCAGCGAACGCCATATCATACCTTTTCCTTAACTCATTGACAAAAGATTTGGCTTTTGATTCTACCATTGTCTCGATGTTGCTGTCTACAACTTTCTTCATCCTGCCTCTTATAAACTCGTCTACTGTCAACTCCTCATCCATATAATCTAACCTGAATCTATATTTCTTCTCGCTGGCGTTCTCGATGAGATCGCTCATTGATTCCCTCGCTATATCCTCAATTTTCTGTGATATCGGATTGGATATTTCTCTCATCAACTCATTCTTGAACTTTTCTTTAAGTTCATGTATTACAGCTAACCTGACCGAGCTGGTAAACTCCTCTTTCAACGTCGCTTCATTGTACATAGCTTCCTCGAATACATCTTCCAAATTTAATTCTACTTGAATTTTCATATCATTATATTTTAATAAATTATAAATTTTTTAGGCATATAATTATCATGTATTATTTCCCCTCATCTTTTAATATTAATTTCTTCCCGATCTTTTTAATTTTTGTCGGTCTTGATAATCGATAGTCTCTTTCTATCGGTCTATTAAGTACATCATCCTTGTGCCCCTTGTATCCTTTCTCGTAAGCACTAACCCTTGCGCAAAACTCAACCACATCGCCTGGCGATAAATCAGCACCACTAAATCCTTTTGTTAAATCGAACCACAAATGATCTGATACTATTTTGCTATCAAGTGTCACATCTTGTAAAAGCATCGTTTTTACAGGTCCAATGTATCCATTCCTAAATCCAAATCTAACAAAGGTTGCTGCAAACACATGGCGTCCTTTTGATCCTATTGTTCTCAATTCTTCTCTCATCTCCTTTCTTATTTTTTATTCATAAAACCAGTAATTTTCTTCAAATACCCTTTTGTCATCTCAATAAAGTTCACGCAATCCGGCTTGCTCAACTTGTAAATCAAAGCCGGGTTATGAATTACGGCTATAATTTGTGTTTGCGGTTTATGAAATGACAATACCTTGTACAGATCCATGATATTGTCAATATCTAAATTCCTGTCCGGCTCATCCATAATGATTGTATACTCAAAATCCTTCTCCATTAATACCACATGATTGTCTTTGTAGTATTTTAAAAGATTGTCGATCCTGTTTGCCCAGAACTCATTTGACTTTTTCTTAAATTCCATAAGCTTCTGTATCGGAAACGCATACTCATCTTGGTTAAACACAAAATCAAAAAGCGAGTTCATGGCATGAAGGTTCTTCTCCCCAGAGGACCTAGATGCTCCATTCATATACAAACTTAAATTATTGATATTATTCAATATATCATCATTTCTCATTTCAGTTTGCTGTAGGAGATGGAATACTTTCCCGATATAATCCGACTTAATACTGATCCCGTCAAGCACCTTGTCATCATCAAATATATCCGGGAAATACAATGCTTCTGACGGTAATTCAGAACACATCTTTTTCTCGCACAACATGTACTTCGATATCATATTCAGGAGGGTTGATTTCCCGCTCCCGTTCTTGCCTACAATCACATTCACGCCGGGCTTGAATATAAACTCAGAGCCATTTTTGAACGCTTTTATCTTTGGGATATATTTAAATGGAGTCTTCTTGTTGTCGTCTATCCTTATAGAAGTTATCATCTTATATGATTTTGTGTTGAATTATTTAAGCCTTTCATTAATTGCCAAATTAAATATCTTATCAAGACATTTCCTCATTTCCTCCGCATACTCAAACAGATCCTCTTTTGAAAGATCCCTGCGCTGCCAATCATACATATTCGTATATCGAGATTCAATAGCCTTATCCTCTATCTCCTCAAGCACTTTTTTAATAGACTCGTCTTTTTTTTGGCACATTTTTATCTTCTTCTCTCCCATATCTAGTAAGGTAATTATATACTTTCACATATTGCCTATCCATCAGCCACCCGTAAGGACTGCCACCAAACTCCCTGTCCATCCGCTCCGCCGCCCCGATGATCGCCTTTCGATTCCCGAACGAGAGCCACGAAGCAATGAACCCACTGACCTCCGCGTCCCTCCCGGAATACCGCCTTGGGAACTGGACGGGGTCGCTGGCAATAAAGTCGGCGGTTTCGTATTTGTCCGCCATGCATTTCGGCATGTCTACAAATTTGTCATTCATTGTTTATCCCTTCATTTGTTCGCATGCCAATCTTTCAAGTTCCGGTGTAACGTTGGTATCCATTATGCCTTTCAAGCAAGGGCATTGTCGCCAGACTATATCATAAATCTTTGACAATTCAATCAAAGCCTCATTGTTTGATTCAACTGTCATAATCCAATTGTCCGGCGATATCTCTATCTCCCTGCATGGTATTTCTTTCTTGCCTTTTGGCATATATCCGTTCTGATAGTCTTTTACATTACATCTACCAAAATATCTTCCAGTGAGTATTCCGTTTTCGTCCGTCTCAAACAACCCTCCTATCCATCCTATCTTATGGATGTTCTCCGTCCACGTTCGAGTGGCGAATAAAAACTTTTTTACAGGAACTTTTGAAAATGCATCAACATCATGGATACTCCCGTCCGGCTCTTTGAATATCGATGATTTTCTTTTATTCTGGCAACTCCCGTCTAAGCCTATTTTTTCCCATTCGCCATCGTCAAATCTCAAAGGAGAGATTATATCAAAACTGCAAAGTTTCTTGACGAGATTGATTTCAAATGGTGCCGAGAATCCGCTGTTACCATGAGAAGAGAACAGCGCGACAGCTTCTATTACCTGTTCGCGCATCCATTTGTTAGGACCGTCCTCTTCTTTGCTATATCCGGCTAATTCCAATTCTCTTATCGCATGTTTACATAAATTACTGTTTGCGATAATATACCGAAGAGCCTTCTTGTTGATAAGGCTCTTCTTGCTCATTTTCTTTACAATTCTTCTACTCTTTTTCATGTTTAATGTTATTTAATGTTTTAATCACCAATCTCCTCTATCATTCGTATTGTGCCATGACCATCTGTTTCGCGAAATCTTTGTACGCCACTATTTTTCGCAGGTTTGCTCGCATTCGTATTTCCCCGATACCGCCGACCGGAGACAAGGCGCCTGTATTAACACCTCTTTCCATGTTTATTCCTCCTTGTTATATAATTGCTTGTTTTTATATTCCAACATCCTTCCCATCCTCTTTAACCCAATTAACTGTATCGCAATACCAACAATACCCTGTCTTGGAATCCTTTTTATGAGAATGGGATCCACATGTGGCGCACCAATAATTATCATCCATATTGTATGTATAACTTTCATCCTCATGCATTTTGGCTATTCTAGCTACCCTATCCTCCAGCAGATCCTTTAGATAATGGCATTCGTAAGGTCTATCCTCTTCCTTTAATATATAAATATCGATATCCATCATGCTCCCCATCCTGTCCGTACACATACACTCGGCGGCATGGCGCACGTTCCCTTCCGGCATCCCCGGAACTATCTCCCGGATCACCGCCTCCATCTTCTCTTGGTATTCGGTGTCTACCTTGACCACCAAATCCTCTAATTTATCTATTAAACTCATGATCTTTTTACCTCTTTATATATAACGTCTATATCATCTTTCCTATCTACATCAATACAATGGGTATCCTTACAGTAATAATTCTTACTATTATTAAATACGCATCCTTCACAACTAGCATCACTGGATTCAACCACCTCCAGTTCTACTTCTTTCGAACCAATATTATATTTAAATATAGAGCCTATCTTATGATACCCTATATTCTCCAAAGTTATACTATTATTTATCATATCCTCATGTCCGAATACGCTGTTAATAAAATCAAGCATCTCATCATTGAATGATCCGCTTTCTTCTTGCAGCTCTCTACATTCATCCTCGGTCAATCCACAAGAAGACACCAGTTCCTCTGCGGCCTGCGTCCATCGCCCGTCGTGGGCTAGCTCCTGAACCGCCAGCCATATCCCTTGGTTCATGCCTTCCATTCTTGCCTTATCTAAAATACCCTTATCCTCCATATCTTCGATCATTTAAATTCTTGTTTATTATAACAATCTCTATATCGTTTAACATTTTATCTTTTGATGTTTTTTCTACTGTTCTTGGAATGATATTAAAATCTTTATTGCTAAGCTTATTATCCACCATAATCTCAATCAACTGCTCTATGGTAAGTCCAAGCTCATTATGGATATAATTCTTTATCGCTTTATATTCTTTACTCATGGCTTTTTATTGTTACTATTTCTATTGGCTCATTGGCGAAAGTCAATGGACCACCTATTATTCTCTCGATTGTTCCGTTGGGTAATGTTACACCATAATCATCATCCCTTACCTCATTCTCATGAACACCCGCGCTATGATCATCTGGATCATCATAAACAAGCTCCCATCTAAGCATAGGTATTTTCCATGTGTCCTCTACCCTATCATAGATAGGACAATCATTAAACACAAGCTCCTCTCCGTCTCTGTTGACTGCTAAATATGCCATAAATATCCTCCTTAAATTACTATTTCCAAAAAACTATATATCCATCCTCTATATTGCTATGATATACAACATCATTGGTGTCATTATCCAATATCTCATATACATCACCCGACTCATCCATTACCCCACGAAACACATTCTCTCTATCCAAGAAATAACATGGTTCCTGCACTTTTGGCAGCGAACCATCCAATGATATCCACTCCGGTCCCATCAAAGTTATTTTAGCTCCCATATGATTCTCCATTTAATATGATTACCTTAGTTTTATTAAATTGATCTGATCTTTCGATCTCTCATCTCATTCTTGTCCTTAAACATCATTATCCTATTTACAATCCCCTCCGATTCCATGTACGTCGAGAATCCATGTATTCTTAGATATTGGATGGCTGATAATGATTTTTCTAGCACATCTTTATATCCTACATCTATCTTAACTTCTTTACCCATAGTCCTCCTCCATTTCTCATATCCAACTTCTACTCATAACACTATTATAATCTATTCCATTATTCATAACCACTTTATTAAAGGCCTCCTCGGTATACGCCAAAGACTCGCCCCTATTAGCTCTCTCGATATTTTCGCTCATCATCCCCATAGCCTCGATCAAGGCCGCTGATGAGTTGGCTATTAACTTAGCCGCTTCCATTATCTTATTATCATCCATAATCATATTACTTTAACTTCCTCGTTCCACAAATGTCTTTCATATACCATGGTTGTTCCTATTAGGATTCCGGTATCTTCTCCCCAATATTCAAGTATTTGATTCCTGAATTTGTGACGCAATTTTTGTATTCCTCCCTTGTTTTTATCATAAGAAGAGTAATCTGATAATCTTACTGTCTCCATCGTTTACCTCCTTCATTTGTTCGTATGCCAATCTTTCAAGTTCCGGCATGGTGTTTGTTTCTTCTTATTTTCCCCCATACTTATTTCTCATTTCATTAATATAGCTCATATACCAATCTCTTATATCCTCTTCACTATCCATGCTATACTCTTTATTGAATGGATCGTATCTGATAAACTCCTCTGTTCGGCAGAATGGGCATGGGATCTCTTCCAATGGCTTGATTAGAACACCATCATCACCTACATTATCCAGATCATACAATATGCCATCTATGCAAGTCGCGTCTGGATAATTCGCACCGAAAAGCGGGAATTTTGGACATGTGTTTCTCATACTTGTACTATTCAAATTCGTTCTCATATTCCTTTCTCCTATCCACTTCCTTTAAATTCAAACCATCAGGTGTCAATATCTTCTTTTCCAACAAATCAAAGAGAAGCATCGCCCTTGACTCCGCCTCTGTTTCCCCAAATCCGCTATACACTTCTGTTGGCGAATCGTAGGCATTGTAACGAACATAGGCGGCTTCGTAATATCTACTATCCCTATTCGGGAAATACTGTGTCAACTGCAACCAGTCATCCCATATTTTTGATTTACTGATATTTATCATACTTGGTAGTATCTCTCCAAGTTCATGACTCATATAAGCCGGTATGAGGTCTCCTTCTTTTCTATATGAATACCTCATTGTATTTTGCGTAACTGAATCTATCTGTGTTCCCCCTCTTTTCATCTCTTTCACAAAATAAAATTCCGACTCCGAATTTACGCCCAACTCATGCAACTTTAGCGCAAGCTCATAAGGGCACATAAAATTTTGATATTTCATGTTATTCTATATTTTCATTTCTGTAATCCCCGGCATAGTCCAACCATACCCTGTAATCATTTCTGTACTTGGTCGCCTTTATTTTCATATTCCGGGATATATTCTTAGGCAATTATATACAACCTTGCACCACAAAGCATTAGCGGACGCCCCGCTTCCCCGACCGCCTTACCCATACACGCCGGCTCCACCGGTAACGCCGCCCATGACATCTTGGATGTCTCTCCCGTAAATCTGATAGTGATTATGTGTAGACTAAAAATTACTTTAACTCAAATTTAATTCCTTCCGGGAGTTGGGAGCGATCCACGTTATTCACGAAATCATCAAACTCTTCTTGTGTGATCTTTTCCCCATAATCACACCAGTTGAAAGATAAAGTGTTCGTGTGATTATAATATATCACATTATCGGTTGACAATCCATAATCAAATACACAGAGCATTACCTTTTTGTCTGTTTCCGCTTCCCTGATTACCTTATCGTATCGCTCACAAATTTCAGTACGCTTTTTCAACATCTTTGCCTTATGAGCCTCCTCCCTACGTTTTTCGATATTTTCTGCGGAATAATACCCGGCTTTAATACGCTCTTCAATAAGCAAACGTTCCTCGTCCGTTAGTGTCAGGGTAAATCTTTCTTCTTCTGGCTTATATGGATTAACCCATTTCTTTCCACACAGGTCTTCAAGTTCCGCAATAAGCTCGCCTGATTCACGTTTCCATCTATCCACAATCCCCAGATTGAAAAGCAGATACTTGAAATACATCTTATCATCCACCGCTTCAGATAATTTGGAATATTCCTTGTCTGATATACGTAAATATTCAATAGCCACAGACTTATCGCTATTCTTTATGTGATACATGCCATTTTCCACCGGATACATAGGAGCACCATAATGATTACAACAATGTAATGGTATAAACTTCGCCAATTCCGGACAATGTTTCGCAATCTCATCGTGGCAGCAGCCTCCCATATACTCTTTATATATCCCATATTCGTTTTTCCAACGAATGTCAGCGGTTATACTCAAATCACACATATTGTTATGACAATCATCATCTAACGATATCGTGACTGTTATTCTGTATTCCCTTTTGTTTTCTGTAAAGAATTTTGTACTTAAAAAAGTTAGTTTATTTGCAGTTCCCATATTTTTATGTTTAATCGTTTAACTTATGAAAAATAAAATCGGCACAATTTCCCGGAAGTGTTCCTGCATCATTATATCGATAGAACCCTTCTGTTTCCCAATCCACATCTACCGGATAGCCATCTGCGATGTTCAAGAAGTTTTTTATTTCTTGACATTCTTCTTTACATAATCCAGTATAGTCATCATTTATCAGAGCGCAAGCCCAATAAACCGGAAGCCTGTATCTTATTACCTCTATATTCATAATCTCATCAATTTACAAATTATCAATACTAAAAAAACTCCAACAATCTATTACAATAAACTCTCCTACTCCATATTCCACAAGTGACTTAAGTGATTCTATCCCATTACAGTAATAGAAAACATTATCATTATCATCATCATTGATGCTTAATGATAATTTTATTGTCGTTCTTTGATCATCCCCTGTGTCTTTCCATACGATCTGACATTCTACGTATTCAGGTTCTTTCCCATTCTTTTTAACGAACTCGAAAAACATAGAATCAATATCTTTCTTGACTCTATCTACATCCGTTATCACTACCTCTTCCTTGCAATCCCCACAATTAGCATGCATAAAAGATTCATCAAGATAATCTATTATTTTCCCGGTGTTTGGATTTACGATCGCTTCACAAGCAATATTTGTTCCGCCACACCTTGTACATATCACTTTCATGCTATTTCATTTAATGGTCCAACATACACATCCCCATTCTCATAATAGAGTCGATCTTCATACTGATTATGATGAAGCTCCTCACGTATCGCATCTTCATTATCAGCCCAATACTCGTACTCCTCATGCCATGACTTGAAGAAGTTATCATAACATTGTCTCATCAGATCCTCTAAAGAAAAATCCTCCGGATAAGTACACCATGCATTGTAATAATCAATTATAGGTTTCAGGAGATAATAATCATAACACATCCCTGTCAATGGGCAATTATCTCCATAGTCAAACATCACCCTACTATACTTGTGCCTGTATTTGTATTTCCCATCAATATATTTACCTGACGTGGAGAAATACTTGCCCTTGATAATATATGGCATAATATTGTTGTTGATATATCTGAACAGTAATTTACCGCATAGATTCTCAGGGAATATATCACGATGATAATCTGTAGGGTGTTCATAAATAGGATCCTTGTATTTAAACCCATAACTAAAATCATATCTCTCGTATCCAACTTCCCAATTATAAACCCTAGTATCTGTCATATCCTCAAAGGCTTTCATTGACTTTTTATAGTCTATGCCATAAGCATCCATACATTGCTCCATTACATTCCAGTGCTCACGCTCTATGATCCTTTCTTGTGAGTCTTTTGACAGCTCATCAAACTCATACAGTTTTAATACAATCTTTTTCATAATCCCTCCTTTTTTAATATAATTAGATCCCTAACGTCAATCGAATGACATACGTACCTCCTTATGTTCACGCTTAGGGATGATCGTGGCTATTCTCACGAACCACCACAATCCAGATTCAGATATCATTCATCCTTTATCTTTACGAATGGGTTTTCTACATAAAACTCCACTACATCCTTAGATTTTATAGATGTCACTATACCGGTGGTATCCACAAATCCGTCTGTCTCATCCATTGCCAAAGCTTCTATTTTATCTCCCGGTAGAAAACAAAGATTATAGTCTTGATCAATATACATAATCATCTTTAACCTAACCATGTCATCAATGATGCCTTTCATTCTCTCCACGACATCCAATTGATCATCACTAAGCATTAATCTACTTTTTGATGATTCCACTAACCTTATGTCTCCATTCCTGTCAACTACAGTTAAGTCATTGAATTTATACACATCTTCACGTGTTCTGTAATATGTTTCCTTACAATAAATTTTTCCTTTATCATCTATTTCAATATCAAAATATTCCAACTTATCCTTGACAGCTCTTCCGTTTTTGTATTTCCACACATCACCTATTGGAATGAACCCATATAATGACTCAAAAACATCATATATTGATAGTCTTGTCTTAGGAATGCTCTCGCCCTTTTTAAAACATTCTTCGGACGAATAAAATAATTTCCCATCTAATGTCTTCTCAGTCCTACATCCTCCCCATGTTCCTACATATCTAACTACTCCATATGTAAAACTGATCAAGATCTTATCAATCTCAAACCACTTTAATCTTCCTGACATATCGTCAAAAAGATATCCACTCTCTAGATAAACCAATAAACATTCTCTAATTTCCATAACAATTTATTTTTTTTAAATTAAACAACATCATTTGCCTTGATCACTATCCGTCTCAATATTATGAACAAGCTCATATAGATCATAATCACTACACTCTGCTAAACATAAAGAGAAGACGTTCCTGTCGTTAATCAGGAAATAGCTATCTTCTAATATAAAGATAGATTTTCCTACCTCTAAAAAACAGTCCCATAACTCATTGCCTCTTTTATTGCCAAACACTTTCTGAAAAGTATGACGATCTGCCTTATTCTCGAATTTACGCATCCGTCTAATCCACTCATATCCGTGCCTCACTAAATCCAATCCGCCGGCTTCATCGAAGCTCCCGTTTTTATCAATCCATTTATTTACATCTATCAACATACTCCCTTATAATATTACATTAAACAACTCGTTTAACCTATCTATCTCACTTAGGTATTCATCTTCTTTATCAAATCCAATTTGCGTCCCTCCCTCCAATCCAAAGGACAGGGTAAAGGATATGACCCAGCCCGATCCGTCCACGGCCTGCCCCTTGGGAACCCAAGACATCACCGCTTTCTTGGATATCCACCATCTCCCTATCTGAACGAAATCAGGATAGTTGTCCATTAAATACACCATCTGATTAGCCATCTTATTAACATCATCAAAAGGCACTATATGATACTTGTTTCTTATCCTGACCTTCAAGAAGGGGTTATCCATATTATATGCCGCAAATGCTGATATCACGGAACTAGGATATCTAACTCCTTTTATTATCACCCATTTCATATATCACCCCCTCTTTATATAACATAAATTCATTGGATAAAATTTATCCGCGCTCTCTTTCCCGTCTCCTCGAAAGTTAGCCAGCCCGCATGTCAGGATGCTCACAAGGTTATCCACCACCTCCAACTCGCTCGATTTGAACCACGCCAACTGGCTGTAAGTTTCACCTATCCATATTATACTCATTCTCCCGTCCCGACTGACCTCCTTCACCAGCCCTATATGGTTTTTAGTGTCCTTAATCACATTTAATTCGTCAATATTTGTAAGCCGAACAAAATCCATCGGCCGTATCACTTTATTCTCGTCCATGTCTTTATCCTCCTATATTCTTTTTATTCTCTCAATTTACGCTTAACCTCTTTAACATATTTAGTAGAATGTAGTCCCCTATGCAATCTTATAGCCCGATCTATATCCTTTTTAGGATTATGATGAGATTGATATATCTCGAACATTTCCCTAGCCTTGACAGGATTTGTTCTATCATCGTATCTATACCGCTTTTTCTCCCGTTTAAGACACAATATCCTATTAACCTCATCTACATACACCTTTTTCATCTGCCACCTCCCTAAAGCCCCGGATGAGGCGTTATACGCCCGATCGTCATTCCTTGACTCCACGAAAGACAAGGCGGCCGCCAGCCTATCCCACACCCGTGCCTCGATCACGGCCGGCTTCGGGGCGAGGGGCATGCCTCCGCTTCCTTTTGGCGGTGTTAATATTATCATCGCCATCACAAGTAAGTATCTTATCATGTTTACTTGTTTTTATAAAACTCCTCCCCGAATTTCACATTATCCACATAATCTTCCATGCACTCATGAACAATTATATGAATATCACCCTCCGTATATGTTACCTCGGACATCAGCCTCTCATTAGTCATCCACCAAGAATAACTATCAATATGCCGTATCTCAAATCCATGATCATGCAACGCATACATAACATTATATCTTAAATCCCTGTCCATCATCATACACTCGTACACGATATAGCCATTGATACTTTCATGAGACCTACCGAACGTATAAACGTACCTACCCATCAACTTATACAACTCCCTTGCCATAGGATTCGGGATCGCCTCATCCATATCAAAATCCCCATCTGGATCAATAACCCACTCTACATCCCGCTCATCAATACAAGCCCTAGGCATTCCTATTGTCCGTACATAAAGACGTGATCGGTGATCCTTGCTTAACACCGTCCCGATATACTTTTCCCCTTTGGCATATCCTATATTATGGTTGCCGGTTATATTAAATACAATTTCAGCTCCTATCTTAATTTCATCCATATTCAAGATGTTTGTATCATTTGTTATCTTTTTTATACAAAAAGAGGATATAATGGCATAATATTATGATATCAAGACACGAATGCGTTATCTATCATATTATCATACATATCCTCTATACAACGTCATTTATGGCATTATATCGTATATGATGCCGCAGGTCATAAATACATCTAATTAACCCTTTTTTAAGGGCTTATTGCCATTTAGGTAACTAGCTATGCCTAATATTTTCGAAATAAGGGCTTTTTTAGCCTTATACTCATCGTTTATCCCTATTATCGCATATCTGTATACCATCCCATCCTTCGACACCTCCACGCCCACGTATTTAGGCGCAACGGCATCCCTATGTAATACGATAAACGGGCTTTTGCCGTCCAGCTCATTTATCAACTGGTTAAACTGTCGCCTTGTCATCTGATAGTGATATTATTTCCATGTTATAAATACGATCTCTCTTTACCCTTATCTTCTCGCATAGCTCATCGAAGCACCCATCTTCTTCTAACCTACCAACATAATATGATACATTCGATTTAGAGCTTCCTTGAAGATATATATTTCCTCCTATATTCCTTGAGAAAAAATTAGGCAAGACCATCTTTTGCCTCTTATCCTTATTATCCATGTAAGATATAACGACAACCCATAATTCTGGCTCCCGTTCTTTTACAGATAACATGAGATCAAGACTCGATTTACCATTAATATTCCTCCTGCCAGTTTCGTTATAACGAAGAATAATATAATCATTCGCGTTATCATCCTCAACCATCACGACTATAGGGCGATCTCCCTTCCCATTATCACATAATACTCTTGGCTCTTTCCCGTTGCGGAGATACACCTTATCGTAATCTCCGTTTTTGTATATCTCAAAATCAAATTCTATCACCATATTATTTTCTCCTATTGATGTATTGTTGCGTACGTCCTTCCTCTATTTTTTCGAAATAAAACTTATTCCCATATAACCGAGTGAAGCAGATGTTATACCCGAAATGTTCCGCGCGTCTGATCTGCGCGTAACCTCTACTGATGTCATTATTATCAATCAGCGTAACAAAACAATGTGATCCTACTTCTGTATTCAAAACCAGATTTTCCCAATCTTTTACCTCCATATCAAATCTCCTTAAATAATTTTTTGTTATGATTATCGCTATTATACCATTTATCAATATTATCGTACTGCTTTGGATAAACCCCATAAGACCTACACCACCTAGGTAACGGCCCGTTCAGCACGTCTAACGCCGCCTCAAGGTCAAACGTAGCTTCCTCCTTGACACAACACCCCGATCCACTTCCACAGCTCGGTATATAAGCTCTACTATACGCTACGCTCATCCCATATTCCCCATGACTCAGATACCCGATGTTGGGTGAATCAGGGAAGGCGTAATACAACATCGTATAATCACCCTTACTCCAACCTCTATTATAAGTATCATCCTGCCATGCGAAAACCCTGCAACCGGCCTTCTTTAACTCCTCAGCCGCTTTTCTTAAAATATTATCTCCCATATCATTTATATTTAAATTATGCCAAGGCGCCGGGAACCGACCCCGGACCATATCCGCACACGTACGATCATGGTATTCCTTCCGCCCCGCCAAGGCTTGGTTCAACATTAACAAACTTTCATATCCTCACACATCTTAAAAAAGACCTCTCTTATGATCCTTTTGAACAAGATGTATATCTCATCATCATCCTCATCGAACTCCACGCCCCATGAACGTAATAAATATCTAATGTCGCAATCCGCTATATGAATCCTAAATATGGATGGAACGCTCATTATATAATCCTCAAAAGCTTTCTTAATCCCATCCCTTTTGATATGTTCTTTATACTCATCCTTGAACACGTTAAGCATAAAAGATAGATATTCCCTATCATATTTAAACTGCTTCCCATAATTATCTGTATCTATATGATCCAGTATATATATCTCTATAGCGTCTCTATCGTATTTTGACATACTCCTTCCTCCTCCTTTTGATATTTTATAACCTTTTTCTCCCCATACGCTTTCGCTAACTGGATAAGTTGACCGGTAAATACCTTGGTACGGTGTTTTACGATCTTATCCACCAACTCCGGGCATCTGGTTCTCCATCTATAATTAACCTCGCCCTTAGCTTTCTTCTTGTAATACCTGTAGAATGTTACGGCTACTACCACTTCTCCATTCTGCTCGAAAGCAACCAAATCGTAATTGTTGTAAACTATTTCGTTCATGTTGTTATTATTTTTATGTACTTAATCACTTCTTCTGGCAAGGATGCTAAATCCCTAACCCTTTTACCAAAATTGTATGTTTTTCTCTTCCACGGGTAATAATCCCCTACATACATCGCTATTCCTTGAGGATGGAACGGGTTCGAGCTACAACTAAATATCGGATAATATAGGGCATTATTATGATTATTACTCTTACCACTTATACACACAATAGTATATCTATCAGACGTTTTATCGCCAAAATCATATACTCTTACCTTCACTTTCATGCCATTGGCATTTGTTATAATATTATCCATATATACCTCCTTTATTGTTTGTTGTTCAATCCGACTAATCTATTTCCTTCCCATATAAGGTATATGAGCCACACCATCCACGACTCTCATTTGATACCCGAATATGATTCACAGGTTTATTCCCCGCCATACAATTAGCGTAAGATAATACCGCCGACATGCTTCTAAACCCAGAATCCATTGCTGATTTAATAAGCTTCCTATCACATCCAAATACCAATATCTTTATAACATCCTTCTCTTTTACAGTTCTTCTTACACGCATAATCTTGCCATAAAATAAATAAACATAAAATCTATTCTCTCTTTGTTATCATCCATCCTATGCCCGGTAATTTCAAAAACAACCCTACGCTTTTCTACAGTCTGTATATTATCTAACTGAATAGCTATGTAAGGATATTTTATAACTTTCTCTCTATTGATGTTATTCAAAATAGCGTTGACATCTTGCCTGCGAAAATACATATTTACCCCTATGTAGCTGGCAACCAAAAGACATTCGTCTATTATCCCATCAGTATCGAATAACAATAACATATCATCCTTCTCGACAGTATATTCCATATCAAGAATCTTGATACGTTTGCTTCCGTCCTTCTTATCAGCTATAAGAATCCCTATTATATCCTTATCGGTCGTAAGGATATAATACGCCTCATCCTTTGTAATATTATCACGAAGGTAAGATAGCGCTTCATCCTGTAATCTTAGTAGTTCTATTTCGTCCATATTTATTTCTATTGTTGCCAAGGGAAAAGGGACGGCGCTGGCGACAAGGCCTGTCCAGCCTCCCCACAGCCGCCCGCATTCCCCTTGGTATCATTAACCACCTCAAATAATCTCATAATCGAATTTCACATTAACACTCTCATCAATGCTCAATTCTTTCTTCATCCCAAATACAGTCTCCCTTACCGTATCAAAACCCAATAATTGATCTTCGGGATTATTCACAAGCTCTCTCCGGTTATTCTTCCTAGGTTTTCTAGATGTAAGAATATATTCCGCACAACAGCTTCCTTCAAATGTCCTCACTCTGGAATACCATAGATCACCGGTCCCGTACTCAACACATATATTCATGTTTATGATGGTATTATTCCACGCTTTTTCCGGTAAATGTTTGAAAATCCTGTTAACCCACCCCGTGTCAATATCTATATAAGGACAATCTAAATCCGATGTCCCCTTAATATCCAGATATAGCATAACCTGTCTATTACTCTTAAACATTCGAGCTTTCACATTCATTTTCTTCCGTCCCCATACCACTATTCTATTATTTCCAACTTCCCGTAATAAGGATAAAAACAACCGTCTCGATAAACCGAATATCTGAGCGTTTTATCCTTTGCTTCATAGATGGAAACACAACCGCTGTTATAAGCGTTGGATAGTTCTTTTGCTACAAATCCACCTATTTGTTTATAGGTTTTAGGCGTATCCGCCAACGGCCTGCCTACATATATTTTTACTCTCTTGCACTTTTTGTCGCCTACGCATATATCCTTTCCTCTAAGCCCCGTTAAATACATGAATCTCATATCAGTCAATTTTAAATCCAACATTCCTCTACCTCTATCTCCATATGATCCTCCCAATCACATCTATCAACATCCTCACCATCCTCGAAATAATAGTAAGCCCATACCTGTACGCCTCCTACTCTTCCATTCTATCAACCCGTCTTGCCTTACCACGTTGGTAGGCTCAGCCCCTAACGACAGCAGATTATTTACTATACTACCGCCAAATACGTTCCTTGCTTCTTCTCTCGTCATATCACTATCAGATTTTTAATATTACACTACCGCCAAAGGAAAACAGGGACGGACGACCAGCGGGGCCGACCCCACGCCATCGCCGCCCCTCGTTTCCCTTGGTTCCCTCCGTATCACTCCCACGCCAACAGACAATATCTACCACCAATAACACTATACCCACCATCACTCGCAATCGCTTTGCGTTTCCACTTAACGGTAATGTATTGCCCCTGTTTAGAAAGGAATCCCATTGATTGGAAAGTATTTCTTTTGTTGATTGAAGGGGTTCCCCTTGTTTTTCTTCGTTTTCCTTGGGTTTCATTGGTTTTCCCTGGTTTCCCTTGTTTGGAGGTGTCCCCTCCCGCAAAACAAATCAACCCCACCAACTCCCAGCATAAAACCCGAGACCTTCCTCCCGATTGTTCCACGTGGAACGCCCGATTAGTCTAGGATGTCGAGGTCTTTGTTCTTGATTGCCTTGTATATTTGCTTTATGCAATGTATTGATAATAAAGCCAATAAAAGAACTATGATTAAGGGCAGGGCGTCGCCCGTAGCTATAACATACCGCCCCAACTCAAACGCCATGTAACCACAAAACAAGGTAAGCACGAAATATATAAATATACCCATAAAAATATACAATAAGTATCCGTAACTTAGAAACAATACCCAAATAATATAATTAATTGAGTATCAACAATATAATATATATCAAGCCTTAGAGCTACCTCTAAGGAAAGATAAGCCCAGACATAGATAAAAAATATACAATAAGTACCGCCTATTATATACCTTTTAGGATCGATTCACGCACGAAACCATACATAAGGGCACAATATACCCGCCTGTATGGATATAAATATATACAGAATGATACATAATAAAGCATTTTACTTACACATTTTCGGTCAAGGCTTAAAATTTACCGCCTTAACACTTTTATGTGTAAGCAAAACATATGAATATGCTATCATTTTGTAAAATATAGGCACAAAAAAGCCCTTCCGTCTTATATCACTACAATACGGAAGGGCAAAACTTTAAAATCAAATAAAAACAAACGACTTATTGTCGCAATTTGTTTGCCATGTAACTAACACGTTTCCGCCTGCACTTATCCGACTCCCTGCTACAATCTAATTTATTAGAATTGTATAGTTCTTTGGTAAGTTCAACGTAAAATTCCATTTGGGCTTTTTTGATGGACTTTAAAGCCTTTTCTTTTTGAATGGATAATTTCTTATTCAAATTATCAAACTTTTTTTTGTACATAATCTATTCTTTTTAATGGCACCAATAAGAAACGGGAGACAATACGGCCGGCGTTATCGATATAACCAGCCGAACGCCCGCACGCCCCCCCTATTTTCTTTGGTTTCGTCCCTTTGCCGACAACGAAGCCGACCAAATACGCACATACGTTGTCCGTGATACGTATCGACAAGGCGCACTTTGTCCGTCAATTTAACCGCACAAAATACCCTTGTAAGGGTTGTTATTTTGCTACTACATATAGCGTATAAGTATTTAAGCCACCTTAAACGCTATTGTTTTGATACATTAGCACGGTTATAACACCGTTATGCACTCCATACGTGTTACTCTAGCAACGTATGGACATACGCCCTATACATACGTATATACACCAACGTACCCCGTGATTCTACACGGCCTACTAGGTTACCTAGTGTACTTACCGGATTGATATAAACCTAAAGATAATAGTACTATTATAGACTATAATAGTACTTAAACCACATTGTTAAGCGGCGGCCTATCTACTGCTAATTCTCTATACCATAACAATATGCAGTATGTTTATATCAATATGTTAAATATCGTGTCCATTTAGTCTAGATCAGTGGCACGGCGTGAACGTATGGACATTACCACCATAACGCTCCTATACATAAATAATATAGGAGCTAAATACTTGTTATCTTTCGTTTTTTGGGTGTGTTAAATAGTATGTAACACATTTAGCTATTAAAGTAAATGTATACCGTTTAATAGGTACGGCACACTTTACGATACGTTTGTCTGATCCGTTAAACACTTCATAATATACACCCCCTTCATATTCTACAGGCTCGTTATACCCAAAGCGTTTATATGCTTTGCCTGTTATCGATATTTCTGCCACCTTATCCTCTGACAACTTTGTGTTTCTATCCTGATCCTGTTTATCAAGATATATTCTCTCGATTTCCTTGTAAGCGCAAAAGGTTTCATCCACACGTGGCAGTATATCCTTGCAAAGTTGTATTACTACCTCCTTATCCCTTGCTAAAGCAACCAAAGCCGGTACTATAGATTTGTCCACTTTTATATCATTATCTTTCAAAATTTCGTTAATTTCTTTACCAGATTTAAAGATCTGGCACCAAGCCTTGACCGCACCTGTTAACGTTTTCTCACTTGCTTTCTTTACTTCATTCTGCACTTTGTTTAATTCTTTGTTTGTCATTAGATTTGCCCGTACCCTCGGGACTTGTATTGGCATCTGGTGCGCCTGTTTGTTAATGCTGTTATCTTACAGGAGCAAATATACTATATGTTTTATTTTCAAACAAATATTTTGCAATAAAAATTCGACGATTATATATAATAAAACTAATCAAATGTAAATGTATATTAAAATATTGGTTTATATCATTGATAATCAACAATTTAAATTGAAAATAAGCATTCCTTTTTGGTTGGCTGGGCGTTTGCCGTTCTTGTTTCCCGTCCTTCGTGGATTGGGGGGGGGCTGGTCCAAAAACGGCAGCCCGGCCGGGCCGATTTCGGGGAGGTGGTCCGTCCCGCACCCCATATCCAATAAAAGGCAACCATCTCCCAATAGGGTATCTTCTCAAACCCATTTAATAGATATAATTATAATTGTATTATATTTAGGGCGTAAATAAAAACATGAATAAGATTATGAGTTTAATGATAGAGTACATAGAAAAAGAAGGGGGGGGGGAGTAAAATATGTTTAGAAGAAGATGGTTTTCATCCCCAAAAACAGAGAGGAGATATTTCTTCTCCACCAACCAAGGATCATGCGACATTTATGCGGATGGCGTATATGTAGGGAGATATCTTGGCACGGGTATCACGGAGTTCACGTACTCAACGAGCAGGAATTATATAAATATAAGTTTGGTAGGTATCAGCCTACCGGATCAAGTCTATAATTATACGAATGGTATAATCACCGATTCGTTGGCTATTTATCAGGGTTCTACTACCGATGCCAAATATACCGCCATATTCGACGCTGAGATATATGAGACTATTCCTGTCACTAACGCTAGGGTACAATCAACGATGACCGATATAGTCATGAATTACAAGCTTGGGGATTTTGTGTCCACGTCAAAGAAGGAGTTAATCAATAGCGGGATTCAGGTATATCCAGGATACGATGGATTTTATCGAATTATCCAAGGAACGTTTATAATTCCGATAATAAATACTACATATAAAATATATGTGAACTTCTTCACCCCCACATGGGAAGGTCATTCGGAAAGTCGAACACTTATGGGGTATGGTTATATCTATGGGTCTACTCCGGCTTCTCCTCCATCTCAATCATCTACTTACGTGACGGTTACTAACAACAGGCAGAATGCGGTAAGGGTTCTTATTCTTACGTCTCTTAACGTGACCGACATACAATCCCTTATAAATCGATATGGAACGACAGTAGTGAGATCTAGCAAGATATATGAGTATTATGATACAGCTAACAATATAATGACAGGGTTCGTGGAGGACAAATTGCCCGGTCAAGCCTATTACGCCTATATGCTGGATAATGAGTTGCGTACTGGTGTAGGGGACTTTACGATAGTATAACGATATTATCACCACATGGATGACGGTACCGGCCAAACGGGAAGGGGGATGCCCGATCCTCGTAGGGTTGGTTCCGTCACCCTCACTCCGCCCCTTTCGTTGGTTCCCTCCCATTATCTTCTTACGTCTCATTCTATCGACACAACCCATCTCCTATCCCCACTTCCAGCGTCTCATTTACTTTATTATATTTGCGATATAATTAAAACATAACATATTATGAATAAAAAAGTTAAATACATGGGGGGGGGGTATTTTAACCCTCAGATAAGGAGGGGGTATGTTTAGGCGCAGGACTTCTTCTCCAGGTAAGATCCACTACCGTGTTAATATAAACAAGAATATGTGTCTTGGCGTTGTAGATATATATATTGATGGAGATACATATCAACGTAGTTTTAACGGATCTTATCTTGATATATATCGCGATAAGAAGATAAAAACTATAAGCATAAGAGGACAGGTAGAATATCTAAATCCGAAAAATGAGTACAATGTTATTTTGGGCATAAGTGGAGGTATTATAGAGGGAACCCTTACGTATCAATATAATTCGGGTATGCATTGCGAGTTGGCTAATAAGGTGATATACGGGAATAGGATAACTAATTTTGTTCCTGTAACGGTGATAAAAGATCCTGGGAAGATCATTAATTTCACTTACAGATCTGAATTACAGACTCAGGTTTTAGATGAAAGTTATGTAAGTTGGGATGGTGATTATGTATTAAACGATAATTGTATAGTAACTGATCTTTGTTCGGGATGTGAATCTTATGCCTATGGGAAAAGTTCTCGTGGTAACTATCGAGTAACGGTAAGGATAGTGTAATCCCAAGGGAAGGAGGGAGACCTCGTCCTTCCGGGCCTCCCCCGTCCTACCACCGCCTCCCGTTCTTTTTGGCTTCTCCATGTATTGTCTTTGACCGGATATCAAAAATTTATATCTTTGGAACAAAACTACAATCATGTTTAGAGACACACTACATAAAATCAAGATCTTCTTCTGCGACGATGATGTTGAGAAGATATATGTAAGGGACAGTACGGTCATCCGCAACAACGAGATCCATAGGATGTATAATGAGATACTGGACGAGTTAGGTGATTTGGCTACGGTCGTATCAAGGAACTACGTATATGGTAAGATAAAGGACAGGACGGGATTAAGTATCCGTCATATCAGCAGGATAATAAACCATACTAAAGTTGAGGAGATATGATTAAGGACGTAATGGAGAGGGATATGATAAATGAGATATCAGCGTTATTCGTGATGATATTCATGTCCGGATTGATGTTTGTCATGCCGATGTTAGATATAGAGTGCGATGATATTGCTATTATAATAGGATCAGGAATCATACTATCTTTTATACTAACCATAATACCGATCTTGCTTTCTTATGATATAAGGGATGAGATCATTGAGTTGATTGGGGATATGGATAGCCAGATCGTGGTAGACACATCGGTGTATAAAACGAACCTGCCCTAAGTAATTCCTAGGGCAGATATTAATCTCAATTCGACTTCAAATACGATTCTATTCTATCAGCGACCTCTTTAGGCGTATGTCCATCCCACTTCCATGCCGTTTCAAGTTCAGGGATATTGAATAACCCCCAATACCGGTTCTCATAATGATTGGAGATCTGACCTGTAGGTAGTTCGGCCATTACAATAAACCACCCTCCACCGAAGCATTCCTCCCCATCATAATGCTTATGTGACTTACAGACCTTTACATCCCCTTTAGCCAGCTCGTTGAAGAAAGCGGCATTGTAAAGCATACGGTATCTGTATAGCTCGTTAAAGGTATGATATCCATCAGATACGTTACCCATATCTAATTTCTCGAACATTTTATCCATCTTATTATAAATTACACAAACTTTATTTTCTTACGTACTTATCCAGCAAATCTATTGACAACTTCGCTCCCAGCTCCTCCTCCAACAAATTAAGGTAGTTCCGATGCAGGCATCCGCCACGCTCCACCTCCCTAAAGCCGGCCCCATCCCGGATCCTGACCAACCCTTTCCTTGGATCCATGTCAATCAGATCCCGAAGCTCGTTCATATTCTTGAACCGGTTCTCTATTACCTTAAATACATCGATCTTAGGTCTCTTATCCTTATCCTTGGACTTTATTTTAATTCTTCCACTCATATCAATTATCCAGTAACTTTACATGTAATATGATTCATATTATTATTACCGCAATAAGCGCACATAGATACGTAGGGAGAATATACTCTTCCACATACCGGACATCTCCATCCATACATAACAGGATTTATTTGTTTATCAATTTCTTTCAACCCATCATTAGTAGTGGTTGATGTATTTTTATTTTCCATATCATTTATTATTTACCGGTACTTCCAAATCCATTTACTCCTCTATCAGCCGTCCCAAGATCTTCTAATGATTCTACCTCATCCCATACAATACGCTCCCTTCTACGGATAAGCAATTGAGCCACTCTATCTCCTCTAAAATAAGAAGGATCTCCATAACGATCTATACGTCTACATACCACCATAATCTCCCCTCTGTATCCTTCATCGACGGTGCCCGGTGAGTTCTGGATAATCGCATTGGTTTTCGTGATACTGCTACGAGGGCGGATCTCCATCTCATAATCCTCCGGCAACGCTACATGTACGCCGGTATGATATATGATCCTTCCTCCGTCAATTTCTATGTCCTTAACGAACAGATCCATGCAAGCGTCCTCCTTATGGGCGTACTTAGGCAATATCGCTCCTTCTTCCAGCCATATCTTGACCTTACATGTATCTATACAATCAAGTAACTCAACTACCTCTTTATAACTCATAGGTTGCTCTGAGGCTAATGAAATGGCTCTTGCCAATACATCTTTAATCTTGCTCATCGTATTTTATTTTTAAATTCTTTCCCTTTCGGGCATTGTAATTTACATTCCTCGCCACAAGCAGAACAGTTGGGTCTCATTCCGGGCACCCCTCTTCCCCCGTACGGCCAGTAGGCGTAATCGCAGACGCTCCAGAACGCCTCCATCGCCTTGATCTTGGCATCGACGGTTATCTTCTCCTTCACCTTTTTCATGCTCTTCCTGAACTCATCTTTCATATCCTTCCCTTCTATCTGTCTGGCTTTACGCCTCTCGTTCCACCAATTGTAGTAGAATTTGTCCGCCATCTTATAAGCTTCGGGGTCAAATTTATCACGATGCAGGATAGGGGCGTCCTTGATCTTTCTCAAATTCCTGCCACAAACATAAGCGAGTCCGGCGTACGGAGGTATGTCCTTAGGATCAACCAACCCATCCGGAACGCAGTAGTAGAAGTAGTTGGGGCGGCCGTACCTGACCCAGTCTCCGGTCTCGTACAGGGCTTGCTTCCGTGCCTCGAACCAGCCTTGCATTACTTGGTGCTTACCCTCTTTCTCGAAATCCTTGTTATAGTCAGCCAACGAGATCTTCACCTCAACCTCATAAGCGTACATAGATCTGGTTATAGCCAGATAATCGGACTCCCAGTTATATACATACAGGTTATTTATCACCCATTTAGGAGATACCAAGAACTTTCTGTTCAGGATATCCAATATCCCTCTTTCAGTGTACTCAGTACCTTTATTTGATTGCCGTGTTCCCATCTCCAGTAAGAGGATTATTCCTATATCCTACCGCCATTATAGCGTTACCTATCAACATTCTCAACTTATCCATATCTTTATCATGGAACGAGAAAGCGGTTAGGATATGGCCATTGGTCTTATCATAAGATTTTATCATCAACACAGCCACATACTCACCCATCATCTTACCATTCATGATATCAAGATCAATTATGCCGTGATCTATTAGATCAACCACATCCCATCCTAATGGCAGGTACTTTTTTATTTGATTAATGTCCATACCAAATATTATTTATAAAAAGGAGGGCCGTGCTACCCTCCTATGGATACACACGAAAAATAGAACTGAAAGCGATCCTAAGCACGTAGGATTTTATTAATTCCCGTAGGCTGTCTACCGGTTATCATTAACTACCGACCTACGGGAATATGTTTAAGAAAACACCATGTGGGGAGTGGGGGAATCGAACCCTTATCCACGCTACGATTAGGAATCGTAAATTCTATCCGTTAAATTAACTCCCCTTTAAGCGTCCTGATCCTCCCGGACAAGGACACTACATAAATCTAAACTCTAAACCTAATGACAAACATTATTAATCCAACTGTGGACCCGGCCGGACTTGAACCGACAACCTTCTGGTTATGAGCCAGTTGCTCTTACCAATTGAGCTACGGGTCCTAAATACACCACATCGTCTTTCACAAGAGGATGTGGATAGGAATTTCTCGAAGTTTATATAGTAACTTTATGAAACTATTGTCCAACATTCTAGCATATAGCACCAATCCTCGAACGGGAACGTCTCCACGCCAGACCTACCCCATCCCGTCCCCCAACTGTTCTGTAGGACGAAGCCGGCCTTGTCCCAGCCGGTGAGGATAACGGCATGACCTCCCAAGTTCTGCCCTTGGCCTTGCCAGAATCGATTACCATAATTATAGCAATACAGACCTATAACCAAAGGCCCATTCAGCATCAAAGCTACCTTAGCCGATACCGGATCTATGATCCTAGCGTAACTGTTTATTTTCTCCCCATCTACGCCTACGTTCTTGATAGACTTGATAGCGTCACGAAGAACCATCCCGTCTTGATCCTTATCCTCTCTCAGATCATATATATCGTAGGGAGAGATCTTAGCCGGTCTTTTAATAGCCCTTATACTCTTTCTCCAGTTAAGTATCTCAGCTAAGCTTACCGCAGCGCAAATAGGAGAAGATCCTTGATCCACTACGCTGTCAACGTTATTGACCTTATACTCATCAGGGACAGCCTCATGCTGCATGTTCATGATAGCGTCTCTGTCATCCACAGGGGATGGTATATATCCTAACCCGTAACTCATTTTTTATCCTTTTTATGGTAATCAATTATCTTGATATTAAACGTATCGGATCTTTGCCTTACCTGTATAGACCCCCTAGCCTTTCCCTTGGCGTCGTACAGGGCGGTGAAGCTAAAGTTATCGACCCGGCCGTCGTCCAGCGTAAACCGCCACTCCTTCCATTGGCCCATCACGGTCCCGGAAGACACTATGGAATCCACCACATAAGATATATCAGTAGTATCATATTCCGTATAGTAGGTTCTTGACGTACCGCATCCGACAACCGCTAAGGTAAGGATAGTTATCAATAATAACAAGATCTTATTCACTTTTCTTAGATTTTTTACGTTTCTTAGATTTCTTCTTATCCTCCGCCTTATTCTCGACATTTACGTCAATACCGGCATCAGCGACCTCAGAGGCGTTATTTTCAGGTATATCAATATGACCTGAGTTAGGATCCATCTTATCCTCATCAACAACAACCTCATTAGGAACATCGATGTCTAAAATCTCTGCCTCCAGATACTTGATACGATCTGACATAATTTTATTCTGATCCTCAAGTTCCTTATATCTTCTTCTAGCCTCATCGAGTAATTTAGATGATAGTTTATGTTTCTTCTCGATATCCATATAAGCCCGTTTAAGAGTTTCTTTCTCTTTTACCGACTCATTATATAGCTCTCTTGATTTACTAAGCTCATTCCCCATCTTAACTATATGAGAATCCTTGGAATCTATATCCATATCAAGAGAATCGACAAGCGTATCAAGATACTTTATTTTCTCTTCCAATTCAGTTATCTTATTACGGGCATCCTCATAATCCCTTTTTAATCTACTTGAATAGCTAATAGCTTCATCAAGATCCTGTTTTAGAGTATCTATATAACTACTCTTTACTATCTTCAATCCGAACATGTTCATTGCTTTTATAAGTTCTAAAAATATCGGCTTTTATCTTGCCGACTATAATTAACTCAGCTATATGTTTGTCTTTCTCGACTATAGCCATATCCTTACGGACATTAGTGACCCTGATCATGATATTCCCGTTATTAGACGAGACGAACGGTGATCCTACCAAAGTAAGTCCCGTATCTCCGGTAAACGACGGCAGCATCATCAACACCCCTATGGTGTTATCCGGGAACGACGCCCATACCCCTGTGTCTATATCAAGGACATCACCCTGTCCTAATGGGAAAGCATTACCCTGCTTGATAGGAATATCCTTACCCAACGAGTTCCATGCTTTCGAGAATCTTACGGAGTTAAGGAAGATCTTCCCCTCTTCCTCCATCATCCCTACCATAGGGTCGCAATTCAATCTAACCTCGTTTTGTTTATCATCCGGCTTCTCCTCAAGCTCATCAAGGTCTCTGGCTGATGTAAACGACTTGCTTTCCAGAAGCTTTTTAATATCCTCAATACTGGCCATTATAATTTGATTATTAAATAAACGATCTTCAATCCTAACTTCAAATCAGATGTCTTCTCGAACATCTCCCTAAGAGGTAAGATAGTAGCGTCAAGATCTGACGCTACCCATTCTCCGTCCTTATAATACATATTCTTTTCCTCGGAATACGCTACACAAGGTCGATGCCCTAAGTTCTTCATAACCGTATCTACCTTATTTTGGGTAGGCATCGAGACACGGTTCACTTTAGTAGATATATTAAAATTACTTTCTATCATAAATCAAATTCTACATATTTATAATCAACATTATTTATCTCAAATATCTTATCCATAAATATTCTATGTTTCTCTTTAGTATCAAGAAGATTCTCACCATAAAAGAAAAATCTATTTTCATTATCCAATTTTAGATATTTATGAATAAGTTTATGTGCTCTTCTTGATAAAATAAACCCGCTTTTTAAACAATCATAATCCCAATGATGAGCTTCTTTGTATTTTAAATCAAATCCTCTTGATCTTAATGACCTACTTAAACCTTTATATACACAAGATTTTGTTTTATAATTTTTACTATGCTTACTTGCATATCCAAGCCTCTTATACTTTTCTCTTCCTCTTTCCCTTTCTTTCTCTACAAAATCGGGATTTTTGATATTATCATTATATTTATCATGAACATCTTTTTTAGCGCACTCCTTACACTTATTAAAATGTCCATCTTTCATTTGAGGATGCTTATAAAACTCATCTATGGATTTTATTTTACCACATTTGAAGCAAACCTTATCCATATAAATCAGAAAGGAAGATCATTGTCATCTCCAAAAGGAGGATATTGTGGCGGCTGCTGACATCCAAACAAAGGGGCTTGCGCTTGCTGCGGGGCCTGCTGGTATGATGGAGGAGGCGTTTGCGATGGAGCCTGCGTAGCGTATGACGGTGGGGGCGTTTGCGTTATAGCCTCACCAGCGTTGTTTTGGCTTGGAGACTGAACCGGTCTCACGCCATCCGCTTTAATACTTTGGATATATTTATTAAGTACCTGATAAGCGAAAGCGTCTTGGGTCGTATAATCAAACTTCTTATTCCCCATTATATCAGTACTCTCAACCCTGTCAGGCCATCCATTCTGTCCGTTCTTATAATATTGCTGGATAAGCTCGTCCTTACCGTCAGGAGTCTCCCTTGCGTATGAGATAAAGAAATTACCGGGAGCATATTGATCCCCTTTCTTAGCATGAGCAGGATTGATCACCACCTTACGTTTCAGGTCGATATTAGGCAAGTACCTTACCAGTGACTTAACGTAATTATTGATACCTCCTTTTTGAGTCATCAAAGGAACGTTTATAAAGTAATTACCATCCTCATCACTTATCTTTATGGATAAGTATTTGGCATTTATTCCATTGAACTCCACTTCTCGCACATTGATATCAGACAAATAACCTTCGATACCGTTCCAGAATACCCTCCAATAAGAAACGGCTCCGGTCTTCTCGTTTATATGCTCCTCGAAACCTTCCTTTGGTTCTCTTGATGACTGATATAATAATCCGCTACCACTTACTTTAAAGTAATGGTTATTACCACCTGATGAATTTTCTCTAACTCCCATTTTATGTATTTTTAAATATTAAACAATAACTGATGATGACAAGAAATACTCGTTCTTATTATCCTCCCCATAAATCTTATTGAAATGAGATTTATGATCATGCTCGATAACCACCCTATTACATGAGACGCTTTTTATAATACCAAGATATCTTCCACATAATACGTTACATATAATATCTTCACCATGATAAGACAAAGAAGCAAGTCTCTCCTTACATGATTTACCGGAAGACGGGTTCTCTGACATAATACCGCATCCTTTATCGGTAAATATCAACTTGCAATGATCGAACTCATTTACCTTAAGATTGTTTTGGAGGGCTTGGACGAGTAGATCCTTATCAAAGACATAGGTACTTGTTTTGACAAAATGCTCGTCCACGAACCTCCAATTTGGATAATTACCCTCAAAATGGGTCTCATACATATCCATATCAGGCGTAGAAAAATAAGTCTTAGTATCGTCCACTTTTATAGACAACATATCCGATGACTTATTGATATGCTTATCAAGCAATATCGCGGATTCGTTCGATACCGGTATAAACATCTTCTCTACCTTATCCTGATTAGGGACAAAATACCTGTAAATAGTATTTCTATCCGTACTTACTATATTAATATTAATATCATCAATATCAATAACCACATTCTCGATGCATGGATAAAAGTCATCTACCTCCGTATAATCGCTGGCTTTGTTAAGAACCGAAACATAATCGCTCATCTTAACCTTAATTCCTCCATCAAGTATCTTATGTACCTGTGGGAATGTATTGATATCAAAAGCCGGACAACTATACTCACCAGAAGCGTAGTGGATCGTGATCTGATCTTTTCTATCCGAAAGCAGTATCGTAATCTCACAATTCTTCTGTTTTTTCATGAACTTAATAAAAGAGCTTGCCTCTACCAAGAAAGAGAAGTTAGAGTCAGCCTCTACCTCCAATCGCTCTATAACACATACCTTTGCATTTACGGAAGTGATATAAGCCAGATTATTGACAACATCTATCTTAAGATCCTTATAAAGGGAGTTGGGACCGGCATTCTTAACAACCGTCTCCAATTTGCCCAACTTCTCATTTAATGACTTCGACAAGCATCTTATAAGCATAACGAACAACTTTTTATTACATCGCAAATATAATCATAATTATATTAATACAAATACAATAAATACTTAATAGTATTAAAATAGTTTAAACTTACGTCTAATATACTCGGCTATAAGCGTAGCGTCACACATGCCGTCTTGTATCTTAGTAGGTTGTACTCCTTTCCCTGACCATGGTTTCACGAAAGAAACCAAAGGGAAAAGGCGCATGGCACATCGGATGGAGGTAGCCTTCGTGTCTAACTTCGCCGCCGTATACACCCGATCGGCTGTCGTATGAAGCTCCTTCTGCCAGGTCTTTGGTTGCACCTCCTCGAACATGAACCTAACATCCGGGTGAGATCCGTATCGCTCCATCATCTCCACCATCATAGCGAATAGGGCGTTCGGTTCCCTGCGTCTCCCGCCAAATGTGAAGTTGCTGGCGGCCGAGCTGTTGTGGATGCTATGGACGTCCTCGACGGCGATCGCCAGCGTCCCGCCTCCCTTTTCTTGGATCTTGTCAGCGGCATCGAGGAAGAAGCTTGATATAGCCCTAAGATCTATATCCCCCTTAACCGATATCCTTGGAGTCATAATTACCTTAATATCCCCGTTCTCCGGGATCATAGACAATCCTCCGGTGTCTATACCCGGATCTATACCTATTGATATATTCATAACTTCAACGTATATAATGAATGGAAATCCTCCGGTCTAAACACCTGTATTGAGTTATCCGGATACATACCTATATAATAACCGTAAAAAGCCCGTAGAATGCCATTTTCTAGCCTTATATCCAATGCCTTTACCTTATTCCCTTCAACCATAACATCAACCTCATCAGTCTTGTTAGATATCTTATCGAACCATTCAGGTATAGGATCAATACCGTACCTGAATGCGTTTACCGTTGATTTTATCGAGATATATGTTCCCATATTAGATAAGATTACAATCGTCTCGTTTAACAACCTTAAAATCGCCATTTCTAAGTAATATCGCTACATCAGATCTCGTATACGTAAGAGGTGTATACGATACCAAATGATAAGATGCCTGCCCGACGGCGGGGCGAACCGGTCTCAATACGGCTATGGCTATATCTCCGCCAAGTTCCGTGCCACCGGTGACACCCTGTAGGCACATGTATATGAATCCCTCATACTCATATCTCTTTCCAATAAACTCACTCATGGGAATACCTACGAACAGATAGTTCTTCACATCCCCTTTCTTAACCTCGACAGCGTTCTCTACACTGGACGGTATTACGTCTACAAATTTTACTCCTATTGCCATGATTACAAATTCAATTTAGTTCTTAATTCTTGACACAATTCTTGATTATCCCTCATGATACTTAACGTATTATCGACTCCGTTCCCTACACGAACATCCCCGTACCAGTACCATGATCCTTTACGGATAAAGATACCGGTTTCCTCGCATAACTTCAAAAGTTCAAGTTCCTTATCAAACCCCACGCCATAATACAAGGCTGTCTCTGCTATTTGGAACGGAACGGCTGTCTTGTTCTTCAGCACCTTTATCCTAACCTCATGACCTACTGAAGATCCGTCCTCTCCTAATATAACTTTCTTTCTCGCCATCTCCATACGGATAGAGGCATAGAACTTAAGAGCGTTACCTCCGGTCGTTACCTTGGGATCGCCGTATATAACACCGATCTTCTCCCGATACTGATTGATGAATACCAGAACACAGTCGCTTTTGTTTACGATTCCTGTAAGAACCCTCATGGCTTTGGACATCAAACGAGCCTGCAATCCCATGTTGCTGTCTTCCATATCGCCCTCTATCTCCTTCTTCGGTACCAGATTGGCTACAGAATCTACGACAATAAATCCGACCTTCCCGGACTCGACTAACTTGGCTGTGATGTCAATAGCCAGCTCCCCGTAGCTTGGTTGGGAGATCAAAAACCGGTTTATATCTAATCCCATTTTCCTAGCGTACTCAATATCGAAAGCGTTCTCCACGTCTATTATAGCTACCAGCTTATCTGGATGTTTTTTCTGGAACTCGATCATACTTAACGTACACATCATGGTCTTGCCACAAGATTCCATCCCGACCAGCTCATGGATCCGACCTACCGCCCATCCGCCGCCGAGGGCCTTGTCCACCACCAGAGAACCAGTGCTTTCCCTTGGTATGGATATTATAGGCTTATCATCGCCGAAGTTCATTATCGAGCCTTCTCCAAGCTCTTTATTTAAAGATGATACTAACTCATCTACGTCTGAAAAAAGTTCTTTCTTAGCCATTATAATCCGTATTCATCGAAATTAAACAAATCCTGTTGTTTCTTGATCATATCCTTACCGATATCAGATATCTTTTCTGGATTCAAAACACCCTCATTCTCATCCACCTTCTCTATAAAGTCAGATATCTTATCGCTTAGCAGTACCATATCTTCCTTAGGCACTGATTTCAGATAAAGCCCGTCTATAGACCTACATCTTGAAAGAGCGGTATATATCTGTCCTATTTCGAAGGCTCTGCTGATGTCTACGAATATATTATCTAAAGTCATTCCCTGAGATTTATGAACGGTTATAGCGTATCCTAACCTCAATGGATATTGTATTATATAGCCGCAAGAAATGCCTTCAAGGGAATCATCTACCTGCTTATACTTCATCTTCTCCCACTTCTCTTTGGTTATCTCCACCTCAGTATCGTTATCTAGATGAACATATATCGTCTCATCAACAGTATCTATGCTGGTTATGATACCCATAGAGCCATTGACATACCCGTTGCCGTTTCTGGTTATTATGACCTTAGCCCCTACCTTTACTATAAGCTCATCCTCGCAAGGCGCTACAGGCTTCTCCCCGAATACAGTGGCATCGAACTTAAATACCTTATTATTGATCTTATCAAGATTATTCTTATTTATCTCATAAGCTTCTTTGTTAGTTGAGCATATAATTATAGTATTATCCATATTATCCGGATACTTGACCCTACTATCCAATATCTGTCTTGACTCGTCGGTAATAACCCCACATCTTATATCCTCAAGTACGGAAAGAAGCTGAGGATCTTTTTGACGGAATACGTTCTCGAAGGTAATGACCGAGAATCCTGACGCTCTCAATGCCTTTGATGAGAAAAAGAACCGGCTCTCATAATATTTGTCGATAAAATCATCCGCCGTCACCACAGGAGGTAGTTGTGATAGATCTCCAAACATAATCAACCTAACGCCACCGAAAGGCTCCTTGCTACGCCTGCATTGTCTAAGTATGTCAGCCACCTCATCAAGCAAATCAGGTCTTACCATACTGATCTCGTCAATGACAATAGTATCAAGATTCTTGATCTTCTTCTTCATAAACGGACTTACATCCACCTTATTCGACAACATACCTCTCTCGATAGAAGGAATGTAAGGATCGTTCTTTATAGAGAAGAACGAATGAATGGTCTGTCCACCGGCATTCAACGCCGCTACTCCAGTCGGGGCTACGATAACGCACTTACCCAAGAACTTTACGATACGTCTCATGAACGTACTTTTACCACTACCAGCTCTACCGGTAATGAACAGATTCTCCCTAGTGGTGAAAATCTTCTTCAAGGCACGACCCTGCTCCACGTTTTTATCCACCGTCATAATATGACGAAGGAGGTCGTTTTCATTTCTAAAATCCTCTTGTATCATATCTTTTTAAGTTTATGATACAAAGATACGAATAGTTATAATTAACTAATAAAAATAAATGTGAATAATATGTAAATATTAAATTTTATATCTGATACTCAAATCATCCAGCCTTGCTCATCTCAGCTGATTTTTTACCTAAAAACACGTTTATTATGTAGTCTGTAGATATCAGAATATGCAGCACGCTTCCTTTGTATGATGCCCTTATATGCCCTATAGTTACATTGTTATTGTCTTTCGTGTTAACCACTCCATTGTTCTTCACCACCTCTTCATACAAATCGGATATACTCTTCTTACACATGTCTAAGAACATGCTTATATATCTGTATATAGTGGATTGAGATATCTCTTGCATACCTATGCCTATGAGATTCTTATTCAACTCATTAAGAAGGTATGCTACATTGAACTTAACTGTCTTTCTTTTAGTTACTTTGTATATATGATGTACGTTTCTGGTTCTGGCCCTGAATATTATCTTGGAAAGGATTCTTACCCGATCAAGTTTCCGGCTTTTGTTAGCCATATTCCGTCTTTCATCTGAGCTTAAATTCTTATTCAGACATTTGTATACGGATCTTTTCTTACCCACGAATATGTCTTTCGTATCCTCATTCTTCTTAGCCTTATACGAGTAGATCATGATATCAGGTAAAGCTATTCTTATCTCGCCTTCTGCGTAGGCCTTAAGCGTCTTTAGCTGATAGTCTATATCCTCATGACAATCTTCTATAACATGTCTGTAGCAGAAATAAGCTATGCCATCGGATAAGATATCTATAAAATCATCAGTATTGATCTCGATACGGTCACGATAGCCTTCTCTCATCCTATTTCTTAGAAATACATGTTTCTGGACGTTTACGATAGTAAGATAGGCTACTACCTGCTTACACTTCTTTTCTATGACCATGCCGGAACCTCTTATATTATCTTTCTTGTTCGAGTATTTTACGGCCGTAACCTTCTTCCCGTCCTTATTAGTTACAGGTTTGTAATCTACTGGGCAGACAAGTGATCCTGCCGGAAGCCTTAGGCATCCAAGCTCATCTTTTTTTGCTTGTATATCTTTTGGGATATATGCTTCGGTAAGAATCTTATCGAAATTTGATTTCATTTTCTGTAAAAGTGCTACCTTTGTCTCCATGAGATTTTTTATTTGCTGCGAATATACAAGTTTCATCAATACGAAACAAGTTATTCGGATGGATGGGTAGCCTGTGAAGGTCGCCCATTTGTTGTTTAAGGAGGGTAGGTAATGTTCGTAAAACGCTGTGCGCGTGAACGATGGTTTTTTCTCAACCTACTTGTTACGCGCGCGTTAATAGGTATATTTATTAAATATAATTAACTCTATAAACATATACTACTTACTAATATATCTATCCGTACACAGAACCTCTCCTGTCGTCGAGTTCCTGTGTACTCCACTTAAAGTCTCTATTTAATAAAACATTGCTTTTTACCGCCAAGGTATGGTGCCGTCAGGTAGCATACCGCAGGCTAAACCTGGTAGAATCCGTATCTTATACCGGAAGCCGGGACCCCAGTAGGGGGATCGGGTGGAGCAGAAGCCAAAGAAGAAAAAGCGATGTCATGTGCGGTCGCTCACGCTCCGGCCGTCCGTATCTTCTACGGCAGGCCCCATGCCCCAAGGCCTCCCATTTCCCCTTGGCTTTATATCCCATAGCTTGGGGAGGAAGGAATCCAAAGGGAAAAAAGTAAGGTCATATGCGGTCGCTCACGCTCCGGCAGGCTAACATAACTCTACCGCCGTCCATGTCAATAGCGAACCTCTGGCGGCATTGTCCGGTATGACGTCGGTAGCCTTACCTTGGGTGTCCCAGCGTATCCCCCCCCACCAACCTTTCCCCTTTGGATGCCTTGGGCTATGTCATGGGAGATAAGAAGCCAAAAAGAAAAAAGGAGTGGTCGCATACCGTGAGGCAGGATAAGGATGTCCCCCGCCGTCCACGCGCGTAGCGTACGTGAACTTCACTGCCCTCGCTATTGTAGCCAGCCGTAGACATACATGGCTTCGTTCGCCCTACCCCACCAGCTTTTCCTTTTGGATTATCGTAAATACATGCTAGTCAGCATATATCATGTTGATTATGGCAAAATTTCTTGACAACGATATTTTTTTTAACTATTTTTGCTGAAAACTAATTTCATATGGCTGAACAAAGGAAAGCTTTCGTATTCGCATTACCTTATGATACTAGACTGGATATGATCCAGCAGTTCTTAAGGATATACAACGGCTATCTGGATTCTAGGGGTAGGAGCTTGATTACTGAAAGGACGATAAACTTACTTTCTTTCTACATCAACTACGGATACTCTGATGATACCAGGGCTAAGTACATGGATTGTCATGGACAGAAGGAATCTTACGTCGCTGTCTTGAACAACGAGCTTAAACGTGGGGGTTTTCTGGTGGACAAGAAGAACGGGAACTTCCGTACCCGTGAGCTGTCTATTGAGATGAGAAGCTTACGTAACTATTTTATTCTTGACGGGGAGGGTGATGATACCCGTGTAATGGGGTTTGTGTTCAAGAGAAACAAATTGGATATTGATGGGTAGGAATCTTATTTCATTCGATAGGGATATCGTGGATGAGGTGGTAAGAAGATCTGATGGGAAGTTTACCAAACAACAGGTAGAGTGGTGCATGAAAGCATCCGTATCTTACATCCATCACCTAGCTAGGTATACTGACAATATATCTATCAGAATCCCGTTTATCGGATACGTTATATGCAATCTCCGAGAGATGCGGGTAAGGCGTGATAAGATACGCCGGATATTTGTCAAGGAAGGTAATCGTTATCCGGATGAAAGGATGCCTATTGAACTTGATTGTCTGGATAAGAAGATTAAGGCGATAGAGGATATGGAGGGGTTGAAGAACGGAGATCCTCTTATACGTGATAACCATGAGGCCATGTATCAATGTCGGTATGGAATGACATGGGAACAATTACAGGATTTTCAACAAAAACAATTTAAGAAATAATATGCAAACAATCGGTAAGGCCCAAGTAATAGCCCAAGCTTGGGAAGACAGTTTATTGGGTAGGATTCCTAAGGATGAGAAGGATTATCCGGAGTGGTACAAGAATCGTCTTGATTTATGCAAGAAATGTCCTAAGAACTCTTCTAATATAGCTTTCTTTAAGTTACCAGCTAAGGTATTGATGCAAAGATTGATGGGAAGACAGGCATGCTCGTTGTGCGGTTGCTTTATCAAGGAAAAGGCTTGGATGAAGACCGAGGTATGTCCGTTGAAGTTCGTGGAAGGAGAGAAAGCCAAATGGAATGCTATGGAGGTGATAACGGCCGATCATAACGATTTTAATATCGAGTGCCCTAACGATTCCTTTGATATAGGACTGACGGATGACGAGAGCGAGTTTTATCTAAATATTTTTGATCAGAAAATAGGTGATAAGATAGAAATCGTGTTATTTATCACCCATAAAGATGGTTTCCATGTCAAGGAGCATCATCTTGGATGTGGATGTATGGGAGACGTGTCATATAACAAACATCCTGACAATGAGAATAGAACTATATTTAGGATGACGTTGGATACCTCAAAATACACGGAAGGTCATTTTGAGAAACATCTATCTCTTATGGGTTATACTAAGGATGATCCTGAACGTAATTTCAAACATTTCCCGCTACGTATTATAGGGGAAGCTTATAAGTAATAGCGATGAGAAGTCCCGTAAGAAGTAAGATAGATGATCGTATCCATGCCCTTATTGTCATGGAAGTCGGTTGCCGTGAGTTACCCGAATATTCGCTGGGTGATATACTTTACTCCGCTTTAAGGAGAGTTGCTAAGGCTAATGGTGGTAACGTACGCTTCTTGCGGGATGTTAGTACCAGGGATTTATTAAGAATAATAGATCAGAGTATCAGTGATGAGATCGAGTTAAATAACAATGATTATAATGCGTAATATGGAAGATAAAGATATAAAAACAGAGATCAGGGATTATCTTAAAGAAGAGGCGGATACCCATATAAGGCATTGGATAGCCATAAAACGTGAGAGCAAGCGTCTGTATAGCGATATTGAGGATAGGACTAAGAAGATAGCCCTTAAATCATCTTCGTTGATAAAAGAGGAGGATTTTGTCGTTCTTCATGAGATGACCCATAAGATACAGATGTTGAATATAGAGGCTGTAAAAGTCAATTCTAGGTTGATGTTCATAATCCAGTTGGCTACTAGCTTCGGTATGGATCTGGATTTAGACACGACATATGCGTCCACCGCCAAGAGTATTATAGAAGACAGAACGTCTGGATTCGTGTTTTATGATGACAAGGAACGTCTTAGATATGCTGACAAGGAGCTTGAGGATATGTTCCATGATATGAGTGTGACGGAAGTAAGTAAGATAGGTGTTGTTCAATCTTATGAGCTTCTTATGAAGCAGTATAACGAATTTAAGGAAATAAAGGCCAATGCCACAGGGAAGACGAAAGCCGACGAGTAAGGATGTTGATCGGGTTAATGACAATCTTGAGGTCATATCCAAGGCCGTGGATGATGCCAAGGCTTATATTGATAAGCATCCTTGGGACAAGGAGAAGCCGGAAGATATGGCAAGGGCGTTCGATTTCATATCCAAGTTGATCGATAAGATCAATTCATGGAATGAATCGTATATGGAAAAAAGCGGAATCATGGATGTATATAGGTCTGTAAGCAATGTCCAGAAAAAGGAACGTAAGGGTCAGGTTTCTGGTGGAATCGAGTCTGTTTTAAAGGATATTATAAAATGAGTCTAAGCACGAGTCCAGAATTTTATGTAAACATGAAAAATCCTCCTGTATGGAACGATCTGTTCGGTTGGGAGGATCAGGATGACGATGTTAAGCAGTTCTTTAAAGAAGAGGCTTATAAGGTCAAGTACGGGGTGACTATCAATGGTACGTTCATCCCCCCATGGCTTTATTGGCATGTTAATTTCTTCCCCGTATTCCAGGATCTTCCAAACGGGGAACGTGTGCCAGCGATCAGTCGTTTGCGTGATAACGAATGGTTTTTCGCCGAGATGTACCAACGTGCCCGTCAGGAGAAGAAAGGGTTGGGGATGTTTGGTACTCGTCGTTTTGGCAAGGCTCTTCTGGACTCGGAGCTGATATATACTCCTTATGGACCTAAGAGGATAGGGTTCGCTGATATCGGGGATATCATATATGGCGATGATGGTAAGCTTACGACTATAGTAGGCGTATATCCTCAAGGATTCGTTGATATGTATAAGGTTACGTTTGAGGACGGGCGCAGTATAGTATGTTGCGGTCAACATCAGTGGAAGGTTAAATATCATGGTGATTATAAAGTCATGAGTACGATGGGTATTATCCACTCTGACTTCTCTAAAATGACTATAGATATGGGGGATGCGGTTGATTTTCCTGAGCGGCGTTGGCTGATATCACCCCAGCTCATGGGGTCTCTGGTCGCCTCCTTTCTTTGTGGCGCTACCGACAGGATCTTTGAGCTAAGCAAGAAGGAGATGGATGATGTCATTTATTCATCCAAAAAACAGAAAGAGTTGTTTATAAGCTCATTCATGAAGATAGCTTGCGGTATAAGAACCGGCGATGATCGTTTTAAGGTTGTTTACAAAAGTGAGTATATTATATCCTTCGTAAGAAGAATATTCTGGTCTATGGGATATTATTGCGTCATGGATGGTGATGATATGTATATATCCAAGACCCATAACAGACTTAGGATATCCGATATAGATTATTACGGGAAGTATAAAGCTACTTGTATTGAGGTCGATAACAAGTCCCATCAGTTCCTTACCACTAATTTTGTCGTATCCCATAATACGACTATCATGTCATCCCTTCTTCAGATGAACGCTACCATGACGATCGGGCTTAGTCATTCCGTGGTAGGTTTCAGCGATAGCGATTTATCTAATATAGGTGAGTATTGTGAGTATGGTCTTGATCATGTGCATCCTTTTTTCAGGATCAACAGGACCAAGACCGACTGGAGTTCGGGCGTTACATTAGGCAAGAGGATGTCCAATGGCGTACGTGATATCCATGCCATTATCTCTATAGCCAACATCAACATGGGTAGGAAGACCTCCACTCAGAAGACGGCTGGTTTGACACCGGCTACGGCTATTTTCGACGAGGTTGGTAAGGGACCTATCAAGAAGCCGTACACTGCCGCTATGCCTTCCTACGACACTCCTTACGGCTGGCGTCTTAGCCCTATCTTGGCTGGTACTGGTGGTGAGGTAGAATTATCCAAGGACGCTCAAGAAATGTTTTCTGATCCTGAGACCTACAATCTTCTGGTTATGGACTGGGATATTTTAAATCGTAGAGCCATGAAAGGGAAAACATGGAAAGAACGGAAATGGGCGATGTTCGTTCCCGGTCAGATGGCTAACTCCGGTGTTAAGAGAACTATAGGATTGGGCGATTATCTTGGTAAGCCTGATGACAAGAAGCTTAATAAGATCAAGATCGACGCTACTGATTTCGAGGCTAGTACCAATAAACTTAATGAGGAACGGAAGAAACTATCTACAAAAGATAGGGTTGCGTACACTTCTCATACCATGTTCTATCCATTTACGATCGATGACTGTTTTTTAAGCTCATCCCAGAACCTATTTCCGGTCGAGTACGCTATCAAGCATAAGAATGATCTCCTTGAGTCGGGGCAATATAGCGGTATGCTGTGTGATGTCTTTCTTGAGTCAGGTAATAAACTGGGGACTACTAAATCGAATAAGCAACTGGCTGGATTCCCGTTTAGCGGCGGTGTTATTGACGCTCCTGTCCAGATATTCGAGATGCCTCAATCCAATAGGTTTGATGATTTTATTTATGTGGCGGGCCAAGATCCGTATAAGCAGGCCAAGTCTGATACTCCTTCATTGGGATCCTTTTATATATTCAAAAGGCGTGTTGGTATCCGAGATCCTTATGCCTATAGAATAGTTGCCTCTTACGTATCCCGCCCATCATCTATAGACCAATTCTGCCGTACGTGCGAGGTGCTTCAGAAGGGATATGGTGCTATATGTCTTATGGAGAACGCTGACCAGATGTATGAGCAATACCTTAACCGGAAGAGCGGCATGCCTGCGTCCTTCTTCTTGTTCGCTGGCGAGGCTATAGCCAATAAGTACGTGAAGGCCGGCTCCCGGCAGAACAGCAAGCTAGGGTTGTACCCTACCCCCGGCAACCAGAACCTGCTCTTCTCCTGCGTGGTGGATTATTGCTGGCAGGATTTCGTTATCGGTTATGATGATCAGACTGGTCTTGATATAACTGTCAAGGGTATTGAGCTGATCGATGATATAGCCCTATTGGATGAGATAATACAATATAAGCCCGGATTGAACGTCGATAGGATAATAGCGTTCGGGCATGCGTTGGTTCTCGCCAGATATTTTGACGATAACAATTACATGCCTAAATCGAAGATCGAGGAGATGAATAATGCCCGCAAGGAAGACGCTTATAAACACCATGAGGTGTATGCCTCTGCCTTTGGATCGGTATCTATAGGAGCTTTTAGGTAAATGAATGTCAATTAAACGCCTATCTTTGTTGTAAATAAAATTGAATAATCATGGAAGTGTTTAATAGAGATCATTCGTTTCCAGCAAAAGGAGCGTTATTAGGATTACCTCCTCAGGCTATTTCCACGAAGAAAAAGAACAGGAAATGGAAGGAGGATTGTATGGACGCTCTTGAGACGATAGGATTGAAACAGTATGATCATAACCAGATGTACCGTGACTATTATCTGATGGCGGATGGTAAGTTATCTTTTATGGAGATGGCGGATGTCATCCCTCAGTTAAGGAACGTACAGAAGCTAAGGAGCGATATAAGGATACCTTCTTTCTTGAAACATTATGATATCATAGGTGGTATCGTAAACGCCTTTGAGGGATGGCTGACAAACCTACAGGATAAGTATACGGTTAATGAGGTAGGTGATATGGCTATAAGTGAGTATGAGGATACGATGTCAAACTTACTTCATCGTCATATACAAGAACAGTGGGATATTATCGTCAATCAGCGTCTTGTAGAGGCTGGTCTTGATCCTACGTACAATGAGTTTAACTCTGAGGAGGAGCGTCAGGCTTATGTTCAGCAAATCCAACAGGCCAAGACGTCTATGACCCCTGATGATATCCAGAGGTTCATGAGTACAAGATGGAAGACGCAGGCGGCGGTATGGGGGGATCATACGATCGAGGCCGACCGTAGCCGGTTTTATATGGATGAGCTTGACAGGGAGAATTTCCGGGACCGTCTTCTTAGCGGAAAGATGTTCCGGAATCATTTCGTTGGTTTCGATTACTACCGTCCGGAGGTATGGAGTCCTATGGAGGTTTTCCATCCTGATGTAAAATACCCGCAATATGGATCTTATGTAGGTCGTCTTCATTATTACGAGGGTGTCGAGTTGATATCAAGATACGGCCATAAGATGACAGCCAAGGACAAGCGTCGGATTATGGGAGGTGACGATGATTATGAGGGATGGGTATCTAATGACGGTGCTAGGTATGACTGGAAGAAAAAGAAACCGTCTATTACCGGTATGTACGAGAATGAGGTTGTCCCATGGAAGGGATACCATGACTATGAATCTATAGTCGCCGCTGAGGATTACTACGGCGTTCCGATGGGTGAGTACCACACCTTCGGGCCGGACGGGGAGGAGCACACCCAGCCCCGCTTCTTGCCCCGCTTCCATCCATTTGGCTATTTTAACTCTGACATGTCCAATGGCAAGAGATATGAGATAGACTCTCGCCTTTTTAGGGTCATGGAGGGATATTGGGTATCCATGAAACCGGTATTCTTAATAACTTACATGACGGAGACCGGGATGGTGGATCAGGAGCTTGTTACCGACGAGCTATTGCCTGAGTTTTTGGAGAAGAACGGGATAAAGAAGGTGAAGAGGGTGATGGCAGAAGCCGTTGGTGATCCTGAGGTTAATACCTATATCTTGGAGTATGTGCCTGAGGTTAGGTTTGGAGTTAAGATCACCGGAGGTAATTTAATGGATAAGCCTATATATATCGGTGGGGATCCAATACCTCATCAGATACATGGTGACAGCAGTCTGTATGATTATGTCATTCCGGTTTCGGGATTTATAGGGGCTAGTCTAGCTGATCGCATACAGCCGTTCCAGATGATGTATAACCTTGCTATGAACCAGTTATACAATAACGCCGAGAAGGAGATCGGTAAGTTCTTCTTAGGCGACTTAGGATTCCTGCCTACGGAATATAAGGATATGATGGACAAGAAGGGAGCTTTGGCTACTTTTATGCAGATCGTTAAGTCCGTCTCATTTATGGGTGTAGGTGGTAATGACACAAACAATCCTTACCAGAATCCGCAGATGAGCAGCATATATAATCAGTTCGGTGTATATGATCTTACTAATACGGATCAGATAAGATCCCGTATGGAAATGGCTTCTTACGCCTATATGATGGCTTATAGGATGATAGGTATATCCGAACAGGCAATGGGTCAGTCAACGAGATATGAGAGTTCTACGGGCGTAAAACAGGGAGTTAACGCTACTATGTTACAGACCCAGACTTACTTTAATGATTTCGATGACTTCAAGAAACGGACATTGGATATTCATCTAGCCGTGGCTCAAGTATGCCAGAAGGAAGGATACGATTGGACCGTGATGTACAGAAACAGCGATCTTTCCTTGGCTTACATCAGTCTTACGGATAATAGCTTGTCGTTACGTCATCTTAATGTTATGGCTGTCTCTAATTCCAAGAAACGTCTGGAATTGGAGAATTTGAAACAATATATATTACAGACAAATACGTTAGGTAATGACTTACTTGATATCACTAGGATGATGAGCGCCAACTCAACGGCTGAGATGAATCAGATCGGAAGGGACGCTAGATCTTACGCCGATCGTGTAAGGCAGGAAGAATACCAGAATCAACAGCGACTTGTCCAGCAGCAAGCTGAGGCCGATCAACAGGCTCGTAATGATGAGCATGAGAAGGATAAGGAGCTGGCTTATATCAAGGGCAACTTCGACTTAAGGGGTAAGAGCATAATGGCCGCCGGTCAAGCGGCTAGGACCGAGAACAACTCTGAAGGCATGGATTATGTCGAGGCTATGGCTGATAGGGCTTTAAGGGAAAGAGATCTTGATATCAAGGAAGAGGATATGAGAACCAGACAGGCTAACGCCGAGGCTGAGCGAAGATCTCGTGAGGAGATAGAGAAAAGGAAGTTGGAATTAAAAGAAAAGGAGATAGACGCTAGAAACAAACGTTCTGATACAGATAGGTTTACGTCGATAATAAACAAGAATTGATTACAAGTTTTGTAAATATTTTTACAAAATCTGTAATCATTTTGGCGTAAAATTCTGTCATATACTATAATGGGTTTGATTTAATTGGTAATTGGATTAATAATACTTTTGTAAAAAGCAAAAAAGGAAATTGTATGAATGACATGGGTGATTTCGCTAAGGGTTTTAAGACCATGAGTGTCGAGGAGCTTTTTTACCGTGGTGACGGTGATGGCGATAAGAATAGTATCGAGGGTAAATATGATAAGGATGGTAATCCTATAGGTGATACCAAGGAAGAGCCTGCCGACGGCGGAGCGGCTGACGGTGGCGGGGATAAGGGCGGCGACGCTACCAACCCAGACCCGGATTCCTTTGGCGAAGGCGGTACTGATAATAATAACGTGGTATCAGGTTTTAACGGGAAATCTTTCTTGGAGAAGATGGCCGCCAGAGGTATCATCGACAGTATCGATAACCTTGATATTATGGTAGATGATAAGCCAGTCGATCTTTCTACTATCACAAAAGAAGATGATCTACTTGATATAGTGGAGGGATTGATCAAGGATAAGGCCGATGAGTTGTTGAAGGATAAGGTTGATACCGGTTCTATGTCTGACTTCATGAAGAAGATGATAGAGGTGGATAAGGCTGGAGGTAACGTAGGTCAGCTTCTAAACCAATATCAGAACATTCAGGCGCCGTTGGACAACCTTGATATGAGCAACAAGAATGATCAGCTTGCGGTCATCCAGCATTATTATAAGATGTTGGGTATGCCGGAAGACGAGATAAAGGATAATATGGAGATGATGATTGGTAAGGGCGATGAGTTCATTGAGTCCAAGGCCAATAAGTTCCATGATATTCTGAAAAAGGAGATGGATAACCTTATCGAGGAGGAGAAGAAAAAATCCGAGAAAAAGAAACAGGAGTTGATTGAGCAGATGAAGATCTATAAGAAAGGTCTTAAGACGTCTATAAGCTCAGGGTTCCAGTTGACTGACACGATGATAGGTAAGGCTGTCGATTTCGTTACCAAGCCGATAGACAATCAAGGTCATACGGCTATAGATAAAGCTTATTCGGAGGCTATCAAGAATCCGGACATGGCCGCTGATCTGGCTTTGTTCTTGATGAATAAGGACGAGTTCCTTAAACAGAAGACTAACAAGGCTAAGATGGAGGTTAATAAGAAGACCATCACTCTTCTTTCTGGCAATAAGGGAGGAAAGCAGAATAAGAATAATATCGATAATGATACTATAGAGGCTAACTTCCTTGATCTAAGTGGATCAAAGAGTGTATAACATTAAAAGATAGATAATTATGAACCCTTTTTTGACAAAAAGTTTTCCGGCTACCGTGAATGGCGATAACGTTATTGCCTTCACCGATGCCAAGAATTATAAGACTTCGCTCGTAGAGCATAACTTAGGCTCATTGGCGAGCTGGTATTATGAGGATCCGGACAAGAATCATTTGGGTCTGTTGAATCTGTTCTCTAATATCGCTAACTATCCTGTCCCGATGTATATGGGTATGATCAATAACGGCGCTACGATCTCCGTAAACGGTATCGGGGCTTCTTTCCGTTATGATTTACCTGTTACAAAGACATTCGCCGTCGTTACGGCTGAGGATACTTCAGGTCATCATCTAAAACCGGGTATTGACGGTGGTTTGTTTGATATTGTTTTGAATACTTCTGAGTTTACGGCTTATGATGTCATTACCTATGACGCCGCTAACGGCTGTAATATCCTTATCTCAGGTGAGATCCCGTCTAAGACAGAAGGAGATTTGACACGTTATTGGGGTCGTGTTATTGGCGGTAAGGCTAAATACTTCCCTAAAGAGAAATTACGTCCGGGTATCCGTTATTGGAAGATCGGTCATGCCCTTGGTGAGTACAGTACCCAGTTCTCTAAGGTATCTGGAGCTGACAAGGCCGGTTCCATGACTTGTGAGTTCCGTTTAGGAAACCACCGTGGTGTTGAGGGTGAGACAACTATGTATGCTGGTATGAAGTCCATGCAGGCCGCCCAGAATAGCACTTCAGAGTTCGTGGAGACTGCCCTTCGTCGTATGAATGCCATGAGAAGCGAGTATGAGGGTAATATTCCTGATTTGGCTATTATCGGCAAGACTGTTAATGGTAGACTTGATTTACGTACGGCTAAGGTAGCGTCCACGCTGGAGGTATTCTGTATGGCTGAGTTGGTTAAGCTGGAAGCTAGACAGTTGATGTGGCAAGAAGGTGGTATTATTATGGATCAAAATGGTCCTATCCATTTGAATGAGGGTATCTACCGTCAGCTTCGCCGTGGTTATACTATCTACTATAGTCGCCCGATGGGTATTACTAAGGATACTCTTATGGCTGCTGCCGCTTATATTTTCCGTGGTCGTCAAGATCTTCCTATTACGGAGCGTAAGATTAAGTTCAAGGTAGGAGCTATGGCTATGGTCAACTTAGAGAAGTTGATTAGAGAGGCTTTCTTTACTACGTTGAGTAATTTGAGCTGGGGTATGGGTAGTGACCGTATGTTGCCTTCTAATCCTATCTCTGGTACTAATGATGCTATGATCTTAGGTCCGGTACAGGTTAAGGGCGCTTTTCTTCCCGGCATCGGAAATGTAGAGTTCGAGCACGATCCTTCTTTGGATTACGCTGACATGACAGATCGTAGCGAGTTAGTGAATGGCATGTATCCTAGATCCTCTTATTCTTGTATTATTGAGAATATCACTGACGCTGGATCGACTAACGCGTATTCCGCTATTCCTAATACGGCTAACGCTAAGTTAGGTAATATGAATAACAACGTATTTTATATCAAGCCAGAAGGCGTAAGCATGTGGTGGGGTTATGAGTACGGTCGTTGGGCGCACAAAGCCAACGGAAATGAGATCGTATCATCCTTGCCGGGCATGAAAGAGCAATTCTGGTGTCACTCAGCTTCCGCGGCTTGGGTTATGGATAACAGCAAGTTCTTGATCATCGAGCTTCAACCGAACTACTTCGGCTAAGTTTTTTTTCATATGTAATTTGGTTTTTAGAGGGGAGGATATTCCTCTCCTCTTTTTTTAGGAAAGTAACGCAAAAATAAGGAAATAATCTAAAATAATATTAATTCCATATAATTTCATTATATGGTTTTAATATATCCATAAGGATCGGATTATTAGCCTAAGTCTTGAAACAGAGTCTACGTTATTTGAGAATACATAGTTACCAAGGAATGTTTGCCCAAGTTCCTTGCTCTAAGGTAAGTGATTAAACAGGAGTAGTGTATTTGCGAAACAGTATTGCTTATATATAAAACCTCAAAATAACATTGGCGATGGGTACTTACAGGGTTTTACCCTGACTTATGTTGAATAAACATTGAATTAGTTTGTAAAATGGTGTATGTACAAGACATAGATGGTAAACCGATGATGCCTACGACAAGGCATGGGAAGGTTAGACAGCTGCTAAAAGATAAGAAAGCGGTTGTCATAAACACATGTCCTTTTACCATCAAATTGATGTACAAGACATCCGATTACAAACAGGAAATTGTGTTAGGCGTCGATGCCGGAACCAAGCATGTTGGTTTATCCGCTACGACGAAAAGCAAGGAGCTTTACAGCGGTGAAGTTATTCTTAGAAGTGATATTGTAGAACTTTTGTCTACAAGAAGAGAGTCAAGAAGAACGAGACGAAATAGGTTGAGATACAGGAAACCTCGTTTTAACAACAGGATAAAAAGCAAACGTCTAGGATGGGTAGCACCTTCGGTGAGACATAGGATTGATGCTCATATCCGTGTTATCGACAACATCTGTTCTATCCTGCCGGTATCCCGTGTCATCGTCGAGGTTGCCCAGTTTGATACCCAGAAAATAAAGAATCCCGATATCTCCGGTGATGAATATCAGGAAGGAGATCAACTTGGTTTTTGGAATGTCAGGGAATATGTCCTGGCAAGGGATGGGCATAAATGTCAACATTGTAAAGGAAAGTCGAAAGACCCGATCCTGAATGTTCATCACATCGAATCTCGTAAAACAGGAGGTGATTCACCATCCAATCTCATTACCTTGTGTGAAACTTGTCATAAGGAATATCATAAAGGGAATATCGATTTGAAGGTGAAACGAGGCAAGTCACTTCGTGATGCTGCGGTTATGGGAATCATGAAATGGAAGTTGTACGAGGAGTTGAAATCGAGATATCCAAACGTTTCAATGACTTTCGGTTACATCACGAAATACAATCGGATTAAATACGGGATTGAAAAATCCCATACATCCGATGCGTTTGTTATTTCTAGGAACTTCAATGCGAAACGAATTGAACGTCAATACTTGAAGCGTTTAATTCGTAGACATAACAGGCAAATACATAAAATGAAAATTTTAAAAGGAGGAAAGAAGAAAAACAATCAAGCTCCTTTTGAGATTTTTAGGTTTAGATTGTTTGATAAAGTATTGTATAACAATGAAATACTCTTTGTTTATGGAAGAAGAAAATCAGGAAATTTCAATATCAGGGATTTCAATGGAGAAAATCCAAAGGATGTTTCACACAAAAAGCTTAAACTCATTAGGGGAAAGAGACATCTGATTATATTAAAGTAAATGAACATATTTAACGAATTTAACGCAAAAAAGGAAATGAAAGAGATTTTAAAATCAAAGAAGGTATTGGTCGAGGTAAACGGCTTCAATATCATGTCAGATACCTTGTATGAGGTAGTAGGTAAGCACGACGGAAGCGCTCCGCAGGCCTTCCAAGACGCCAATATAGCCAAGGCTCCGTTCCCGGAGAATGCTACTCACGTATGTTGCCCGTGGGATGATTTCTCAAAAGCCTATAATACGGGTTTTTATCCAAGATCAAGATGTTATAATGGTATGGATAAAGATGAGGTTGATAGGTTGGTTAATCAACGTGTCAATAATATAATGAAGCCTTTTGAGGATATATCTCAGAAGGATCTTTCCCAGACTAATCTAGAGTTTTGGGATGACGCTAAGGATAAGATATTCATGGGTAAGGTTTATAACACGGCTAATACCGTTGAGTTATTTTATTTATATCTGGCTGTATTTTCTGGCATGTTGACTCCTCAGGAAATGGATGGTGATCCTATTTTCATGAACTCCATGTTCTGTTTCATCGAGAAAGATAACGCTAAGGATTTCGTTCAGCAGCGTGAGATCAATAAGATGAATATCAGCTATAAGTTCATCAACGCCCTTAAGAAAGGTGATAAGGAACGCCAGGCTGTCATTGACCTTCTTCTGTACATCGGCATCGTGACCCGTCCTGATTTCACGGAGGATGATTATTACACCGGATCACTATCAAACTGGATGAACGAGAAGAAGACCAACATCGATTATCTGCTTGATATCTGGGATCGGTCATTGGAGGGCGATTTCAAGGAAGTTCTTGAGTTCTATCGTATCATAAACGTCCTTCAACGTAACGGTCGTATTAACATGACTCCATCCGGCTTGCAATATAATGGTCAGATCATAGGCCCTGACACCCGTACGTCCGCCGAGTTTTTGGCTACCAAGAAAGATCTTATCAGTATAAAGGCTAATGTCTTGGATGAGTACGAGGAACTTATGTCTATTTCTAATATAGACGATAAGACCAAGAAGGTTAAGGATGTCAAGAAGAAGGAAGACGTAGATGAAGGTGATAAGGTTAATACGGAGGAATAACGATGACGATCCAAGAAGCGTATCTAAGGTCTTTGCAGAAGAACGAGCAGAATCTCGCCAATGGCGGGATTAAGCTTGATCCCGGGAGGTTCGTGCTTTTGTTCAACGAGGCTCAGGACAGGTTGATAAGATACTATCTTAATAGGAAGGATGATGAGACCATCCGATCTATACAAACTCTTCTGGTATACTGGAAATCGCTTAAGGAGGTTAGTCATATTGATGATCCCGAATCGACATCATTCGGTCTTCCTGATGATTATTTATGGTTCTCAAATATAAAAGGAGCGTTTTCTTATAAAGGATGTGAGGTTGGAGATTTTGTCATGTGGGAGGCTAAGAACGAGAATGTTCATGAGCTTCTTGGGGATGATAACAATAGGCCTTCTTTTGACTATCGGGAAACGTTCTACACCATAGGTGACGGGAAGGTCGTGGTGTATGAGGACGGCTTTCGTACAGACGAGGTCAGGATGACCTACTACCGGAATCCGGTACGGGTGGATCTGGCCGGGTATATCAACGCCGCCGGTGAGCGGTCCACGGACATCGACCCTGAGCTGCCAGATTCTTTGGTGGAGGAGATTCTGGATATGGTCGCCAAGCAATTCAACCTTAACGAGAATGAGTTGCAGAGGTATCGGTTTGATAAGGATAATGTGGCTTCCTTTAAATAAAACAACATTAGTTTGATCAGAAGGCCTGCTCAGCGATGAGTGGGTCTTTTTTTGCTCATATATTTTTGTATATAAAAATTTTATCAATATATTTGTTATATATAAAATTAAATGTGTATAATATGAAAACTAATGTTGTTATGATCTCTAAAGATAGAGACCTTTTTGGTGTTACTATCAAGCAAGATACTAAAACATCTTTTATGTCATTAACTGATCTGCAAGAGGCTTATACAAGGAAAAGGATTCAGGAAGGATGGAATGATAAGAGGATAGAGAATATACTTTCTAACAAGGAAAGTGCTGAGCGAATATACTATATTCTTGAAAAACAAGGATATATGATAGAAACAGGATTTCCTGTTTTTATGGAAATGGTTGAAAAAGAGTCTCTTATAAAAGTAATGAAAAAGTTTGGCGCTTATAAGACTGTTGGTAGGGGCGAGAACAGGAGAACTATGTGTAATCCTTATATATGGGTTCTTGTAGCTATGGAATTGAACCCTATGTTGTATGCCGAGGTTGTTACGTGGTTAACTGATAAGCTTATTCTTAATCGAATAGAGGCTGGTGATAGGTATAATGCTTTGTCTAGGGCGGCTTCTAGATTTAAGGATGTAGATTATGTTAAGATCGCCAAGGGTCTTAATTATATTGTTTTTAATATCCATGAAAGTATGATCAGGAATAAGGCCACGGAAGCTGAGCTGAAGGAATTGGAGCAAACACAAGGCAATCTTATATGGGCTATAGATATGGGTTATATAAAAAGTTTCGATGAACTTGTTGATATGATGAGGAAGATGTATAAGAAAAAGTGGCTTAAATAATGTTTTTACAAAAAATGTAATTTATTTATATGCCTATACACTCGTGATTGTGTTTTATTGTCGTGAACTTGTTTATTATTATGTTTGCGTTAGGTAAATATCCGAAATAACATTAAAACAATATGATTTAATCAAAGTTTTAATGTACCCGAAAGGATCCGGTTATTAGCCTAAGCCTTGAGACAGAGGCTACGTTATTTGAGAATATATAGTTACCAAGGAATGTTTGCCCAAGTTCCTTGCTCTAAGGCAAGTGATTAAATAGGAGTAGTGTATTTGCGAAACAGTGTTGCTTGCGAAAAACCTCAAAATAACATTGGCGATGGGTACTAACAGGGTTTTACCCTGACTTATGTTGAATAAACATTGAATTAGTTTGTAAAATGGTGTATGTACAAGACATAGATGGTAAACCGATGATGCCTACGACAAGGCATGGGAAGGTTAGACAGCTGCTAAAAGATAAGAAAGCGGTTGTCATAAACACATGTCCTTTTACCATCAAATTGATGTACAAGACATCCGATTACAAACAGGAAATTGTGTTAGGCGTCGATGCCGGAACCAAGCATGTTGGTTTATCCGCTACGACGAAAAGCAAGGAGCTTTACAGCGGTGAAGTTATTCTTAGAAGTGATATTGTAGAACTTTTGTCTACAAGAAGAGAGTCAAGAAGAACGAGACGAAATAGGTTGAGATACAGGAAACCTCGTTTTAACAACAGGATAAAAAGCAAACGTCTAGGATGGGTAGCACCTTCGGTGAGACATAGGATTGATGCTCATATCCGTGTTATCGACAACATCTGTTCTATCCTGCCGGTATCCCGTGTCATCGTCGAGGTTGCCCAGTTTGATACCCAGAAAATAAAGAATCCCGATATCTCCGGTGATGAATATCAGGAAGGAGATCAACTTGGTTTTTGGAATGTCAGGGAATATGTCCTGGCAAGGGATGGGCATAAATGTCAACATTGTAAAGGAAAGTCGAAAGACCCGATCCTGAATGTTCATCACATCGAATCTCGTAAAACAGGAGGTGATTCACCATCCAATCTCATTACCTTGTGTGAAACTTGTCATAAGGAATATCATAAAGGGAATATCGATTTGAAGGTGAAACGAGGCAAGTCACTTCGTGATGCTGCGGTTATGGGAATCATGAAATGGAAGTTGTACGAGGAGTTGAAATCGAGATATCCAAACGTTTCAATGACTTTCGGTTACATCACGAAATACAATCGGATTAAATACGGGATTGAAAAATCCCATACATCCGATGCGTTTGTTATTTCTAGGAACTTCAATGCGAAACGAATTGAACGTCAATACTTGAAGCGTTTAATTCGTAGACATAACAGGCAAATACATAAAATGAAAATTTTAAAAGGAGGAAAGAAGAAAAACAATCAAGCTCCTTTTGAGGTTTTCGGATTTAGATTGTTTGATAAAGTATTGTATAACAATGAAATATGTTTTATTTATGGAAGAAGAAAATCGGGATGTTTTGACATTAGGGATTTCGATGGTAAGAACTCTAAAAATGTTACATATAAGAAGCTAAAACTCATTAGAGGAAAGAGATACCCAATTATATTAAAGTAAATGAACTGATTTAATAATTTTAATAAAAAAAACGAATTATGTTGCACAGACCGCAAGACCGGGTACTTTTCGTACCCCCGCACGCTAAGATGGTGGATGTTGATTCCATCTTCTTGAAGGAAGGTCAGCTTGGTATTTATGATACTAAGGAGACTTCCGAGAACGGTTGTAAGGCCGTGATTGATTTTACCGGTAAGCCTCGTAATGACAAGCGTTATGAGATCCGTATCGGTCGTAATGAACAAGCGGCTTCCCGTTCTATATATGACAAGGATTTTTCCACGCCTCTGTTCTCGTTGAATGAGATCACCGAGATTTACGCTTCTTGGCCGAAGAAGGATCACGCTTATGTCGATGACGTTATCTTAGGATACAATGGTGTCTCTGACGACACGGCTTTCTCCGTTTCCAAGGGCGACCGTATCGTTATCCGCTTGATTCTCGCCGGCAGGGCTTTCGAGCTTCTTGGCTATGAGGAAGGTCGTGTAGAGATCAATGACGCTATCCTTTTGGATGATTGTGATAATACGCCAAATCAATGCGAGGAGTGTGATCCTTGCGAGGAGGTTGATTTGTTGCCCGCCGTATTGAAGTGTATTGAGCGGATGAAGAACCAGCCTATCGCTGGTGGTGGTAAGGTGTCCGATTATATTGATATCACTCCGGTCACAAGATGTACTAACGAGGCTACTGAGCCTGATACGGAGGATGTCAATTTCTATTGCATGGAGGTATGCGATACTGGTGATGATCTGGCATTGGCTGAGGTTCGTGCCCAATATCCAGGATTGAAGATCGTACGTGAGACTATCGAGGGTAGCATGTCACGTTATAAGGTGATGAAGAAAGGCGCTAAACCGGCTGATTATACTCAACGTCTTATCTCTATCATGAAAGGATGTACGGATTGTCCTCCTAACTATACCGAGGTTAAGGGTGGTTATCTGTATTCTATCTCCTTGGAGGATGACGGTGTCGATATGTCTACTACGGTGGAGTCATTGCCTAACGTTGTAGCCGATACGGTTAATAAGATGAGTCAGATCAAGGGATCAGGTTTGTATATTGCCGCTACTTCCAAGAAATTGACGGATGAGGAGATCTCTACTTTCGTGGAGGCCAATCCTACGGCTATTATCTACTATGTGGCTAAGACATCCGATATGTGTGAGAATCCTACGGTTCGTACCGCTTCTTGGTCAGCTTGTGGTTCTTGTAAGGTATCCACCGAGAAGTATTATATCACGATCCCGGATGATGAGTGCGGAAACAGTGCTTTGGAGGAAATCAAACAGGCTTTCCCGGAACTGGAGATCACCGACTACGGTACTCCTGCGGCTTGCCAGCATAGCTTCCAGACAACGGTATATACTAACATGTTGTGTGATGAGTGCGACAAGGTGTTCGAGGGATTCTTCACCAGCGAGGCTCCGGCGTCCTACCGCAACCGTATGTGGAAGAAATTGGAGTCGGCTCAGGAGCTTGGTACTAACTGCAAGTGCGGTATCCGTTTCCGTGGCAAGGAAATGTTGTTATCTCCATCAGAGTGCTTGATGGATAAAATGACTTATGTAGAGGATAGCGTTGAGATCGTTGGCGCTAGCGGCGGTTATCCTGATTCTCTTGACGAGGGGTCTCCTATCTGGTGGGATCAACTTCATTTCGAGAGACTGTCCAGCAAAGCGCCACGTACTCATGTCGGCGGTAATATGATGGATGACGAGTTGAAGGGCTACGCTCATTTCAATGGATTCCCGAAACATCAGGATTTCATGGGGCGGACGTTCATGAACGAATATAGTCGTGTAGAGCAAACGGCTCAGTACGTTGACTTCCAGATTACGCTCAATCCTCATAGATACGCTCAGGGATTCGGAAAGGTTATCGCTGATGATCCTATCAACTTGATCTTACGTGTACGTTACGGCGCTCATGAGGGTGTTCAGGAGATGATTAACATGATCGGTGCTGCCGCTGGTCTTGGTCCGGCCATCGTAACTGAGCCGAAATAAAGAACCTTTTTTGCGTTCATATATTTCCTAAAGGGGAGAGATTCAATTCTCTTCCCTTTTTTTGTTATCTTTGAGGCAGTAGAATTAAAATATGATATTATGTCTGCGATAAATGAGTATTTAAAGAGACTGGCTTCCATATTTGGTAGCATGGGTTTCTCCGTTCCGCCAGATGACTTCTCCGGTGTTGTTATAGACGGAAAGACGTATCCGGTCATGATGAGGAATGACGGGTGTTACGTGTACTTCGATGATAAAGGAGTAAAGAGACTTGTAAGCGAGGTTCCTAAAAAGGACTATCAGTTCATTAACATCAAGGACGCCCGTGTGTCGATCGTCAACCAATGTTATCGTACTCCGGGAGGTCAGGTAGAGGCTCGTATCCATACCTATATGAATAATAAGGGAGAGATACTGGCTGAGAAGATATTTATCATCAACTCTTCAGATGTTGATACGCCTATTGGTACGGAATTGGATAAGATTCCTGCCGAGTGGGTGGCTATAGATTGTGGTATAGCGGAGATGACCGATCGGGAGTTGATATTCGTAAGTAAATGTTACGCCACGGAGGGGGGCAAGGTCCAGATCGAGGGCGTTGAGTCGGTAGACCCACGCCTGAACCCGGAGGTATCCCATTATGAGGTGGTGAATACGACTGACGATAGCAATCCTATCGGTACGGAGTATGATAAGATACCCGATACATGGAGTCGTATAGTATGTGATTTCCCGGACATGACCCAAAGGGAGATAATACCGGTGCTTAAATGCTTTGATACCGGAACCGGAAGGGTGCAGATAGAGGGATATAAGATATTTGATTACGAGATGGGTACCAGAAAGGAATGGTATCGCGTCAAGCAAAGTACCGATCCTGAGAATCCGGTAGGTAAGTTTATCACCAGCATAAGCGATGACTGGGTTGAGGTCGTTTGTGACTTCACGGATATGGAGGACCGGGATATTGAGGTAACTGTAGAATGTTATAAGACACCGGCCGGTAAGGTGAAGCTGGAGGTTCTCACGTCATGGGACGGGAATATAGGAGTTAGGGATAAGAACTATAAAGTCCTGGAGACTACCGACCCGTCACAACCTGAGGGCGCCAGCTTCAGTTCCTTGCCAGATACGTGGGTAAGGACTGTCTGTGATTTCGACGATATGGAGGAGCGTGACATCAGGTCTTATGTCGAGTGTTATGACGGAGGCAATGGCAATGTCAAGCTTCGTAGGTTGGTTTCTTATGACTCCAAGATAAAGGCAAGATACGTCCGCTTCGAGGTGCTTGAATCGGATGACGCCGGCTTCGTTCCGGGGGCCGAACTGGCTACCCTCCCGGACGGATTCTCTTTGGTGTCTTGTGATTTCACGGATATGGAAGATAGGATGCCTATTGATATCGAGGAGTGTTACAAGACATCAGCCGGAAGCGTGCGTATGAGACATGTGGTGTCTTATGACGGTGATCTTGGGAAAAGAAACCAGTTCTGGGAGATTGTGGACTCGTCTGATAATAAGTATGGGCTAGGAAATAGGATAAATAATATCCCTGCGGATTTTATCCGTGAAAGGTGTGCTCTAGAAAGGTTGGATGATCGTATTACCAGAAATGCGGTAGAATGTTACTCGACACCTGGAGGATCGGTAAGGATTAAATCCACTTACATTATCAACCCTTTAAATCATATTAGGTCGTATAATCATCATGTATTGAGTTCTACAGATAATGATATCCATGTTGGTACTCAATATGCCTCTTTGCCATCTAATTTCGCCCGTATCGAGTGCGAGGAGCCGGATTATATGGATCGACTTATCGATACCACTGAGACTTGTTATGATACCGGAAAGGGTACGGTGAAGATCAGGAGACAGGAGTCGTTGAACGGAAATCTGGATGTAAAGACTTTCGACTATAAGATCGTTGAGTCTACCGACCCCGATCATCCTATCAATACTACCCCTACGCAGACGGTTATTAACGGCTGGACGGTTATCAGTTGTGATCTTAATATCATGGACGTGGATGATTGTTATGAGATCGGTGGTCATAAGATACATTTGAAGGGATTCAGGACAGTCAATCCGGCATTGCAGGATATTAAGTCTATATTGTATGTCGTGTACTCTGATCATCCTGATTATAATGTAGGTGATGAGCTTACCTCCATACCTGATGGAGCTAAGGTAACGATCTGCGATTACGCGGATAAGAGCCAAAGACATATGGTTCCGGTGCGAGAGTGCTATGAGGTGGCCGATGGCCGGTTCTATGTGGAGGGGAGCCGGTTGATTGATAACAATATGGTCGTAGAGCGGACGTCGTTGATGGTGATGGAGTCATCCTCTACTACCTACCCGGTGGGGACTACGCTGACCGCCATTCCTGTTGGCGCTACTATCGTGGCTTGTTTATGTCAAACCTGTTAATCTGAACGGCTATGGTTAAAGTATGTAATGATTATTTTATGATTGACGCCTTAGCTGGAGGTCAGGTCGTAAGAAAAAGGAAATATCGTCGTGAGAATACGATGATAGGATATAAGTGGTATGATTATAATGGGGTCGAGGTAACTGACCCCATTGAGATATCACGTCTTGACGGATTGGCTACTAAGCATCAACGTGTTGATGAGGCTTATGATGATCATGCCATTTTCATGTCGTCAACCAATTACGTTAACAGCGTTTCCGGTATACCTATGGATAAGCATATGGTTGTCGTTGAATGGAGGCCGGATAGCGAGCAGGGCTTTGTAACCATGGCTCATGATGAGGGTCTTGATGGGGACAGCTATTATATAGTTGTTATCAATGCCGGAGATAAGCAGGCTACGATCTACACCCCCGTGGACCCTGAGGATCCAAAGGATGGGACTTCCCGTGCGGTTGATGGCGATAACGTCTCTGTTGGTGGATCATATGTCTCTATATCCCCCAAGCAAGTAGAGAGGATAAGGGCTACTTTCCGTGATGGTAAATGGTATTATGAGTTAGTCACAAAAACATATCCTAGTAATACTGGAGGCATTAAGATCGGGGATGTTGATTTTGTGACGTTCAGATATTTATGGGAATCAAGTTCCGGAAGGGACTTGGACACGATGACGGAAGCCCTTAATTCTAATGTTCCCACCATAGATAATCTTGCTGTAGGTTGGTCTGGTCCCGGAAATGGAGATAGCTCTGTTAGAGAAGTTCTTAAATGGGGTGGTGATAATACCGGTTCTGGTAAGGAATGTGTTTGGATGTCGGTGAAGGATTTAAGGGCTAAATATTATGATATCCTACCTGAAGAGACGTATTTCATGGCCTACGCTACATGGTTTGGATCTAAAGGTACGGGTAAATGTTCTTTTGAACTTGTTGGATACAAGGGAGGTACGATGAGCCAAGACGGATATAATTTCATCAATACCGGTGGATCTGTGGTGTATCAAAATACGTATGATTTTGTTTGTCATACCAGTAAGGGTTCATCTACGTATAAGACATCCTACGAGAAGGTGGCTCGTGTTACCTACAATAAGCTCACTAACGAGGTTTATATGTCCATCGGTGACGCTATAGATCAGGAGGATAATTATGATAAGTTAGAGCGAGAGATCAATAATATAAAGGAAAGACTTAGCGATGTCGAGAGCGAGTTGGCTGTCGTAAGACGTATAGCTGAGGGCAAGAACGCGGCGTATATCTTTGATACGGTCGATGCCATGAATGAGTGGCTGGCGGTTCCGGAGAACACGGCTAAGCTCCGTGTGGGGGACAGCTTCTGGATCAGGGAGCAGGAGGTACCTGATTATTGGTGGGATGGAACTCAGGCTTTAGAGCAGGAAGGCCCGAAGGTTGATTTATCTCCTTATTATACGAAAGACGAGATTAATAATATTGTCAATGATATCAATCAGAAGATAGAGGATAAGAGTACGTCTATTATCTTCGATACTTATATCCAGATGAAGTCTTTCGTGGATGATCCAACTAACGCCGATAAGCTTAAGGAAGGTACTATCTTGTTGATACGAGAAAAAAATGTACCTGATTATTATTACGATGGAGCTGGGATAGTTAAGATGGAAGCCGACGTAGAGCAATGCCTTTATGTTACTTTGGCTAACAAGCCTACGGAAAGCACTATAAGTTATACTCAAGATCGGGAGGTGACTAATTTCGCTCCGGGTGCTATAGCTAGATGGGTTGACGCTGACGGCAATGACGTGTTTTATAAGCTTGTTGAGATAGTAGGTGGTAAGGCTAAGTGGATTACCCTTATCGATACTAAATACGGTAATGTGACGCTACAGAGCACTTACGACAAGAACTATGAGATTGTTAATATCGTATCTGGATCACGTTTACAAGCTATAAATAGCGAGAAGAATGATATCAAGTTCGTTAATAGTGCTACGGGTAACGTGACTGTCGTGTTGAATGGGACCGTATCAGGGGGAGCCAAGAAGCTGGTGAGTATGCTGGCGGTTAACGAGGTAGTCTTGACCCCCGGAGCGGCGGTGTCGTTTACCCGGAACGGTGATGAGTTCGTGCTCACGGAGTTGTTTGGCGTTACGATCTTCCCCGATCTGGCGGATGCCAATCGTGAGGGTGAGTGGGTCATGAGTGTAGGCATAACCGGTAAACCGATCCTCATGGAGGTAAAGGAGATGCGTAAGTGGGATGAGAGTATAACTAAGGAGCTTACAATAGATGAGCTTAACGAGAAGTTCCCTAACGTGGATATTGGGTTCGCTGTCGTATGTAAGACCATCAACAAGGTATATGAGATGGTTAACGGATACAAGGAATGGGTGTCTTATGGTATAACCTCAATTAGTTGATATGGGATTTTTGGTAGGATATGATACGGTCTTGTCCTCGGTGACGTTTTACGTTAATGAGGACAGGTTCCCTTGTTATAATGGGAGGAATGCTGATTATGTGCCTGATCCGATAGTAGATTTAGGTAATTTTAATCGTAATCTCAGGTTCTCGGCAAACAATCCAGGATTCGTGGACGTCGATTGGGGTGATGGGACAAAGGATCAATACCCTTTGGTCAAGATATCTGACGGTAGTTATAGGATAGTATTCAGGTCTTTAGATATTGAGTACAAAAAGAATCCTGACGATACTACATGGTGGTTCAGGAAGGAGGATGGGTCTCAGTATATACCGGTTCCTCCACATAAGTATAGCGATATCAGGCGTAGGGAGGTTACGATGAGGTTCTCTAACGTAATCAATGGGGAGTTCAATATGGATGGTATTGTCCTCCATGAGTTTCCTGTAGTTAATCTACCTGATATAACTTATTTGGCTATGGCCAGATCCGTTCTTAAAAATGGCGATATCCCATATGACAGGATAAGTAAGAGCGTTAATCTTCGTAATATACAGATGGGGTCTTTTTCTCATCCTGGTGTATGGAGTAATTGGCCAGAAGGTTTTTTGAACATGAAAGATCTGAGGTATTTCGGATGCAATAGCATTTTTAACTTCGGGGATGATCCTGATTCTAATTGGAGAAGATTCTCTGAATGGAAGAATCTTACAGAGTTTAACTTCAACTGGTGTAACATTCCTTCTTATGATCCGGCTTTTAATTCTATTCCGGCAAAAAGTATAAGCATTATTAGCGATCGGAATAATATACCTGTATTTGATGAGGTGGATAAGGTAGGGGATGATAAGGAAAGCGTTACTTTTATGGCTCGCGGTAGTTCATGGAAGCAGGATTTAGTGGGAGGTAAGTTGAACAAGATTCAGCGGATATATTGTGCATCAAGCACGGTGCCGGTAGATGATCTTCCAGATTGGTTGTATGAGGTAAGGGAGTTTAGGGAATGGCTTTTATGTGATGAAGGATTTTTTATAAATACGCAGGAGAGGGCTGATACATTCGTAAATACATTTTATGATAAGATAATGTCGTGGAGTTATATAACGATGTCACAGACGGCTTCTGACGGCAACAGGAATCAGTTTTATAAACTTACCTTAGATTTATATACTGCCGCAGCTCCTACTAATAAGAGACCATCTGGCGTTTATCAAGCCCCTGAGGGGTTTGTTAAGGGTGTTAGCAACGGTAATCCTACGACGCCTATGGAGAAGGTGTATGTGCTTACCAACAACTACGGGCAGACGTGGATCTTGGCACCTGCCCCGGCTTCCAAGGCCGCCCTTACGAGGGCACGGCGGGCGGGGAAGACTAGGATCGCCCCGTTCGTCCTTGGCGTAAAGGACGGTCATGTATCCGTATTCAGCGGAGACGTGTTGGATGATAATATGAGTAAGTATAATTTCGCCGACAAATACGAGGCTATAGATATCTGTAACGATCTGGGATTGGACAGTTCACCGGTTGTCGAGTATTTCAGGAGAATAGAGGAGGGAGAGGTATGAGGCTGATATGTAAGGATACGAATAAAGGGTCTATAACCTTTTTTACTAAGGGTAAATACGCTTTTAGGGGCGTTAACAGGAATGATACTACTGATGATGTGCCTGATCCTATATTGGATGGTAATAATTATAATGAGATTATAGGATTTTATTCTAATGCTCCCGGCATGTGCGAGGTTGATTGGGGAGATGGGAGTAAAGAACAATTCCCTTTTGTAAAGGCTAGGAGTGGATCTATATATGGTCAATATAGGTTGATGTTCAGGAGAAGGGATATAAGTTATCGTAAGAATCCAGACAGTCATCCATGGTGGTTTTACAAAGAGGATGGGAGTGAGTATGTTCCCGCCCCCAATCATACTTATGATGATGGCATGGATAAGGAGCGTGTGATATCCATGTCTTTTACCAATGATGTTACGATGATGGAATCCTATAGGATTATGATGGTAGGTTTCCCTATACTTGATATGCCTAGCCTTATCAATATAATTATAAGTATTCCTGGGGATCGTACCATAACAGATATACCAAAGGATAGGATAATGAGATCGGTAAATATAGAGCGTATAACATTAAGTGAGTTTGGTGTGGATACGTTGACGTCCATTCCGGAGGATTGGAATAGACTAACTAAATTGAAAGGTCTGAATTTGTCCAAGTCTATTGACTTTAGTGATACCGAAGCTTCCAATATAAGGAAATTCCCTTCCATGTGGCCTAATTTGGAGATATTGCATTTAGCTGGTGGAAGGGTTAGGGTATATCCAAGGGAATGGCTGTCTTTTAGCAAGCTAAGAGAATTATATATATCCCCGGGAGTAGCTATGCCATCGTTTGATCCTAATACATGCCCGGCTATGGATGAGGTGGATAGGATAAATTCTAGTTTAAAGATTTTCAGTCATATAAACAGATGGTATGGATCTGTTGTAAGTTGGCATCCGTATATGAGTGGTAAGGGGTTGGAAAACATTGAGAGTCTCGACGCTTCACATAGTTATAGTAATATAGATGTAAGTAATCTCCCGGATTATATATATGAGATGAGGTCTATGAATAGCTTTTATATGCATTTCTGCTTGTCAACCCAAAGTCGATGTGATACGTTTATATCAACATTATATGATAAGGTAATGGGGTTTAATTATCTCACTATGTCCTCCTCTGCTTCTGATGGCGAAAGGAATCAGTTTTATGGATTGTATTTACTTATGTATTCGGCTTCCAGTCCTTCTGATAAAAGGCCTAGTGGCGTATTACAGGCACCTTCTGGTTTTATAAAGGGTCAGTCTAATGGCTCTCCATCGACTCCTATGGAGATGGTTTATGTGCTTATGAATAATTATGGATGGAGGTTTAGTATGGCGCCAGAGGCTTCGGTGTTAAGGTCAATACGATCTTCTGATATTGACACGAGGTCGTATAAGCCATATAAGCTTATCGTATTTGACGATGGGCGTACCTTTGTAGGCAATGGAGATGTTTTAGCTCATGATACGGATAAGGTATTATCGTTTGGGGGTCAACCAGAAGGGGAGTATTTATGTGATTCTATGGGATTGGACAGGAATGTTATTGTAGAATATTTTAACAAGATAGGTAATGGCTAAGACATTATATAAATACGAGGCATCATCCAACAAGTTCGTGTGGTTCACCACATGGGATAGGGCACTTAGAAATTATTATACCGATGATTATAATTATGTACCTGATCCTGTCGTTGGTAATCCTTATAATACGTTTGTCGAGTTTAGATCCAGAAAGCCCGGTATGGCTAATGTGGATTGGGGGGATGGAATAAAGGAGCAGTTTCCTATGACCAAGGTTCAAGGGGAGGATAATTATCGTATTATATTCCGTTCTTTAGCGATACAACATAAGAAAAATCCCAATACTACGTGGTGGTTCAGGAAGGAGGATGGATCGCAATACGTACCTGTGGATAATCATGCTTACGCTGATGGGAGGAGGGACGTGCAACGGGCTGTGTCGATAGATTTTACTTGTGATATTTATTATGCCAATATCCAAATTTGTAAGATGACGGCTTTCCCGATTGTGGATATACCAGGACTTGAGTTTTTGGTCGTATCCCATACGATGTATGTTAATGACGGTATACCTGTAGACAAGTTGTCAAGATCCAAAAAGTTAATTTATATCGATCTTCAAAATATAGGGCAAAGAATGACCGTAATTCCTGAGGCTATAACCAGTAAGACAGAGGTATATTATTTAAATATGTTTAATATGCTTGATCTTAGGGATATAGAATCTAGCGGGATAAGGAATATAAAAAATATGAAAAATATTCAAACCCTTGAATTGTCTTCATGTTATTTGGATAGGTATATAAAGGAGTTTAATGATCTTCCTAAATTAACTTCGTTGAAAATACATCCTGGCCCTTCTGATATGTGGAATTATTTTGATATAAATACCCTTCCTTTTTTCGAGGTAGATAAGATAAATCCTAATATTACTGATTTTTATTTTTTAGATGACTGGGTAAATGGAGAAAGGAGGACGGGTTGGAATGATGATAATATGTCTGGAAGGGGATTGGAACATCTTACTAGTTTCGTTGCAGCTCATAGCAATAGTCTTAGAATGGATAAGCTTCCGGATTATATTTATGAGATGAGGGCTATTACATGGTTTAACGTGAATGCATCCACTCATAGCCAAAAAAGATCAGATGATTTCGTGAACTCTTTCTACGACCTTGTTGTAGGATGGGATCAGATTACTATGACATCCGTGGCTAAGGATGGGAAGAGGAACCAGTTCTATAGTCTTTCGGTAAGCATGTATAAAGCTATTTATCCAACCGAAAACCAGCGTCCTTCCGGAACGGAGCAGGCGCCGGAAGGATTCGTGAAAGGCTCGTCCAACGGGTCTCCCGCTACACCTATGGAGAAGATATATGTGTTAAAAAATAACTACGCCCAGAGATGGACGATTAAACCAGAATAATATTATGAATATCAATATTTTAAAATTAAATTGGGGGGGGGGGGTAAAATCCTATTTGCTTTATGATGAGAAGAAGGATGTTACCCAAAAGGAAGATAATAGAGGTATTCGAGGAGCTATCTCCTCAGGATAATGGATATTGGGAGGTTCCTGATGGGGTCTATGAGGTTGAGTTCGCGTTGGTCGCCGGAGGTCTTAATGGAGAATATTCCGATGTATATAATGCCGGGAGTGGCGGTAACGGAGGTGGTGTACTGACTGGGACTATATCCGTAAATCCAGGTGTTACATATAGGGTGGTTGTAGGAGATATAGGTGGTGATAGTATATTCGGTATATATCAGGCTATTGCAGGTAAAGGTGGAAGAGGCGGATATGGAGTTGAAGGGGATGGTCATGATCCTTCCCCGGGAAATCCAGGGCAAGATGGATCATATGTTTTTAACAACAAATATCCTGACCGATATCCTTATCCTATGGGCGCTGGTGGTGGATCGGGAGCTTATACAAGAGGATGGAATATGGGCTTTTTATCCGGAGGGAAAGGCGGAAATCACGGGGGAGGTGATGGAGCTGGAGTCGAGGATATTGAGGGTGTTATTATTAATGGCAAAAATGGAGGTAATGCCACTTATTATGGAGGTGGTGGAGGAGGAGCCTCTAAAGCGTCTAATAGTGGAGCTACGAGCGGTCGAGGAGGATCAGGTTATCGTGGTATTATTATTTTGCATTACTTTAAAAATTGATAATATGAATAGAAATGATATTATAAAAGAATTAGGTTCGTATTTTGATATAGTGGAATTGGTGTGTCCTCATACATACAATAAGTGGAAGGACAGATCGTGGCAGTTTCTTGATACAGCGTTTCTCTATAATCTTCTTATATTACGGAGGGATATAATCAAACAGCCTATGTATTGTAATAATTGGGACAAGCAGGGGCAGTTTTCCCAACGTGGTCTTAGATGCAACATCTGCCAGATAGTTAAGGATAAGAAAGATGTTTATCTATCCGCTCATGTGTTGGGTAAGGCTGGGGATTTCGATGTCAAGTCGATGACGGCGGAACAGGCTAGAGGCTTGATCTTGGATCATCAAGATATGTTACCATATCCTTTCCGGCTTGAAGGGAAGGTGGGTTGGTTACATTTTGACAGCCTTGATACGAGGAACGGTATACACGCCGTGGTGTTTTAGGTACTTAACGGTATAGTGGTTAACTTTGCGTATAGGGTATAAAATGAAAGACAAAGACATGATAGAGCGAGTGGGGGCTTTATGGAATATAGCGCTTGCGTATGGTGCCTCTTGCTGGGCTTACTTCCAGCCAGTGCATCATTTATTGACCGTATTACTTATAGTATTAATAGCGAATTTTTTGGCTAGGTTAGCGCAAAGCGTAAGGGGCTGGAAGCTCCGTAGAAGCCGTAGGAGGAGGTTTAGTTTCAAGAGATGGCTTAGGGAGGTCAGGTTCACTGATATTCTTAAGGAGTTCGCTTTGTCTTGTTTTATAGTAATGACATTATGTGTTATATATAAGACGTTATACCCGATCGAGGAGGAGGCTAGCATGATACTTACCGTTACCAAATATGGGGTGTATATAGCCCTTGTTGGATATGTGATGCTTTTCCTGAATACGATAGGGGATGCTTTCGCTGACGCTTATCTGGTTAAGGTGTTCAAGGCCGTATTCAAGAGGATAAACGTATTCAAGATGTTTGGCTTCTCTAAAAACATACCTGACGAGATGTTTGACGATATAAAGAAGATTGCTGATGATAAGGTTAAGGATAAGTCTTAAGGCTGTTTTTTGTTTAGGTCTGTCGCTATTCCTGTCCTCTTGTGGAAGCAGGAGGCAGGTTAGCGAGGCGTCTATTGATAGCCGGCTGATAAGCAGGATAGAGACGATGATAAATGAGGTCATGGACCGGAAGATCGTAGAGATCAGGACATCTGATCTTAATGCTGATATTGTCATAACTGAGAGGAAATTCGATACTACGAAGGAGGTGGATCCATCCACTGGGGAGCGACCCGTGTCCTCCCAGACGGACGCTCATATCGTCATCGGCCGGCGGGATAGCACGGTGACGGTCGATTCCCTTGGCATTGATAAGACGATTACCGGTGTTAAGGATATTGACAAGAAGACAGACATCGAACATAAGGACGTAGATGATAAGAAGGAATCAAGATGGCCTATAGTGTGGATAGTAGCTGGTATCTTGATGATATTGTTGGTATTGGTGTATATATTGAAGAAGATAAAGATTTTGTAATTATATATTATAAAAAAGGAACTATGATCTCTCACCGTTCCTTATCTAATTAGTTTTTAAAGGATATGCAAATAGCATAGAGGTCAGTCCCGGATTCGAACCGAGGTATATGGTTTTGCAGACCACCGACTAAACCAACTCATCCAACCGACCGTATCGCGAATATAAGGATTTTATTTGACCAGATGACTTAATCGACCATCTTTTTAACTAACAATTTTCCTTAAAGCCAAATAGTTCTTATTTAACTTCTGGAACCGTAGAGATAATTGTATAGACAAGTATTGTTTTTAGGTGACTCTTGTTGGAAGCCAATGAACAAGGTGGCGGCGTCATGGCGTGGGGCTGGTGGTTGCCTTCCATGGCCGGCCAGGAGCGGAGCGACTCACGATCCACCCTGCCGATTTCCTTTGGCACTTCACGCTTTAGCGCAGAAAAGAAGTAAGTATATAAATTCATTAACATTTAACATAGGTAGTAATTATGCGAATAAGATCGAACAAGAAGATGTGATAAGTATGCAGATAATTTAAACATAAAGCATTTTTGGTGGTATTATTGAGATCTTTATTTACATACATACTACTGGTTTTTAAGTTAATGATTTTTAGTTATCTACTTTGAATAATAAAATGCGTTAGCTAATATCAATTCATTAGTCAAGTTATTAATTAACAATAGGTGGTTATTAAAGGTAAGAATAGTTTATAATGGATTTTCCTAGAGAGGGTAGCGAAGCTTCTTAATACACATGTCACAAAATGAACAACTGTGTTTCAGGTACTTATCGTATTATTGATATAATATCATTGATATGTAGTAAAATTAGCCACGTTTTTACTTCCAAGAATCATATCTTTTTCGTATATTTGAAGTGGTTAAGATAATGGTGATATGAAGTTTGACTTGAATTACATGAGGAAATGTTCTTCTATGATAAAAGAATTTCCTGTATATACTGAGGCTGAGAAGAAGCAGATAGTTGAGGGACGCTCTTGTATTAAGCTGTCTAAAGGTCAGCCTATATATCCACGTAATTTCAAGAAGCGTAGAGATACTTTCGCCGGTGCTGATTATACCACGGCTAATCCAAGGGATATTGATCCTAACAACATCTATATACCTCCTTATTTTAGGCTTAAGATTATCATGGCTATTATCATCAACTTTGATAGGGCTATTGCGTTTAACAGGATATCGGATAATGATTTTAAGCTGGGTATGACATATCGGTTTATTTATGAGCATGTTGGTTCGTTTAAGTGTTTTGAGAAGGCTTACAGCATGGTATCATTAGTTATTGACAACGAGTTGTCAATCATGAGATCCATTGGTGATTATAATTACAAATGGAATATGCGTAAGATATATCCATCATGTTTCGTAAGCAAGGCTAAATTTAGATATATTGGAGGTGGTGAAGATATTTCTCCAGTAAGTTCTAAGGAGAGAGCTAACAAGGCTAGAAAGGCGGCTGTTGATCATAAGGTTATGATTATGGTGAATATTATTGGTACGAAATCAATCAATAGTATAAGGAATATTGTTAAGTCAAACGGTAAGCTTAAGAATAATGGCAACAGGGCTGATGGGAGAAATGATAAGACTCTTTTCAGTAAATTCAACAAACGCCTGGATCATGAGGGATTTAAAGAAATGAAGACCTCATCCTTGTATAAGTATCTGAAATCGGCATTAGAGTTTTTAAGTGTAAGCTTATTGGAGTTAAGGGCTTTTGCTGATAGGGCTGCTTCTGATATAGAGAACGGGAAGAAGGGATATGTTCCTGATTTCTGCTCTTTTGATGATTGTTTTGATGTTTGTTCTTTTATGGAGGATTCGTGATGGATAATTTAAGCGTCGTAAGAGGTGGCGATATATCTGTTATCTTTAATCATGATAACGATATGTTTAACATTCAAGAGTTATCCGATTCTATTGGATGTAATAATGTTTTATCATCTATTGTGAAAGACCCGTTAAACGGATCCATGTATGTCGTAAGGGATGTTTCTGGTCAGAAGTGGGGTGACATCGTGGCTTTGGTAAGATTTGGATGTATGCTAAATAAGTCAATTATAAAGGATTTGATTATTAAGTCTATTAGATTGTGGGTAGAGGTATGTGATATATCTTATAATAATGTTGGTTTATCTATATCCGATCCTATATACAGTACTTTTCTTTTTAAAAGTTATATGTCGGTAGCTGGAGATAATACCGATCTTAATAGGTTTGTTGTGGCTCTTAGAAGTAGGATGCTTACCTATGATCTTAAGTCTCTTTATCTTTATATAGCCATGTTTATGGCTATTAATGGAGGTATTCTTCTTAGTGAGGAAGATCTACTTGCAGCTCTTATCTTGTAGCTTCATTTGTTATATTGTTCAAATTAGTATCTTTGTGAAAAAGATATTAATATGAACCAGATAAATATCATACCGAAGATAATTCATGATAAGTTCGCCGCTAGAATTATCATGGATGATTACAATATAGAGAAACCTATCGTTATTACTGTCGTGGCTAGACGTAACGATGGTGAGTATAATACCCAGATATTGACATACCCGACATCTGGCGTTGATTATGAGGGTAATGTAAGGGTGGTGTTTTTCGATGTCGCTAGGTCTCATGTTTGCCAGATAACATCGGTATTTATCAACGGTCATGAGGTCAAGACATATTATACCGATATCCCGGATCTTGATATGCAGGCTCGTTATGACGATAGTTTGTGTAGGTACGATAAGAAGGTTAATATGAATGATATTCGGTTGTCATTTCAGGTGCTAGAGACACGTGATCCCAAGGTGTTGCAGGTACTGGATGAGTCCGAGTGGGGGCTGCTGGAGGACAGGAAGGCGATCATCGAGATCACTACGCCGGGCATGTCCGACCCCGTTACGTTGTTTCTTGGCAAGAATCAGGTCAATACCTTTACCAGCCTAACACTAGGTCTCAATTGCTTTAATTACGATGATTGTAATGTCAAGTATCTTGATCTTCCAGACGGTATATATGATATTAAGATCATAGGTAGCCCTTCTACTTACAGCTTCAGTCGCAAGTATCTTAAGACGGATCTTATACGCAGACGTCTCGACCGGCTATGGATTAAGACTGATGTCTTATGCGAGGACAAGGATAAGGGTCTTATAGACAAGATACAGGAGATGGAGACACTTATGGCCGTAGCCGAGGCGAATGTCAGGTTGGATAACATAAGGGCCGCCCATGAGATTATTGATCGTGTCGGAGAGCTTCTTGAGATGGCTACCAATTGCGTGGATTGTTAAACATAAAAATATTTAGTCGTGGGTTGTAATACTTGTAAGGAAAAGGCGTTAAGGGCCGAGAGAGAAAGGATTGAGAGAAGTATGATGAATCATTCTTCTTCTACCGCTGTTAGCGATATGGAGTACGCTTCTAGGAGCACCGCTGGTTGTATGGTTATGCAAGATCCGTTGCAGACCATGGAGCGTGACGTGGTTAGTATATATAAGCAAGTTCGTACTAAGGGTGATGGCGTTGGTGTATCTTATCTTAATATGCAGAAAAAGATCCGTGAGTGGATCAAGAACCTGCCGTATGGATGCCCGCCTGACGAGGAGGTACAGGAAATGAGAAAGGAGATTCTCGATGGGCGAAATAATTATATATTAAGATAAATGAGATTAGTTGAGAGACATATTATTAAGGATAATCGTTTTGAGGATATTTGCCTTAAATCTGGATTGTTGTACAATTACGTGCTGTATCTGGTAAGGCAGGGTATTTTCAATAAGGAGTATTTTAAGGAATATGATCTCTCGACTAAATTAGGTAGGGAAAATCAATTTGATTTTAGACAATTACCATGTAATGTGTCGCAACAAGTGGTTGGTCAGGTATTCAAGAACGTTAATTCATGGATCAAATTGAAGAAGGATTTTGATAAGAATCCTGGTAAGTATAACAATCATCGACCTCATCTTCCGAAGTACAAGAAAGGTAAGAAGCAGAATATGGTTGTATTTACGACTTCCACTTGTCGGATAAAGGATGATGGTTATATCCATTTTGTTAGGAATGTTGTTGAACCGATAAAAACTAACGTAAAGAAAGATGAGTTAAAACAGGTAAGAATAATCCCGCAAGCCACATGTTATGTGGTAGAGGTGATTTATGAAAGGAAGGAGGTTAATTTGAATATTAATAAAGATAATTTCCTTTCGATCGATTTAGGATTAAATAATTTATGTTCATGTGTCAGTAATGTAGGCATCAAGCCTTTCATTATAAACGGGAAAGTTATTAAATCATTGAATCGGTGGTATAATAAGAAGAAAACCAGATTGATGTCGTATGTTGGCGATAAGGGAACTTCTAGGAGAATAAGAAGGATTTCTTTGTATCGTAATTGTTGGATCAATGATAAGATTCATAAGATCAGCAAGTATATCGTAAACTTCTGTGCATCTAATAATATAGGTCGTATCATTATCGGTCTTAACAAGGAATGGAAGCAGGAGATAAATATTGGTAAGATAAACAATCAGCATTTTGTCTCTATCCCTCATTCTAAGTTAATTGATAAGATAATGTACAAAGCTAAGTTGTTAGGTATGGAGGTTGTTACTCATGAGGAATCTTATACGTCAAAGATTGACCATCTGGCTTTTGAGGAGATGAAACATCAAGATAATTATCTAGGTAAAAGAAAACGTAGGGGATTGTTTCAAAGCTCTATCGGCAAATTGATAAATGCGGATATTAACGGGGCTATTGGGATAGTTAGAAAAGTAATCGGCGATTCATGTGTAAATATGATAGTCGGTAGTGGGTTTGCGTTTAACCCAATTAGATTGAATATCTTGTGATATAAATACTAGTTTGATAAATAAAATTTAAAGTTTTAATAACGTGGGCGCGCAGAGCATATTAAACCTTGATAGGACGGATTTATGTAAGGTCGTAGACGAATGGCTGTCTTGTCAATGGGGTAGATATATGAGATACCATAGGTATAGGATCGGTGACAAGCCTGATATATCCTATTGGGGTAAGATAATTCGTCTGCAAAGGTCATTATGTGATAATGATTGCGGGTTATGCCCGGATGAGGTAAGATCGTTAAAGGAACGTGTTAATAAGTTGCTGGCATGAGAAAATACAGTTGTTCACATATAACCCCGTCCACTTGCGTACCTTATGAGGGTGATCTACCAGAGTGGTCAAGGCATAAGGACTCTGATGAGTGCGTTATGATCTCTGACGTGATAGAGGAGATATATGACGAGCTTACCCGTATTAGGGAGGCTATAGATGTCCGGGATCTTGGTGAGTCTTGCGTGAAGGTAAGTGGCGATAAGACCGTAGCGAAAGTTCTTTATGCTATTGAGGATAAGATTTGCAATGGATGATAAGCCAATGGAGAAAAATCGACATTGGTGATAATCAGATGTATAGATATTGATTTATGATGTATTGCTAGATGTTAAGCTACTGTAAATCAAGTATTCAATTTGTAAGGAGTCTTCTAAATAAGTAGGTTAGATAGATACTCTTGCAAGTTGTAAAATATCTTTATGTGTTAGATATAAAAAATAGCCAATTGATTTGTCATAGACGATTCGATTGGCTATTTTTGTATGTCCATCATATCTCACGATGTAATGGACATAGGTTATTTATTATGAGTGCAAATATAATTATTTCCAATGATTCTATGAATAATAGTAGTAGGATTTTGGCGTCTAAATCCAACGAAAACGGATTATCTACAATATTTAGCTACAATGGTAATGATATAACTTTCAAAACAGAGAACGGTATCACTTATGTGAATGCTACCGAAATGGCGAAGCCGTTTAAAAAGAGACCAAATGATTATTTATCGTTATCTTCTGTAAATGAGTTAATTAATGCCATTACCAGAAAATATGGTAATGCTGATTTTCAGCCTGTTACGATTATCAGGGGTACGGTTAATCCTGGCACATGGATGTGTGAGGATCTGGCTTTGGATTTCGCTCAGTGGCTTAGCGTTGATTTTAGGTTATGGTGTTTGGACAGAATTAAAGAGCTTCTCACTACAGGCAAATGCGTGATTCCTGATTTTAATGATCCTCCCGCCGCTGCTGAGGCTTGGGCTAAGGAATATCGTGGCAGGGTAGCCGCCGAGAAGCTGGCGTTAGAGGAGAGGGCCAAAGCCGAGGAGATGGCTAAGGTTCTTGAGTCGAAGAAAGAGGATATAAAATTTTCAGAGTCGTTTATCATGTCTGGAGAGTCAGATTTGCTGGTAAGGGATTTAGCCAAGAAGCTTGAGCAGAATGATATAATTATAAGCGATAAATGTTTACGAGATTTTCTTGTTAAGATAAAGATAATAGTCAAAAGGGTTAAGGTTAATGGAGATTGGGAGATTACGGCTAATGCTGTAAGGAAAGGGTTTGCTCATTATCGTGATAAGAATATATGCACCGAATCTGGTAAGGTTATATATGCAAGGACTATCTATATAACAGGAAAGGGTTACCGGTATATATTGTCATCTATAAACGGTAGTAAGAAAAGCGATTTCATATTATGTGGAGGCATGTTCAGGGATTATGGCGTTTTTGCCGGATCGGAGTCATTTAGTCATTGGGATAATTAATTCCATTTTTGCCCAAAAACTGATAATCAGGTAACTGCATATTTGCATTTACGGTTATGTGTCTCATATCGGTAAAATATCTATATTTGCGACAAAGTGAATCACAATGATATACGGTAACAAAGAAATAGTTCGGACGTTCACCAGAAACAACCCGCCTGCCGGGTACGTGGGCGGCTCTGTTGACTACCGGGTCCCGGCCAACGTCTATTTTGGCGATACGCAGGAGGAAGCTGACAGTAAGGCTGAGGATGATATCAAAGCCAACGGTCAGGACTACGCCAATACATATGCCGACATAATACCGGCTGTATGGTATAATGATCAGGTATGCGATGAGTTTATCAAGAACAATTGCGTAAGCGGTAGGGGGTCCAAGGAGCAGGTATGTATAGAGGAAGGCAGGTTTGTCTCTTATGTATCCAAGAAAGATGCCAATGATAAGGCTAGGGTGGAGCTTGGACGGATCGGGCAGGGGGAGGCCAACTCCGTCGGGGCTTGCTGCGAGGACTGGGCCTCACAGCCTCTTCGTGGCTTGTTTTACAAGAACGACTGCGAGGCTGGCGCATCAGGCAAGGAAGGTATTGTATATGAATTACCAGCCGGAGCTGTCATATCCGATATCTCCCAGATAGACGCCGATACGTTAGCTTATAGGAAGTTTATGAAAGAAGGTCAGGAGAAGGCTAACGCCGAGGGTAGTTGTTCACCTGTATTCTATAATACGAAGATCGGTGATTGGTTTGAAAAGGTATGTCCGTTCGGATATAAGTCCGGTAAAGTATATTACTCTATCAAAGCCAATAGGTTTAGGTCATGGATATCGGTTGAGGATGCCAACGCCAAAGCCCGTGAGGTCTTGATGGTAGAGGGACAGGAATACGCTGATCTTAATCTTGAGTGTGAGAAATGGATTGAGAATATCGATCAAGAAGATCAGTGTTATTGGTGATAATACCTTTTTGTTTTTCCATAATTTATAGATTAGTGCTTGGAGGGGATCGTGTATCTCCTCCATTTTTTGTATATATATCAATGGTATTAAGTTTATATACTGTGATTCACTTGTTTGTATGTTGAATATATTTTATATTTGCATACCTATCTATTCATCTCGAACCGATAGGTATTATGTTTAATTTAAAATATTGTTCAAAGTTATGAAAAGTAGGGTTGAAATCAAGTCTTCCGACAGGAAATTGATGGGCGTTGTCATACCGGCGCTTAGTGATAATGGTTTTGTTAATATCACTTTAGCCATGAAGGTTTTGTCTGATGATAGGCTTAAAAAGGGGCTGTCTCCCAAGAAGCTTAATGATATCATTAAGTATGATGGGTTTCAGGAAAAATGCAGGGAGATAATTAGTAGGCTGGAAAACAGGGATTTATGTAAGCGGATAAATATCAGCCTACAAAATAAGGCTCTAAATCTTAGCGATTTAAATAAAATGGGATTAGCATGTCGAAAAGGTAAGGGGGATGGTCAAATGTGGTATATGAATCCATATCTTTTTCTCGTGGTAGCCATGGAGATGAGTCCTGAGGTTTGCGCTGATGTTGTAATGTGGTTTGTTGATAATGTTGTAGGGACAAGAAATGCCGCTGGTGATGCTTATATAGAGATGTGCAGTAGTGTATCTTCACTTATAAGTGATAAAAGTAATTTAAAGGAGTTGTTATCAAGGATAGCCAAGGGTATAAATTTCGTCGTGTTTGGCGTGCATGAGGAAGGGATAAGGAATAGAGCTTCTTTTGAAGAATTGGATATGATAGTATCAATAGAAAGGAATATATCTTATGCTATTAAGGCTGGATATATAAAAGATTACAATGGTGTTATAAATGATTTGGGAAGGCAATGGAAAGAAAGATGGGGTAATCCTGTTCTTAAATTGAAGTCTTGATTTTATTTCGTTGTTATAATTCGCAGATATAGGGGATACGAATGTCGTATTCCCTATATTGTTTAATGGAGTGTGTTATCTTGTTATTAAATCAAATCTGTATCTTTGTTGAAAACAATAACATTATTAATATGTGTAGTACAAATGGTTGTTGTCATGATCATTCACGGGAACGTCCCGAAGAGTGTTGTCATGGCGTTAAGATAGATAGGTTTCTTAATAAATGCCCTAACGATCCTTGTGATCCTTGCGATCGGGATTGTCAGGACGAACCTTGTGTTGGTTATGGATGTCCTATAACCTTGTATGATAAATGCGTCTTGTACTCAGGCGATGAGTTGGTGGTGGATGGTATAGAGAAAGGTACTGATATCTCTGTCGTTATAGACTCATTGAGGCGTATTATAGCGTCTAGGGATAAGCAGATAGATTTATACCATCGTGAGGTTCTGGATTTGAAGAGGATTATAAACGAGCTTGTCAACGCCGGTGGTAGCGGCGGGGATAGCGGAACTGAAGAGGAGGTTTGGTGATGAACGGTTGCAACAAAAAACAATACAGACCTACTGTAGACGACACGAAAGTACCGTGCTCTACGTACATGAGTACCGATTGTATTTACCCCGGTGATAAGGTACGTGTGGAATCATTGGGATTGTCCCCTAATTGTGATATGTCCGATACCCTTAACGCTATGATAAAGGCTATACGGGATAGGGATGCCGAGATACTTGAATTAAGAAGAATGATCAATAAATTGATTTGATATGAGAAATAATTGTAATCCATGTAAGCCGGAATACAGACCGGGGGACGAGTGCAGTATCTATAGTTCCCAGATCATATATGACGGTCAGTCGTTCCCTGAGGCGGATATCAGGAACGGTGATAGCATGAATAGCGTAATCGAGTCTCTGGTAAGGAAGCTGGTTGCCGTATCTGGCGCCACGGCGTCCATCCAGCGTGACTCGTTCAAGGGCGTTCAAGCTGTCAGATTAAGATACGAGCCGTTGAACGTGCTCAGCGTTACCTATTGTGGTACTATCGTCCCTAATGACGGATATGTCGTTTCTGGCAGGTCCGTTAAGTTTAAGAAGAAATATTGCATGGGTGATGAGTTCACTGATGTTAATATCGTATATACTACATTGAATAGTAATATTTTAAATACATCATGTTATGGCTAAAAGAGTGTACGATACGGTCTTGGCTTCCGAGTGTGACGGCTGGGTATGTGGTGAGACCCTCAAGAAGGGATCTCTTCCCGTAGACAGGTTAGAGCTTGATTCTTTTTCAGAGGCCGTCAGGGAGCTTATAGAGCGTTTTTTCGAGGAGGGATGGTTGCCGGATATGATCTGTGATCTTGGTTGTGGAGGCGCCAGCGTGTTTGAGATTAAGCCTACTAACTTCGAGTATCCTCCTGAGGGTGGCGAGCAGATTCTGGAGATTATCGTAGGCAAGAGTGATAAATGGACTATAACTCAAGCGGAATGATATGAATAATTTAAAAGATATTCTTGCTAAGATCGAGCAAGGTTCCTCATGGGTGTCCTACGACAAGATTTCCGGTACCGGGCCAGACAAGGTCGCTATTAAGGTAGAGCCGGGATGGATGGGTAGGTTGCCTAGGGAGACTTACGTGGCGGTCGAGAAAGGCAAGGTTACGAAGCTCGCTACTATAACCCAGAAGGGTATAGAGCGGGTAAGCGTGGATCCTACCAGTGTCATGTTCGACATGGAGGGCGGGACGGCGACCATCAACGCCAAGCTCAACTCCGCCTCGGTCAAGGCTTCCTGCCTTACCCTTGGTGGCTCGGTGAGCAAGTCCTATATAGTATCCATGAACGTGAACGGCTTATCCATGAAAGTCCCGGAAGAGGATAGCAGATATATAGTGTATGCCGATCCTGAGGATCCCGGAGCCACTGATTTGTATGAGGCTAGCTTTGTCATAGCTATGCCTAAGAATATGGATAACGAACAGCATCATGAGATGTTTGTCTTGAACGGTAAGGTTGTTAATATCAATCAACAGCCTAATGATATACCTTATATCATACTTGATCATGACTTCGATAACGTGACTAGCGAGAACGGTCAGGTTGTCATCGATATCAAGTCCAATACCGAGTATGATATCGAGCTGGTATGTTGCACTTGCGGTGATGGTAGTGAGCCGGAACCGGAACCACCCTTCAACGTGGATCCGCAAAGGTTGACGCTTAATAAGGATGGTGATACCCAAATCGTGAGGGTAGAGGCCGGAGATGATGTTTCATGGAGAATAGAGGAGAATTGACATGATTGAATAAATTGTTTATTTCATACACAATGTTTATATTTATAGTATAAGATATTAAAATGAAATTAGTTGAGAGACATATAGTAAAAGACAACCGGTTTGAGGATATCTGCCTCAAATCCGGGTTGTTGTACAATTATGTTCTTTTCAACGTCAGGCAAGGGATATTCGATGGTAACTATCTAAAGGAATATGAGTTCTCAACCAAACTTTGTAAGGAGAATCAGATTGATTTCAGAAATTTACCTGCTGCTGTGTCCCAGCAAGTCATAGCCCAAGTCTTCTCGTCGATAAGGTCTTGGATCAGATCAAAGAAGGAATATGAAAATAATCCTTCAAAGTTTAAGTCCAAACCTAAATTGCCGAAGTACAAACGAGGCAAGAAGCAGAATATGGTAGTCTTTACGACTTCTTCTTGCAGGCTTAAGGATGATGGATGTATTCATTTTATCAAGAGTGTAATTCCACCAATCAAAACAAAAATAGGAGATAGCAAATTATGTCAGGTTAGGATAGTCCCTCAAGCTACATGCTATGTGGTTGAGGTTATTTATGAGAAGAAGGAACAGGATTTAAATCTTGATAAGGATAATGTTCTTTCGATTGATTTGGGATTGAATAATTTATGTACATGTATAAGCAATGTAGGTATCAATCCTTTCATTGTAAACGGAAAGATTATAAAATCCTTCAATCGGTGGTATAATAAGAAGGGAGCTAGATTGATGTCATATATTGGCGATAAGGGAACTTCAAAGAGATTAAGACAGTTAAACAATTACAGGAATTTTTGGATTGATGACAAGATTCACAAGGTTAGTAGATATATTGTTAACTATTGTATTGATAACAATATCGGAAGTCTTGTGATAGGTTTGAACAAAGGCTGGAAAAACGATATCAATCTCGGTAAGAAAATAAACCAGAAATTCGTTGAGATCCCATTTTCGAGACTTATAGACAAAATTTCCTACAAATGTAAATTAGTTGGAATCATCCTTCAGGTTCACGAGGAGTCCTATACTTCTAAAGTAGATCATCTGGCTTTTGAAAAGTTAGGTAAGCATGATGTTTATCTTGGCAAAAGAAAGAAACGTGGATTATTCCAAAGCTCTATCGGAAAGCTTATTAACGCTGATATCAATGGAGCTATTGGAATTGGGAGAAAAGTATTCGGTGATTCTTACGTCAGTAGGATAATCGATAGTGGGTTTGCGTTTAACCCGGTTAGAGTAAACATTTTGTGATATAAATATTAATCTAATTAATAAGATGAATAATTTTAATAACGTGGCAAGGGAAATAGATAAGAATTGCGTTGAGGGTAATTGCTTTGCCATTAACGACAAGAGCCATGGGGTAGGCGATAATAAGCTTAATATCGTATACAAGGCTAATTATACCGGTCAGATCTGTACGGCTAAGTTCCGTATAACGTCAAAGGACGGTAATATTGTCAAGGAGTATATGATAGCTCAGGACGCCAAGCCCGTTTATTATAATATCAAGATGGTTCAGCCGTTCACCAAGGACGACTGTCTGGCCAACCAGCATGGATCGGTGGTGTTGTATACGGTCGAGGAAAGGACTTACAAGTCGTTTATCTCGCAGGAGGACGCAGACGCCAAGGCTATGGAGGATATAGCCCTGAACGGTCAGAAATACGCCAACGAGCATGGTGAGTGTATAACCGATATCTGGTATAACGAGGAGCAGAGAAAGACGTTTATACGTAATAATTGCGATAAGTTCAGTGACGGTCAGGAATATGTTTATATCATTCCTGAGGGCAAGTACGTATCTTCCATCTCTCAGGAGGACGCCGATAGGAAGGCTCTTGAGGATATTGAGAAGAACGGTCAACAACAAGCCAATTTGGAGGGTGAGTGTAAGCCTAAGGAGAATATCTATTATGGTAAGTTTAGCAAGACCTTTACCCGTAACAATTGTGATTCCACCCAATACGGTACGGATGTGGTTGTTAATGAGACGATGGTTACAGGAGACTTCAGATCCATCGTATCTCAGGAAGACGCTAATAGCCTAGCAAGGGCCGCTGTCGAGGCTCAAGGTCAGGATATAGCGAATATCAAGGGTAACTGTGAGAAGATACCGGTATTTACCGGATCGTACTCTAAGGTATTCCAGAGAACCAACTGCCCTGAGGGTTCTACTCCTGTTGACTTCACCGTGGACGAGAAGATGTGTTCTGGATATCCGTTTACTTCTACGGTATCGCAGGATGCCGCCAACAAGCTGGCGCAGGACGCTGTCGAGGCGCAAGGTCAGGCTATCACCAACGAGCGTGGCGACTGTCAGACTAACGTCTACTATAACGTAAGGATGGAGAAGACAGTTACGAGAAATAATTGCGACGAGTTCCATACTGGTCAACCTTATACTTATGTCGTTGCGGCCGGTAAGTACTTCTCTATTATCTCTCAGGAGGATGCTGATAATAAGGCTAAGGCCGATCTTGAGGCTAACGCCCAGCAACAAGCCAACCTAGAAGGTGAGTGTAAGGAGAAGACGATCTACTACGGTAGGTATAATAAGGAGTTCACTCGTAACAACTGTGATGAGACTCAATACGGTACTAAGGTTGTCGTGGATGAGACTATGGTGACAGGAGATTTCAGGTCTACCGTATCTCAGGAAGACGCCAACAATAAGGCTAAGGCCGCCGTCGAGGCTCAAGGTCAGGATGTGGCTAACGTGAAAGGTAAGTGCGAGAAGGTGCCTGTATATACCGGTACTTATACACGTACGTTTACCCGTAACAATTGTGGTACTGGCACTGGTGGTACTTATACGGTAAATGATAGGATGGTTGACGGTTATCCGTTCACGTCTACCGTATCACAGGAGGATGCCAACAACAAGGCCAAGGCCGCCGTTGACGCCCAAGGACAGGCCCTTGCCAATATCCACGCCCTTTGTACGTACACCGGCCGTGCTTCCTTGGAGTTCACGAGAAACAACTGTGGTGAGTGTAAGATCGGATCTAAGGTGACAATCACCCAAGATATGGCAGAAGGACACCCATTCCAGTCTAACGACTCCCAGACCGCCGCTGACGCTATGGCTATGACCGCCGTACAGGCTCAAGGACAGGCTTTGGCTAACACCAAGGGTACTTGCTCTAACGCCACTATGTATACCGGCAAGGCTAGCTTCGAGTTCACGAAGAGCAATTGTGGCGCTAATCAGGTAGGAAATACGTTCACCGTGACACAAGATATGGTGGAAGGTCATCCGTTCCAGTCTTGTGTATCACAGGATGAGGCTAACTTAGTCGCTATGGCCGCTGTCATGAATCAAGGTCAGAAGATCGCCGATGAGCGTGGTACTTGCCATGAGGCTCCTAAGTACACCGGTCATTATAGCGAGGCGTTTGAGAAGAATAATTGTCCGTCTGGTCTTATCCCGTCTTCAGTTACCGTTACTGAGGCTGACGTGACCGGAGGTCCGTTCTACTCATACGAGAGCCAGTTCGCCGCCGATGAGCTTGCCAAGGCCGCTGTCAAGGCGCAAGGTCAGGCTATAGCCAACGATCGTGGTACTTGCGACGAACTGAAGATATATGTAGGTAATTATAGCAAGGAGTTCACTCCTAAGTGTCCTACTTGTCAGTATGCAGATCCTATCACCGTAACCCCGGATCTTATGGGTCAGTTCTTTACCTCAACCCGTTCTCAGGAAGAGGCAGACGCTTTGGCTAAGGCCTATATCGATAGAATGGGTCAGGCGTTCGTCAACAAGAACTATGATGATACGTGCCATACGAAGACCGAGCAACCGGTATGGGAGACTATAGAGACCGTATGTAAGGACTGTATCTCTCAATTACATCAACGTAATACCAATACCTGTTATACTGATCCTGATAATCAAGAGCGGTATATAGCTGGTGGTAATAATACATGTTTCTGGTTTGGTACGGCATCCAAGGCCTTTACCCGTCAATGTGCGGATGGTGGAGTTGGAAGCTCTGTTACTGTAACTCAGAATGATGTTACGGATCCAAGTCCTAGCTCTGATGGTAAGTTTAAGTCATGTGTATCCCAAGCTGACGCTAACGCCAAGGCATTGGCCGCCGTGAACTCTCAGGGTCAGGCCGTGGCTAACTCGAAGGGTACTTGTACGTGGACAGGAAGCTATACCGGACAGGTTAGGAAGAACAATTGCGCTGACGGCGGCGTGGGCGACATGGTATCCGTAAGTAGCAGCAAGCTTCCGGGACACCCGTACACCTCCACCGTTTCCTTGGCTGACGCCAACAAGAAGGCTGAGAACGCGGTTCGTGGATCTGATGGTCAGACTTACGCCAATAAGAATGGAGGATGTACATGGACTTACGTGGCAAGCCGTGACTTCTATAGGAACAATTGCGCCGGAAGCGGGGTTGGTCAGAGAATAACAGTGACCTCTACGCAGGTTAACGGCGGTACGCCTATCACCAGCAAGGTTTCTTTGGCTGATGCCAGAAGCAAGGCCGAGCAGATCTTAGACCAGAAGGGACAGGATTACGCTAACCAACATGGAACTTGTGTATGGACCGGTACTGGAAGCGCTACATTTTATAAGGATAATTGTGGTACATGTAAACATGGTGTCGCTCTATCCGTTCCTTATAGCGCCTTAGGGTTGTCAGCGTTGACATCTACCGTATCTCAGGCGGATGCCGACAGCAAGGTTCAAAACGCTTTCAAGAATGATACGGCGACTAAGACCGCCGCTCAAGCTTACGCTAATAAGAATGGTGATTGCGCCGATGACGATGATACCCCATCTTATGATGATTGGAGTTACTATTGTAGTGGATGCGATTATCGTAGGAGTAGGAATCAGACCAATCCTTGCTCTTCAGCCCCAAATCAAGATGAGTTGGTTGAGTCCGATTCGAGATCTTGTGGATGCGGGTGTGATAATACATATCATATGGATAATAGCAGGTGTAATAATGGTAATAGCGAGGAGCATTATTCTAGCGAGTGCGATCCTACAGGATATTGGCAGAATGGTGGTGAACATTGCTGTAATCCACATGACTACACTGTCTATACCAATGAGGTATGTAAGGGATGTTCGGGCGAATGCGGTGATGTATGTGTTCCTGATAGCCCTATTAAGGTGGTTAGCGCTGGTGAATTTTGTGCTTCTTCATCGAATCTGGCTAGTGAACAAGCTTATAACAAGTATAAAGAGTACAAGGATGCATTACAAAATTTAGTTGATGCTAGGATATGTCCTTCTAAGGTTGGCAATGATGACCGATGGGGAAATGTCAAGGCTACGAACTGTCCTAGCAACTGTACTCCTAAGACTATCAGTTATAAGCAAATCGCTGGTAAATACACCGCCTGCACCAAGGATGAGGCAAATAGGATAGCCGACAATAACCTACAATCCGATGGTATCTCTTACGCTAATGGCTTGGCGCAGGCGGATAGATGCGATTGCCCACAAACGTGGAGCGCTTACGCTAGCGGAAGTTTTAATGGACAATGTTTAAGTATATCCGTAAGTTATGATAATCCATGTGGTAAATCTATATCAGCATCATTTGATGTGTATTATACTAGATCTGAACCATTTGGAGATGTAGAATATTTCTCTACCACTAAAACAGTCATCATACCATCCGGATCGGGAACGATATCAGGCGGAAGTGATTGTGTTAGCAATGCTACAAGCATGTATGTATCTAATCCAAGTCAAGGTGGAGGATGTTAAAAACAAAAAAGGAGAGGTTGATTATCCTCTCCTTTTTATATAAACCTAAGATCTTTTCTCTTAGTATGATTTAATATCCTACTAATATGTCTGGTACTTAATCCCGTTCTTTCCTTTATCTTATCATAGATATAACCCTTGGATACGTAAGCCGACATATCTCCCAGATCTTTTATAATCTTGTCATACATATCGTGCACCTCATTATATCTTATAATAGAGCTGTCTCTCATCCCTCTTTCGCCTATACCGTCAACTATGGCGTCAATGAAACCAAAGAAATTGATTATTGATCTTATTAGATTCATGTTATTGAATTTTTTGTGTTTTCTTATTAATATCCATATCCGGGTTCTCATCCGTAGGGATCTGCAATTTGGTTATCGTCTCTCTTAACGTCTCTGAGACAATATATTCTAGGAGCTTATCAGGACATACGAAATCATAATCCCATTGAGATGTACATGGCTCATCTTTTTCCGCTCCACATCCCCCTAGCTCTAACGCCGCTTTTCTATCCAAGGTAATAAGATCTACGTTTATAGCCTCTATATTAATATCCGGTATATAGATATAACCATCATTGACATAGTAATAATATTGATCTATATTCCCGTATTTACGTTCCTTGTTGTTCGCGTATTTTCTCAATGATATAGAGGTAAATATAATATCATCCATAATATTTGATACCTTAATGATAGCAGGTCCTATACGGGTATATATCATATCGGGCAATCTTTTCTTGGATCTCATAAGTATCCTGCATAACTTAAACTCATCAAAGCAACAATCTACCTTACGAACCCTCTCCATTTCCATGCAATTAATATGAGTATACAGCGATTCCTCGCCGAACAAGGTTCCATCAGCATACTTCTGGGCTATATAAGACCTTGCTTTTTGCCTGCCTATGGACAATATCCATCTTCTACTGACATGAGCGTCCTTATTGATGGAGTTCATGTCATTCATGATCCTAGATACAAATTCTGAATTTTTCATGCATGAAATACTAAGGAGGGGATATACCCCTCCGGTTATTACTTCTTTTTCTTAACCTTGCCTCCACATTTCAGTTGAGGTTTCTTTTTCTCGGAGACTTTGCCTCCTTCTGCCATCTTCTTTTTCTTAGCACATACCATAATCTTACTTTTTTAATGTTGGTGATACAATATTAGTCATTTCTATCGAAAATAGAATAAACAAGGTTGATGAAACTACCAACTTACCGCCGCGGCACAGGCTGACACACAAAGACTAGCGCAGGAAAAAGCCAACGCTATGGAGTGCGATTGCATGGAGCCAACAAAGACGTGGAGCGCCAACGCTATGCTGAGCGGTGATCCTTGTAATGGTCTGTCTGGTTCTACATCTGCATTAAGGTGCTCCTATGAAGTGTCTTACAATAATCAATGTGGATCATCTAAATCAATAACTGTAACTGTTACTGGCAGGAATGATAATGGGCAAATTGTTACGGCTGGAAGTACTTCCGTAAGTATACCTACTGGGTCTGGTAAAAAAACTGGTGTCATAGGTTTTGATTCAGGAGTACAATGTGGGTCTATAAGTGTTTCTGGGGGAGGATCTGGGAACTGTTAAGATCCTGATATGTAATGGAAAAGGAGAGGCTAATAAGTCTCTCCTTTTTATTAAAAACCATAACAGCAGTGATTGTCAACAATTACCTGAATCATGACCAGAGATTGTTACATCTCCACATACCACTTCTCGGCTAAAATGTACACTTCCACTCTTGGTCCCGGATCCTGCGGGAATTGTAAAGCTAGCGCTATTGACCTGCTCTTCTCCGTTTTGTGTATATCCTATACCACTCACAGAACCAGATATAGATCTACCACATTGATTATTATACGTAATCGTAAATCCTCTTGATGTGACAAGTTGTTCATGGCTCATGCAATCATTATTCATAGATACCGACCATGACCACGTCTTTGTTGGCTCCATGCAATCGCATCTATCCGCCTGCGCCAAGCCATTAGCGTAAGAGATACCATCGGATTGGAGGTTATTGTCGGCTATTCTGTTTGCCTCGTCCTTGGTGCAGGCGGTGTATTTTTGTGTATAAATTTCTTGTATTAGGATGAAATCGTTATATTTGTGATATGAAAACAAAGTCATTTAAAATACTTGATCAATACTTTCTTCGATTCTATAGATCTATTATGTCTAAGAACGGGAAAAGGAGGAAGCATACGATCGTGGATAAGAATGATATCCTTGAGTGCCAGTCGTTGATCTGGAAAGTCATACGTGATAGGTATCTGGAGGATGAGGGTGGGGTTTATATAAACAACATCGGTTATCTGTGCCATAAGATAAATCCTAATCGTAAGATATATCTGAATAAGCTTACCGGTACTATTAACAGACGTGGAACTGGTGGATATTCTTATGTACATACGTGTATTGATTTTATGCCTCGGAACAAGTATTTCCATCTCTATATTTCTCCGGCGTTGAACAGGGAGTGTAGGTTGGCTATGGAATCAGGTAGGAGGTATAAGTTCTTGTACCGGGAGGTTGAGTCGGAGAGTAAGGTATTTGGAGTTAAATGGGTTTACAAGCTGTAGAAGTTTTTTTGTGATCCAGTTAGCCCGTGAGGGTAGACTGGATTTTTTTTGTATCACGGATCCAAATACATATCTTTGTGCAAAAGACTTGAATATGACTATAAAAGGGTTGTTGGCCGAGATCAAGGCCGATTTACATAAATACGATGATAGCGGGGCTATAGATACCTCGTCTGTTTATAGATGGGCTGAGATCGCCTTGAAAAGGTTCGGGGGTGTTATAGCGGTCATGTCCGAGGCGGTTGTCAAGACCAGCAACAAACAGGCGGTATTGCCTTCCGATTTTTTCGACATGCTTGACGCTTATAGATGTGAGCCTCTGGTTTGCGAGATACCGGGCGGCGACAAGGCTAAGGCTGACCTCCAACACGAGATCGGCTGGGTCGAGCGCACCGAGCGTGGGTTCCGTTGGAACTCCTGCACCGAGTGCTGTAAGGAGGAGTTTGAGAAGACGATCACGGAGAAGATATATATAGGGTCTCACGAGGTTCGTTTCCATTATCATCATCCCGTAAGGTTATCTATAGGTCGTGGGTTGAGGCGTGATTGCGCCGCCGACAAGTATCGGGATAAGTACGATTGGGATAATTATGATATAACTATATCCGGCAATACTATGTATACAGGGTTTGATGGATTTATTTATATCATATATCGTGCTACGCCTAAGGACGATGACGGTCTTCCGTATATACCAGAAACGGCGTTAGGATACCTTGAGGATTATGTCGAGACGTATATCAAGATGAAGATCTTCGAGAATGCCGCCGTGAATGGCTTGATACAAGGCGCTGGTGACGCTTATAAATTATATGCTCAGCAGGAGCCGGGTAAGTTCGCTAGGGCTATGAAGGAGCTTAAGATGTCGATGATCACGTTAAATGATTATCGGGAGTTGGCTGAGGATAATAGGAGAAGGATGTTGTCTTATGAGCGGATGTGGCCTAATGCTTTTGATAAGT